GGTGAGAACTGATAATGCTGGAGTATTTAAAGCTAAAGACATTACTAAGGCTCTTAAAGCTTTGGGAGTTCCTATGGCTGAGAATCTTACTACTGTATTTCAACAAGGAATTATAGTAAAGGCAGGTTTGTCCTTTATAGATGGTTATACATGGGCAAATAACAAACCAATCTATGTAGGAAGAGTTTCTGACCTTATAGTAATGGCTAGAAAGAGAGCTGCACAGGAACACAAAGAATTAGTTCCAGTTGATAAGGCTATCAATAAAGCAATTCAGCTTTTATTAAATCATGGATATAAGGTAACTCGTCCTGTAGTCATCTATGAAGAAGTAACAATCAAGAATCTGTAAGTATGAAAAAGGTGTATTATCAAATAATTGACCCAATCAATAAAACCTCAATTACTGGGGATAGGGTAACAAATGAAGAAGATAATACTAGAATACTAGAGATTCTGTTAAAGGAGCTTCATTTAAGTAAAGAGGACTATGCAGAATATGTTCCAGCTACTAAGCCTAGTGATGCTGTTCCTAACATGCCAGACTATTATATGTCTCATGGATATATTGAAGGCACATCTAAGTTGGTAACAGTAGTAATCATTTCAATGTAAAGCCACAACACTCTCATACAAATCATTTGTTTAACATTTGATTAATAATCAGCAATTATGTATGGGAGTGTTTATAATAAGATAGATTATGTAGATGTTTATGTTACATAATTATCTCAATTAATTATTAATAATTAAGAGATAAACAAGATGGAATTTAGTAAGAAGAAGGAAAGTCTCTTTGAGACTGCAATCCCTCAGCAAGACAACGCATTTGTTAAAGAGGGTTTAAAAGAGTCTGCAAAGACTGTGAGTGGAAATGGTGCACTGAAGTTCAGTACATCTAATGATGCTTTTGTGGATAACTTCGCACTTATTGCAAACTTTAAGGAACCTCGTACTTATGAAGAGGTTGCTAAAGATATGTATAAGTTGTGGAGTATCAATCCCAAAAAGTGTCTACAACTTGCAGTTTATATCAGGCTGGTTACCAGGGAAACTCAGATTAGTCTCCCTAAGGAAACTATCACTCTGGATGTTCAGAGAGGGCAGGGATTGAAAAATGAAGGTATTATGCGTATGCTATGGTTAGCTATTCACCACAAGCAGACTTTTAAAGCTAATATACCTTATTTTATTGCTGCTGGTTCATGGAAGGATATAATTGAGATGATGAGTCTCGATTTACAGTATCATGGCTGGAAAGAAAGAAAGTTGGATTGGAATTTCATGCGTATGACTATTCTGGCTGGATTGACAAATCCGAATACTAGTGAATTAGTCAAGAAATATCTACCAACTATTCGTGCAGTTAAAGATTGCAAAACTATTGAATCTCAGGCTCGCACAATGATTGGACAATATCTTGCTTCTTGTCTTTATGGTAAACAACATAAAGAAGGAGAAGAAAGAAATGCTACTGATAGTCGTGCTGCCCAAAGACGCTACCGATTGATAAAATCTAGCGGTACAGCTCACAAATGGCAGCAACTGATTTCACAGAAAAATTTGCTGGAACTTGACTTCAATACCATCCACGGTAGGGCTTTAAGCCTATTAGTAGGCTCTAAGTTCTTGAAAAATCAGGGATTGGTAGAGAAGTATCGGAAATGGATTATGTCCAAACCAGTGGCTAAATATACTGGATATGTGTTCGAATTGTTCAAACCACTTGGCAATACTTATTACGCTAGCAGCTTACCTGAGTATCAAGAAATGACCATTAATAAGCAATTTGATGGTTTGGTTGAAACAGGTAAGAAGAACTTGTTACAAGGAAACAAGTTATTGGTAGTTAGAGATATTTCTTCTTCAATGACTTCTTGCGGTAAGGGAACAAACATGTCTGCATATGCAATTGCTAAGGCAATGGCATTGTACTTCTCTGCATTGTTTGATGGTCCATTTAAGGATGCATATGCTACCTTTAGTAATACTTGTCAATTAAAGACATGGAAAGGTACAACTGCTATTAATAAGTGGAGAAATGATACTGATTGTAACTTTGGTTCTACTAACTTTATGTCAGTAGCAAAACTGTTTGTAGAACTTAGAAAGAGAGTTCCTGAAAATGAATTCCCTACAGGAGTTCTGTGCATCAGTGATGGTGATTTCAACTATTATTGTCCAGGTAAAACCAACTTCGATTCTTTCAGAGAAGAATTATTGAATGGAGGTTTTAGTAAGGAGTATGTTGATAATTTCAAACTTATTTTGTGGGATATTCCTAATAACTATTATGGAACTTCTGTACGTGCTAAGTTTGAAAGCTTTGCAGATGCACCTAACAACTTCTATATCAGTGGTTATGACCCAGCTTCTGTGGCATTTATAATGGGAACTGACTATCGTCCTACAACACCTAAGAATGCAATTGAACTGTTCAACGCAGCTATGGACCAGGAGTTATTGAACCGTCTGGTTGTGGCTGAAACTTCTAAGAAGAAAGCTGTTGTTAAGAAAGCACCAGCTAAGAAAACATCTAATAACAAAACAAACCAAAATAAGAAGAAATGATAAAAATGAATACTCTTCTTGCTAAAGTAGAGCATAGTACTGCATCATTCAATAGAATAATTGCAGATTACTATACTTTCTTTAGTAAGAAACAAGGAATGTTTGAAGGCATCAAAAAGACTTTTAAACCTCGTGAAGGTTATCAAGAAGATGCCAGCAAAATGGGAACTACTAAGGTAGCTACCACTGTGGGAGAAAAACTTGAATGGTTTGAAGAAAATGCAATTCCACATCTAAAAGATGTGTTTGCTATTGAATCAACCAATTCTAAAGGAGCCAATAAAGTAGAGCTTAAAGTTGGTGATATTTCATTCGGATTTTTGACTGCATTGGACCTTATGCGTCTGAAAACCCTTCTTACTAAAAAGGAATGGGAACAGATGTATGAGAATATTCCTGTACGTTCAGATTCTGAAGTATGGAATGACTGTACTGACCCAGAGTACAATGGTAGAGAAATTTACCAAACTCCTATGCAAGTAGGTGTAACCCGTACTACAGAATCAGAAGAAGTTATTCTTAAAGACCCGAATCTTGACCCGTCTAAACTTCCTGCAAACTATAATGCTAAAGTTACCATTAAGAAACGTACTGTAGAAACTGGTGACTATACCATTCAGAAGTTTACAGGTGCATGGACTCAAAGACAAAGAGCTGAAATACTTCGCCGTAGAAGTCAACTCCTAGCTGCTATTACAGAAGCTCTTAAAGTTGTTAATGATGTAGAAACTGAAAAGCCAAACTTGAATGTTGAAACATTGGTTAACTTCTTACATAAAGGTGAATAATAAAGAAATAAAATATTGACTAAAGCTTTAGCTTAAGCCTCAGCATTACTAAATCCTAGATATTTAGCATAAGTATTGAGTCAAGAGCTTTAGCTTTAGCTTTATTGTGAGATGCCAGTAGACATTTTAATTTGATATTACATATTAAATAGAACTAATATCACGGGTTCGAGTCCCGTACGCGCCTCTAATTACTTTAAACATGGCGCGTTGGTGAAGTGGTTAACACAATAGTACAAATTTATATTTTTAGCATAAGTCTATTGAACGTATTCTCACAAACTAAGGGCTATCATCAGGGATTTTGAGTTAGTCCTTAGGGGGTTAGCTTAATGGTTAAAGCACAAGAGCATTAATCTTGGGAGTGGAGGTTCGATTCCTCCACCCTCTACGAACTATGTATCTTCCATAAAATTTATAACCACTGGTCTGAGAAGATAGGTGGTAAACAGAGGATTACGCGAATGGCATAGCGGCATATGAGTCATCATATGTGTTATAAATTCTAGGTATATAACATTGGGGGTTCGATTCCCTCATCCTCTACAAACAATCCTTTGTATATGCAATTAGTAAAGCTCATTAGAGGCTATTGGTTTGTGAAAATAGATAGCTTTGCTTTGAAAAGTTAGTAAATTAATTATTATAATGGGATAAATAACATAAATCTAGATATTACAAATTTTAACATTAATCTGTTTGCAGAGTCCAGAAAATGCTGTATCTTTGTATCCAGAAACGTTGAGATAACGTAATTGTGTTTTATTTATCCCATTGTTGTATGGGTATGCGCCAGAGTTGGAGAGCTGGGCAGCTCTGTAAAAGCTGTGCCTTCGGGCTTAGTAGGTTCGAATCCTACCATGCCCACAACAATATCTGCTAAAAGCGAAACTTTTAGAAAGATATGCTGGTCTGTGAAGATAGGCATATTTAAATTGCGGGTATCGTATAATGGTCAGTATAAGAGACTTCCAATCTTTTGGTGTCGGTTCGATTCCGACTATCCGCTCTCGTTCAGCCTGTATCTACCCAGGTTAAAGTGTAGATGGTTTAACCTTGCCTTATTGGTTCCCTGATGTGGTTGGTGAGCATCCCTAAGTTTATGATGGTAAAGTTAACAGTTATTTTCGACATTTTCTTTGGATTGAAAAAGAAAATGCAGAGCCTAGAAATAGGTGAATAAGAGAATGTTATTATATTATGCAATGAACGATGTGAAGGTATAATGGATATTTTCTTTTAATATCGCGGAGTGGAGAAGTGGTCTATCTCGCTTGGCTCATAACCAAGAGGTCGTAATAAACGGTTCGAATCCTACCTCCGTAAGACTTACATAGTAAGAACCTCCACGTGGTGTAAGTTGGATAACGCTAATCTTACTAAAAATTAAGTTTAATTCTAAATAAGAATAGAACTATAGGTTATAGAATAAACTAATAAGAAATTTGTCCAAGGCATCAGTGAAGCCTTGTAAATCTAACTCCGACAGTGGTGATGATGGTCTAAAGTCGTTCCGCTCTGTAGAAATCATGGAATACTTATGACAAGTGAATAGGTTGACATCTATTTGCGAAGAATAAATATAATACTGAAATATCCAAATATTTCTTAATGTAGCACAGATGGGTGTGAAGTATTAGTGAAGCTGACTGATATGTGTATTATATTTATTTTAAAGATGGGGAGATGATGGAATCGGTAGACATTCAGGTCTTAAACACCTGTGGGCATTGCGCCCGTGCGAGTTCGACTCTCGTTCTCCCTACAAATTTTGATTGCGGTATGAACCCTTAATATAAGGGTTTACACTACATTTTTTGATTCATAACTTTCATTTTTACTCTAATGGTTCGTGAGAATAGTTAGAGTTTTCACTAAAACTAAAGATTATGGCACGAATAATTCCAATAGATTATACAAAAGATGAAAAAGCATTAATAGTTAATGTGAAGATGAACTCTAAACTTAGAGTTATATGTATTTGTAACTTTATTAATGAAACTGCCAGAGTAGTTCACTATAGTAAGCAATATGTAAGGAAGTCTCACTTACCTATACTAAGAGATAAGTTAGAAGAGTTTGGATTTGCATTAATAGAAGATGATGCTTTAGCTTATGAGTGTTGGCTTTATAATGCCAGAATGTTTAGTAATAGAATTTAATATGGATATATGGTTAATAGTTGTACTTATATGTACATGGTTTATATGGCTACCTATTGTACTATTTATTAGTATGTATCTTATACTTATAATAGTTGCAGTAATATTATTTATAATAGATTTTATATTTGATTTACCAACGAGGGTGTAGTGAAATTGGTATAATATCACTCTGTCACAGTGAAGTTTGGGGTTCGAGTCCCCCACTCTCGGCACCAAACAGCCGAATAATAATTACGTAATAAAATCGGAACGTAACCATAATTACTTTTTGTCTTATAAAATTTAATTCCTAATCGTAAATGTAGGTACTTATCCTTAGGTAATGGAAAATTAAGGAAACCACAGGTTGAATCTAATCTAAGCCTTCAATATGCATTCGTATAGTGTTTGCAGTTGTAAAATATGAAAGGTGGCAGCTTGGAATAGACAAGCATTTTCTTATCGCCCATGTGGTGAAGAAGATACGGAATCGTTGTAATACGATTCTTGCAAATATACATCAGGCAATGCAGAGAATTTCTCTGTTATTAGGACTGTTTGTAGTTACGATTCAGTATAAGGGGTGAAACTTATACTTTTTATAAGAGAACACACAGCAAATTTGTTTTACAATTTCCTACTTAAAAAATGAACGATTGATTAACAATGTTTCTTTTTGGACAACTCCCTTTCTTTCTCAAAGCAAAAGCAGTTGTTAAACATGTAACATCATGTAGTCAAAGGTTTTAAATGGAAAACTGAGGACTTAAAAATCTTGATACCGATGTTCTCTGTATTATTGGGTTATCGTCTAATGGTAAGGACGCATCTCTGATAAGGATGTAATCTCAGTTCAATTCTGGGTAGCCCAACTATTTATTTTCATATTCTGAATTTAGAAATTAAACAACAAAAAGAAGTCTTACAGCAAAATTTACTCTATGAAACTATTTGTGCCATGTTATTACAAATTCATTCAAAGAAATGACTTCTGTATAATTGTCTCGTGGTGTAATTGGCAACACGTTAGGTTTTGGTCCTAAAATTGGGGAATCGTACTCCTCCGAGACAACTTATTTATATGTTAGCTATTGATTTATAAAAATGAAACTTAATAAGAAATCTTACAGCAAAATTAAATTACTGTCCTATTAAGTAATGAAGATTTCTGAAATTGTACAGTTAGCCAAGCGGTCGAAGGCATCGGGCTGTTAACCCGACGTGAGAAATCCCAACGCAGGTTCGAATCCTGCACTGTACGCTAAAATTTAATTAATAAGATGAATACTTGTGATATTTGTTTAGAAGAAACATGTAATGGCAAACATAATTGTAATTGTTGTACATGTAAAGTGGCAACAGAATGTCCCAGATTCCTACATCCTACAGTTCGTATAACTAATAGATGTACACAATCTTGTTCTCATTGTTGCTTTGCGAGTTCGCCAAAGAGTAATATTATGATGTCTATTGATAAGGCAAAAGACATTGCCTTGTTCTTTAGAAATAATAATATTCGTAGTGTTAATTTAATGGGTGGAGAGTTCTTCTGCAATCCTCATTGGTATGAAATCTTTGACATTATCCTTAGTGAAGTAATTTCAGCTAGATTAGTAACTAATGGAGATTGGGCAAATAACGAGGAAGTGAAGACAAAATTAACTACTCTTATTAATAAGTATTCCAATATTGTTAGATTTGCAATATCTAAAGATAGATGGCACACAAATAAGAATGTTGAAGATGCAACTACTTTCTTAGATAGTTTAAATGCTAAATACCATATTACTGAATCAAAAGAAGCTACTGATGCTTCTATTGTACCTATTGGTAGAGCAGTTTGGCAAGGAACATTTTATAGTGTATTAGGATGTTATTGCCACAATTCAATGAATAAATACTCTTTTCTTATAGATGAAAATGGTAGTATTTATAAATGCCCATTTGGAATGTGGAAATATGCAGATGTAAAAGACTATTTAGATGGAAATTTTGCTCAAAGGTTTAAAGAATACAATACAAAATTTTATGGTATATTTATTCCTTCTTGCAGTGCATGTGTAAAAACTATACTCTTTTCAAAGAAAGATGGGGAAGAGTATTGTGTTAGTCGCATATAAGGGTGGTTGCCTTTCTACACACCTTTAGGCTTAATTGGTAAACCAGTTGACTCCAAATCTTCTATTGCACGTTCGAGTCGTGCAGGGTGTGCATGGTTTTTCATGGTGATATTATTTTTTTTGATTAGTTAATGATAAAAGAAGGCTAACAGCAAAATACTTTACGTGTTTGGTTCACAATTTATCCGAAAAATAAATGAAGGTGGTTCGATTCCACTACAATATGCCTTCTGTAAATTGGAGAGTTGAGTAATAGGTAACTCCCTGCATTTGGGATGCAGATATTGCCAGTTCGAACCTGGTCTCTCCAACTTAGTTTTAGAGATAAATTTAATATAAGAATACTTACAGCAAATGCAAATTTATTTCGAGTACACTGTCAATGTATATTTAACGTAGGTTCGATTCCTACCCCTCCTGCAATCTTATTAATTTATATAGGAGGGTTGAAATGTTGGGGTAGTCCGAAAGGATGAAAAGAAGTATTCTGCAAATGGGCTATGTGGTGTAACCTGGTTAGCACATCATCCTTGCAAGATGAAAGAGAAGTTCAAATCTTACATGGTCCACTTATCTAAAAAGTTACCTAAAAGGAATCTTACAGCAAAGTATTATGCAAATCCCTTTTAAGGACGTGGTCGGCAGTTCGAACCTGCCCCTGCTATTAATATTAATAGGAGGTAGCTCAGCGGGTAGAGCACGAAAGCAAAACAAAGGATTCCTGTTTATGTAGGGTTGGGTGAGTTGGGTTAGCCAACGGTCTGCAAAATCGTTTACATCAGTTCGAATCTGATACCCTACTCATGTTTTTATCATAATATTACTATAGTTTCATAGGAAATCTAACAGCAAACTTTTAACTTTTACCACTCAGCAAGTCGAAGGTTCGAATCCTTTCTCTATATTCGTATAGAGTAGCTCAACAGGTAGAGCAGCAGATATAAAGTAAATGATTTCCGACTCACATTTTAAATATATTCTTTAATGTGAGAATTGCACCCCATAGCTCAGCTGGCTAGAGCACTAGACTTTTAATCTAGGAGTCCTGGGTTCAAATCCCAGTGGGGTGACAGATGTTTCATATTTTGAAACACCTCCTTTCAACATTATTTATAAGAGGGCAAACAGCAAATCTTTTTACAATAACATGTTCTTTATTTTTGGTTGGATGAAAGAGAAGTTGTAATCAACCCATAACATGCTAGGTTACGTATGTGGTTAAAGTGCTTGAATTGGGAAGTGCCAAACCTTAAATGTAAAACCCATGTCCTCTGTTTTTATTTAACGAGATTAACATATTTATTCAGTAAAACTTTATTAATTATGAAAGCATTAAAATTAGTTAAGAAAGTTGTTAAATGGTACTTTGAAAATTCCTCAAAGAATTATAATTGGGTACCTACTGGAACTATTCCCTATATAAAGGGGTAAGTTCCTTGACGCTGAAGTGAATATGTAAGTAATCCTGGAAGTATAAGCCTAATTGGTAAGGCAGCGGTTTGAGATTAATAGTATTAACTAATAATTCTATTTGTGGGTAAACCAACTTGTAAAGTATGTGGTAAGACCATTGCTTATGATAACAAGTCTGGATTATGTAGAAGTTGTTATAATGAGCAATGTAATAAAGAGAAGATTGAAAAGTGGAAACAAACTGGAGATACGGGATGTAAAGTATCTACTACACTTAGAAATTGTATCAGAGATTACATATATACTAAGCAAGATAATAAGTGCGCTATTTGTGGTATAGGCAGAATCTGGAATGGTAAATCCATTAATTTTGTACTAGACCATATAGATGGTGATGCTTCTAATAACTCAGAAGAGAACCTTAGATTAATATGTCCTAATTGTGATTCGCAATTAGATACTTATAAATCTAAAAATAAAAATAGTGCAAGAACTCACAGAAAGAATTATGAATAAGGAGGGTTGCCAGAGCGGTAATGGAACGGACTTGAAATCCGATGTAACGTAACCATTCGTTGGGCGGGTTCGACTCCTGCACCCTCCTCAAATTAATCAGTAATCGTGTAAAAGCGGTGTGTCAGTTCGAGTCTGACTACTTCCTCAAATTGATTTACTTTAAAAATTTATAATTATGTTTATTGATTCAATTTTAGCAGGTGTGATTTTAGATTGGATGTTCATTAACAATTTAATTGATAATGACGATGGAAAAACAATCTTTGAAGAAAAACAAGTTAATGAGAAGACAGAAATTAGTCCAGAAGTATATTACTAGACTTAAATTCCATGTACAATGTGGTTTATATGGTAATGTAAGTTGGACTGAAGTTTATAACAAACCTTATACACAGTGTTGGAAAACTACAGGAACTCCTTGTAGTTGTTACTTGTGTAGAGGCGAGAAATACAACAGAAACAAATTTAAGCGAGAGACAAAACTTAGAATAAATGAGTTTTAAGTTATTTAATTGTCAATAAAAAGTCTTACAGCAATTTTTATTCGCTATTTCGATTATGGTTCGACTAGTCTGGGTTCGATTCCCAGCATCCTCCCAAATTATTAAACATGGAGGATGTAGTGTAACGGTTAGCACAGTATTAAGCAAAAAGAGACTTCTGAAAATGCCCCAGTAGCTCAGTGTATAGAGCAGCGCCCTTCTAAGGCGTCGGTCGTTGGTTAGAATCCAACCTGGGGTACTATTATTTAAATTTTTTATAATAATGTTGAAAGAGAAAGATTATCAGGCTATTATTAATCTGTATACAGATAAATATAGCGAAAATGGAAGCAAATTTCCATTAACTTTGGAGCAAACTAACAATATTGTAGAGTTGATAAAGAAGCATACAAGTATTGTTAAAAGGTATCCCAAAAATAGACAAAAAGTATTAAGTATTTATGCTAAAGCCGTTTCTGTTAGAGGTATTAAAGAATATTTAAAATTTCCTACTTTTCAGGCGGTATTAATTTATGATGTAATTTGTAGGTATGCGAATGGTAAAATTAACACTATGGTATAGTCTTTTAATGTTGGTAATTAATGCTGGATTTGCCATTACAATTAGTAATATGGTATTAACTATTGGATGCTTATTAGGCATTATTCTTATTTTAATAAGTCAATCTGTTATTAATAAGAAAGCCAGACATTAAAGATTGACATGGAGTTTATAGTTCAATGGTTAGAATGTCAGATTGTGGTTCTGAAGATTAGGGTTCGATTCCCTATAAACTCCCTTTTAATAGATAGGTTTAATAAAAAATTCTTCCTGTTTGTACCTATTTGCTAAAACGTGGTTTGAAGGATTGTCACGATATATAAATCCTTCCTCTGGGGTAGTAGCGCAGGTGGTCAGTTCGCGGCGGACTGAAAATCCGTAGATAGTGGTTCGATTCCACTCTGCCCCACAAATTCTTTGACATAAGCGATTAGTTATTAAAAGAAGGTCGTCAGCAATTTTAGTTTGTTAATAATCCCAGCCTGAAACTGAGGTTCGAATCCTCTACACTGGTAATAGTTATCGTCTAGTGGTCTAGGACGCAGGCTTTTAACATCACAATAACCTTCTGCTGTTTTATAGAGTTACAGGGTAAAGAAACTCTGAATGGAGAGTAAACCTCGATGGTGACAGGGGCTACCTGCTAAGTAGTTTCGTACATGTAATAATGTATGTGGTTCGATTCCACTGCTCTCCTCGAATGTTTGGAGCTTTATTATAATTTAAAACTTTTTATTATGAATGAAGTTCGACCTTTAAATCCACAAGTATTAGAGCAAAGCTCTAGTGTTCCCAATGTGGTTATAGCTGTAGTAAATCAGCTTATTAAGAAGAATTGGAATGGTCAATGTAGTACCATTCGCGTGAATGATGTTCTTGGCTTTGTTGGCTTAGTTGCTAACTATCCCATCGAAGTTATCATGGGAAGTAATTGGATTGACTCTACTAAAGCTCTGTATGAAAGAGCAGGCTATGTGGTATCAGAGTTTAATAATAATGGCAACAAGTATTTAGAGTTTAAGAAGCAATAATGCTGGGTTCGAATAACGGTTAGTTCGCCGCACTTTCTATGCGAAGATAGGGGTTCGAGTTCCCTACCCAGTACCTTCATGCTGAATCCTCCCTACTTTTGTAGGCAATATTAATCCAGCATAATTCTTGGCGGATGTGAGGAAGAGAGTAGCCGAGACGTTAGCTAGCAACGTAGTACGCAATAGTGGGATAGAAACGGCTAGCACCCACTTAAATATTTTAGCAGTTTGTTTGCTTGTTTGATATTGCTAAATGAGATAAACAAGGAACTAATACATTTAGGGGAGTAAACATGTATTAGCAGCTAGGACACTGAGCTATACGGTAACGTAACAATTCCGTATGAAGTGTATCCCCATATACACTGTTCTTAAAATTGTTACTGTGAGAAACTTAGGAGGGTTTTGAGGAGGATAGTGATAATTTATATATTTATATAGTTATAGTTCGGAAAGGCAGTCGAAAGACATCTCCTTGCCTTTCTTTTTTATTAAAAAAGATGAAAACAATTGTAAAGATTATACTAACCGTTATAGTTTCAATAGTAATATGTTTACTCTGTTTACTACCTTGTCATTTACTAGGTGTAGAGTTAATCCTACCAATAGATTACTTTTTTAGCTTTATCTTAGGTATTCTTATGTGGTCTCCCATAATAGGAATATTATGGTTCGCTTATAGCATAATAAATGATATAATAAAATAAAATCTGTTCTGAGTTTAAGTTGAAGCCAGTCTTGGTGAGGCATAGGTAAATGCTGAAATAAAAACTTATCTGGTGTGATTGAGTGTCAGAATCTCAATCGTGGAGATGTTCGCTATACTCACCAATTAAAAAGAGAATAGCATATCTTTGAAGGTCTTTTACTTGTAGCAAGTAATTAAAAATATAGAAGTTCATGACTTTCTTAGAAAACTATAAGAAGACTTACAGCAAATTAAACTTTCAAACGTCAATCTTTTAAATTGAAAATGTTAGAAAAAATGTCTTCTGTTTATGCCCCTGTAGCACAATTGGTAGTTGCACGTGATTTGTAATCTCGAGGTTGTGAGTTCGAGTCTCACCAGGGGCTCGATTGTATCTTAAAGATACATATTAGATTATTCATAGTAATATAGAGATAAACGTTTGCAAATGTTTTATGTTTATGTAAATTATGAGTAGTTTTAAAGAAGTGTTAAGAAAAAATGGTCAGAGTGTTTTGGATTCAAGAGCACAGAACTTGTATGAAATGACTAAAATCGAAGAAGAAAGATTCATTCAAGAGTGCAGAATGAAGGTCTTGAGACTGAAAAATGAATTGAATAAACATCGCGACCTGTCTGTAACATCTACTACATCATTGGAAGTTGGTAAGAACTTCGACCCTAAGGCTTGGATTGCTAAGCGTCATGATTTGGAACGTCAGTTGAGAGTTGCAAAGATTGAATATGCTTTAGCATTGAAAGTTGATGCGGATGAATTCCCCGCTGATGAAGATGATGTAGAAAGTGTTGATGTTACAGCTGAGCTGGAAGAAGACAATAAAATTGATTAATTATGGGATGTGGTAGTTATTCTTATGATGCGTACACTACGTTAGCTGATGAAAGAGGTTATGCAACAGCCTCAGCAAGTTCGATTTTCAAAAATCATTGTTTGTCAGCTAAATCGGACATTAGAGCGTCAAATGTACATGCTCGAAATTATAATGCTAATGTTAAGCGTGAAATGCTTACTGTTGGTGTTAGAGAAAGTAGGGATACTCAGGAACATCCAGAAACAACACCAATTATTATTGCTCTTGATGTGACTGGCTCTATGCGGAGAACTCCGCATGAAATGATTAGGAATAATTTTCCTAAATTGATGGATGCTCTTATGCAGCTGGGTATTAAAGACCCTCAGTTGCTATTTATGGCTATTGGGGACCATGAGTATGATAGATATCCTATTCAAGTAGGACAATTTGAATCTGATACAGAAAGAATTGTCAATTCTCTAGAAGAATTTGTACTTGAAGGAGGTGGTGGAGGTAATAGAGGTGAAAGCTATTTATTGGCTCACATCGTTGCAGGCTATCACACTGAAACTGATTCATGGTACAAGAGACATAAGAAAGGCTATCTCTTTACTATTGGTGATGAACCCAATTTGACTTCTGTTCCTGGAAGGGCTTTGGAGGAATTTATGGGTTATCAAAGACCAGCTAATAGTATTACTGCTAAAGAGGCAGTTGAGAAAGCTAAAGAGCAGTATCATGTATTCCATATTCATATTACTGATGGTAGTCATGGTAGTAGACCAGATAGAGGCTGGAGTGAACTTCTTGGTCAGAATGTATTAGTGGGAGATTCTCACAATATACATAATACTATTGCTGAGGCTATTAAGGAATATGAAGGTTCTGTTACAGAAGACTACACTGAAGGTGTGAATACTCAAAGTGAAGACTTAACAGAACAGCGTCCAACTTATTCTTATTAAATTTGTAAAAGATGAATACAATAGTATTAGGCACATTTTTCGGTGATGAAGGAAAAGGACAAACTGTCCATAATCTGTGTAAACACTATGACAACCTAAAGCGTACAATAGTTATTAGGTTTAGTGGTGGACATCAAGTAGGTCATACTGTAAGGCATGGCAAACTTGAACATACATTTAGTAATTTTGGTAGTGGGACTTTACTTGGGGTGCCGACTTATTGGTCAAGCTATTGTACAGTAGACCCTATAACAACCATGAGAGAGTTAGAGGATTTAAATAAGCTAGGAATTACTCCTGAAATTATTTATCATCCTTTATGTGAAGTTATAATTCCTTTTGATGTAATAAGTCAATGGAATAATGGTGAAAATCTCAAACATGGAACTGTAGGTACAGGATTTAAAGCTGCTTTGGATAGAGTAGCTAAGGGTTATCATCTAACAGTTATGGATTGTAGAAATATTATGGTTCTTAGAGCTAAAGTAACTTCTATAGTCTATAACTATTATACTGATTTAGTAAGTGATTTCCCAATGCTAAATATTGACGAGTGGTGTGTTAAAGTACATGAGTTCTTTAATTTGGTAAGTATATCTAACGAGTATATACTTAATAGGTATAAATATCATATATTTGAAGGTTCTCAAGGTATATTACTAGACCAAAGGTTTGGAATTATGCCTTATTGTACTCCAAGTAACACTACATGTCAAAATGCAATGAGGATAATCAAAGACTTTGGATTACTTGGCGGAATTGAACATGTTTACGTGACTAGACCTTACATTACTAGGCATGGAAATGGTCCAATTCCCACTACAAAACCTGTTAGGGAAATACAAGACCCTAACAATAGGTTTAGTGAGTTTCAGAAATCCATAAGGGCAACTGAGTTTGATAAGGATTTATTCAATCATTCTTTAGATATTGACCTTATGTTTTACTTTAAAGATGATTTTTCTAAGGTGATTGTAACTCATAAAGATGAAATTCCAGAAAACTTTCCTTTAAGTAGATATGGAGTTTCATACTATGACAAGCTAGAATACTCATGACGATATAAAGTATAAGATAACTTACAGCAAATATTAATAAACAGCAATCTTTTAAATTGTAGCGTTGACAAAAAGTTATCTGATGTTTGGACTGTGGTGTAATGGTTGCACAAGGCACTCTGGATGCTTTGGTTTGGGTTCGAATCCTAGCAGTCCAACTACATATATGTATAGATTAATATCATAGCGTAAGATGAATCAACTATAAAAAGATAAACTACTTACGATGCTTTCGCAGGATTCAAGAAATCTTGCTTATTTAGGGACATATCCCCTCTGCCTTATACGCTGTTGAAAGGGTAATTGGTCACATGTGGGTTCAAGCCCCACTGTCCCTACCATGAGTGATAATCCTAATAGCTATCAGCAACAGAAACTTCGTGGACTGAAGCGCAAATACGAAGCAGTCCAAATGCGCGGTGGTAAGTGTGAGAAATGTGGTTATGATAAAAACTTAGCAGCTTTAGATTTCCATCACCGTAACCCAGACACTAAGAAGTTTCAGATAGACATGAGAACATTCTCTAACACCAATCTAGATACCCTAAAAGAAGAATTAGATAAGTGTGATTTACTGTGTGCAAATTGCCATAGGGAAGAACATAATCCAGACTTGGTTATTAGTAGTATAGCTTCCAAACTAGAGGGATGCACTAAGACGTCATTTAGCAACGAATCGGGAAGTATATGTCCTGTATGTGGCAAAAGGTTTCCTAAATCTAAGGGTAAAATATATTGTTCTAAAGAATGCAGAGAGACTGATAAACATTATCCTTCTTTAGAAGAAGTGGAAGAACAATATAAAATACTTAAAAATTGGGAAAAAGTTGCACAACATTTTGGATTAACTCGTAGAATTATTCAAGGAATTAGAAAAAGAAATTCATAGTTTTGCAAAACTATCCATGTCGGGATGGAGAAATAAAGTAACCGACTAGACTACTTGAGTTTTTAACGTACAGTAGTAGGTAAGTTCATACCTAAGTGACGAACTATGGTTAGTTGTTACCGAATTTAACAATCATGCAGTTGAAAGACATGCTGGGAATTATTAGCTCAGATGGTTGGAGCGTCCCCTAGGGGAAGGTCATCGGTTCGAGTCCGATATAATTCACTTAAAACTTAACAATTATGAGTAATTTTGTAAAGGGAATCATACTAACCATATTAGGAGTATGTATAGGGCTTTTATCATTATTAGTTCCTGAAGCTATGGGAATATTTATCATGTTAGGAGGTATTCTAGTAGTATTGGGCATTAATAATTTAATTTTTGATTAAATGAAAAAGTTGCTTTTAGCTTTATTGTTTATTCCACTGTCTTTATATGGGCAATTTAATGTTACAGCTACTTATTATCATGCTGGACCGAAACATGGATTGTCATGGTATACAGCTAGTGGAGATAGAATTGATGTTAAGGAATTAAACTCTGGTAAATTACGATGGGTTGCCCTATCTCGTGATTTACTAAGGCATTACAAGTACGGTGATACTATTACTGTTATATCTAATAATTTAAAATTAAATGGAAAATGGGTTGTGAAGGATAAAATGGGAAGACATCATAGAAGAAGAATTGATTTCTTATCTAAAGAAGAGGATAATTTAGGAATGTTAAAACCTTTAAAAGTTAGAATAAAATGATATATTTAATTGGAGTTCTATTTGCAATCCTATGTGTTTGTGGGTGGCTTGTATGGTATCTAAGAACCAATGATACGATAACATTAATGATATTTATTACAGGTGTTGCAATAATAATTTGTTCGTGGTTAGGAGTTGCAATAGTTTTATACATAGCTCTTATGAATGGACTTACTTGGCTTGGAGAAAATGGTGATAGTATTATTATATGGAAGAAACCTAAAAAGAAATAAGGGGACGTGGCGGAATGGTAGACGCGATAGACTTAGAATCTATTGGGCTAAGCCTGTGTGGGTTCGAGTCCCACCGTCCCTACAAATAAGGTGAAATAGCTCAACTGGTTAGAGCGCAGTACTCATAATGCTGAGGTTGGGAGTTCGAGTCTCTCTTTCGCCACATTATTAATAGCTTGTCCTGAATAAGGGTAAGCTTTTTTTTGTTTTATGCTATGAATTGGAGAATAAGACCTGAAGAAAGATATTTGGAAACCCATCCAAATAGTACCTTAAAAGAATACATAGATTACCTAGATGCAAAAGAATTACAGAGACAGCAAGAATTAAAAGAAAGTGCAAAGAAACATGAAAAACTATTAGCTATTAATATAACTGGGAACTTAGGATTATATAATAGTCTTAGTTCTAGTTGTGCAGATAGTTATAATCGTGAATTAGTAACTGATGTAGAAGAGTTTCTCGAGAGAGCTGCAAAATTGAAAGGTTTTACTTATAAAAGAAAAGATATTATGAAAATAAATGGAATTGAGATTAAACCTGGAATGGTTTTAATCGGAAAGGATGCGGATAATAGAGACAGTATATTAGTAACTTTTCCATCACAAAGGGAATAGGATTTGCCACTGTTAATTCTAAGTATACATGCTGGACTACTGATTATACTACTATAATTAAAAGGTTAACAGAAATACGAGATTTAGCACCTGATGATAATATTATAAAAGGCAATCTTTTATGGGATGAATCTAAAGAGGTAGTACTTACTATGGATGAAATAGCTAAGAAGTTTGGCTACCCTGTTGAACAAATTAAAATCGCAAAGTAATATGGCATGGTTAGCAGTAGATAAGTCAGGTAACGAACTTATTTTTCAGTTTCATCCAAAGAAGACAGAAACACAGTATTTACCACTATATCCTTATAGTATGTGGTTAGTTCTTCCAAAAGGTTCTATTAAGAAACTTATTGGAAGAGAATTAACATGGGATGATGAACCTGTAGAAATCTAATATTTATGAGCAGAAGTAGGAAGAAACATGCTATTGTTAAAGACAAAAATGGTAGATACTATAATCGTAGAACAAGAAGAGTTATCAGACAACAAGTTAGAGATATAAAGAATCTAAAGGATTTATTAGATTATAGAATATCTTTAGCTAAAGAGATTGTTAATGATTATGATGTCTGTGATTATATTATTAACTATGATAATCTGAAAGGTTATTGGAAAAGAATGATGAGTAAATCCAATACCGAAATATCAGACGCGGTTAACAAAGCAAAAAGAAAATAGGCTTGGTTGGGTTCGACTCCCAACCAAGTTACACCCTTGAATTTACTCTTAATCCTTAAAAACTGAACAGTATGAATATTTTCAACAATACAGCCGCAGGATTTAGTAAAGAAGTAGATAACGCAATGTCTGCATTTAAGAGTACTATTGCAAAGCTTAAAGCAACTGCTGAAAAGGCAAATGCTACTAAAGCTGAGAAACAGGAAACAATCAAACAGCTGGAAACGGAATGTACAGCATTAGATGGAGTTTCTACTAAAGCTAATAACTTAGCCGCTAAGTTAGAAGCATTATTTGAATAATCATGAAAGTTGAGAATCTACTTGACCACCCAATAGACCTCACTACTATAGAAGGATGCAAATCCTTTTCTGAATGGGTAAATGGAGATATTTCTAATGCCTTCTATTTAGGATTTCTAAGAGAAGATTTTAGTGAATATGTCCCCAAGATGAATGAGTGTGAGGAGGGTATTCAATTCTTAAAGAGTATAGCTACGGCAAATAATAATGCCAAGAAATACTTGAAGGAACTCGCTAGATTGATGGAGCCTTATCTACAAAGTAAGGAAGGGTTTGTAGTTCTTGATATGGTAAACAACGTATTAAAAGAAATATCTCTTGAGAAAAAAGACGATATTTATGACGTTGCTTATGTATTGGGTGTTTATATAGACTATTTATTTACTACACAAGCTAAGGCATGAGTTCTTACATCTGTTATACTGACGGTGCATATTCTAATACTAGAAATCAAGGAGGAATTGGGATTCTATTCTTGAAAGACGGTAAAGAAGTAGCAAGATATAGTAAGATGTATAAGAACACTACAAACCAAAGAATGGAACAAATGGCTGCTATTGTAGCTTTAGAAAGTATTAAAACACCTTCTGAAGTAACAATTATTTCTGATTCTCAGTATGTTGTATGTACATATACTAAGAATTGGAAAAGAAAAGCAAATCTTGACTTATGGAAGAGATTTGATAAAGCTATTGCATTTCATACTAAGGTTGACTTTTGCTGGACTAAGGGGCATGCAGAAGACCAATACAATAAGATTTGTGATAAACTAGCACAAGAAGCTAGCAAAACTGTAGAGATTACTGATTAATAATTCTGTAAATCGTTTAATATGAAATACAAGAAAATGGTGGCGAATTTAGCAGCTGCACAGAGATGGTGGGATGCACAACCCGAATCTTTTAAGAAAGCAACTACTAGACCAGGTTCAGTAAAATGTAAATCTGTTTGTAGAGGTAAATAACTAGGTGCAGTTCTTCTGCACCTTTAAGGCTTAATAGCTCAATTGTATAGAGCAACTCCGTCCTAAGGAGTAGGCTGTGGGTTAGAGTCCCACTTAAGCCACAAACATACGATTCAGGTTCGATTCCTGATAGAGTCACTGCTAATTATAAATTATATACAATGGAAAAGACAAAAGAAGCAGCCCTACAGTGGGTTAAAGATGGTAAGCCTTGTACATATAGATTTGGACTGGCATATAGAGGTGCGGAAGCAAGACATATTTCTAATGAAGAAGCTCTAAACAAACTTACTAATGAAAAAGCTTGGAGTTTTGGAATGGGTTTCTATGAACTTTGTTGGTCAAGGTTTGAAGGTGAATCTTGCTTAGAGTTTAATGAGTTACATGAAAATGATTTGTATTAAGTATGTTTACTAATTCATGTTTTATTAGAAAGAATACTCCCGAATTAAGAGAAAAACTAAAGTATCTAGGATATGATATAAGTTCAATAAAGGAAAGTTCAGAATGTATTGCAACAAGCTATGTTAATGAAAAAGCAGTTGGAATTTCAGAAGATTCTTTTGATGACACTAACCCACATCATACGTGGAATTGTGCTGGAAGAATAGATTGTAGTGACAATGAAAAATTATTCTTAGCTTTAGCTGCTTTACAAGATGATACAGATATTGACCAATGGTTTGTCTATCCAAAAGAAGATAAATGGTTTATATGCGATTATAGTGATATTGAGCTGAAAGAAACTCTCCTTCTACTAGAATGTCATGTCAGGCTGCATGGTTTTATAAAAGCCATAAGGCTACAGTCAGTGAACTTATTAAACATTTTCAGAAATAGCTATGAAAGTATATGATGTTTTAAAATCCGCTGAAGAAATCTATGTGGAAGAAATCATGAAAAGAAGTAATGAAGCATTTCCTGGAATGTGCTGGTGCTTAAAAGTAGCAGCTACTAAAAATATGGATTTTAAAGAAAAGAATGGAAAAGGGCATCCAACCTATAATGATTTGGTTACTAATATTCCAGAGTTTACTCCAGAGTTCCTTAAAGCCACAAAGCCAGTTAAAACAGCAGGGCTAGATTTTTGGTGGGATTTAAAGGACAGACAATCAAGGTTAAATGCATTTCGACTTCTTAGAAGTATTTATAAACAGAGTGATAAAGAATTTATTTATTAATAATAGAGGGAATGTAGGCTTGGAAGTAGCCATCATTTAAAGAGTTGCGAGTGGAAGTTATTGGTTTTATCCATTAAGTTGTGTTTAGCTAGCACAATGTTGACAAACGTGAAGGTATAGAACTTACTGGTCCTTCCGTAGAACCACAGGGAGGCATAAGCATTAATCTCGGAGAGTAGTATTCTAAGTCTGAAATGGCGAGGGTTCCTATACGTTGCTCAATGTGATATTAAGTGTCGGAGTCCGTTATTGATAAGTTCCAATAGTACGAGAGGAGCCTGGAATTAAGATTGGGAGAGTACATGATACTCTTAGTTGTCAGTAGGAGAACGAAAAACAATTAATATGTACGTTAAGTCAATGCATATACGTTCAATGTCAATAACCGCCCTTAGAGCATTTGGTGTAACAGCACACCCTCTATTCCTTAGTCCCATAGTTCAATGGATAGAATACCATACTACGGATATGGAGATTTCAGTTCGATTCTGAGTGGGATTACTAATTTAATAATTTAAAGTATGAAAAAGATAAGTGAATTTATAGAAAGTTGGTTTCCAAAGCCTAAACCTCTTAGTGCTACGGATGCCTATACAATTACTAAATATGGAGTGAAATTAAATGAAACATCATTACTTACGAAGTGTATTGAAGAAATTAATTCACTTATACAAGCGAAATCTGCAAGAAATTCGTATAGTTTGGTGTTTGACCTAGATGAGAATTTGCCTGAATTGGAAATAGAATTACAAAAATACTATTCCAATTTAGAGTTTAATTGCTTTATCTTAGATTCTAAGATAGATGAGAGGATTGAAGTTCCCCAACTCTACCTTAGTTGGAAAAAGAAAAAACTTTAAATAGTTTGTAGAGAAGGACATTATTGCCTTACTTAGATTATTCTATACTACAAAGATTATTTATCTACTAACAATTAATGGACTAGTTAATGTTCAACAAAATCGTGTACATAACTCTATTAATAATTGCTACTATAGCTTTTGTAAGTGGGGTTGGTTCATTGTTAAGTATGGCTAGTTGGATATGCAATATCATAGGACTTATTGCTATTCCCATCTATGCCTATTGTGTAGTTAAATTAGTAAAATCAGTATTTAGAAATTAAGTTATGGCAAACAGCAAACGTACATTCAGTTTTATTGGTGGCATTGTCACCTTAGTTATTTTGGTAATAGTGTTCTTCACGTGCTTTAGTATTGACAGAATTGATTCTGGACAGACTGGAGTTATGGTCAATCTCGCTGGAAACGAAAGAGGTGTTGATGATGCAAAAGTGGAAACAGGTTGGGTAGTTTATAACCGCTTTACTAAGCAGTTATTTGAATATCCTGCCTATGCACAAATTGTAGACTATGCAGCCTTCGATATTCAGGACAAGAAAGGTACTATCTTTGAAGCAGACCCTACTATTGAGTATTACATTGAACGTGAAAAGGCTAAAGATGTTTTCTTGAGATATAGAAAGGATATTAAGTCTTTGGAACAAACTGCAATACTTACAGAAGTAAAGAATGCTTATAAAGACATATCTGGATTGTACGAGACTGACTCTTTGATTAATAACCGTCCTCAATTTGAAAAGGAGGTAGAAAACTTATTGAAGGCTAGACTGAGTGAAAGAGGATTTACTTTTAGTAATATTCAATCTTCAGTTAAACCAAATAAGGCTTTACAGGATGCTATTGATGCTAAGAATACGGCAGTTCAAAATGCATTAAAAGTTGAGAATGAAAAGAAAGCTGCTATTGCTGAAGCTGAAAAGGTTGTAGCTGCTGCGAAGGGTAAAGCTGATGCCAATAGGTTACTTGAACAATCTATTACACCAGAATTATTGCAACTTAAAGCTATTGAAAAATGGGACGGAACTATGCCGTTATCAGTAGGTGGAGGTACATTACCTTTCCTTAATTTAAAATAACTTAAACAAACAAAATTATGATTACATTATCAAAAGGAGGACGCGTTGACCTCTCTAAAGAAAGTAGCGCATCAGTGTTTAGAATTGGTTTGGGTTGGGATGCTGCACAGCCTGGTAAAGAATTTGACTTGGATGCAATGGCATTAATGTTGAAAGCTGATGGAAAAGCTGTAAACGAAGATTCTATTGTATTCTATGGCAATCTTGAAGACTCTGCAAAATCTGTAAAACATTCAGGAGATAACCGTACAGGTGTTGGTGATGGTGATGATGAAGTTATCACTATTGACACTACCAAGGTTCCTGCTGATGTTCAGGAAATTATAATTTTGGTTAATATCCATGATGCTAAGAATCGCCAGCAGAACTTTGGCATGGTTCACAATGCTAAAGTAAATCTGTATGAAGGGGCAGAAGGCAACAACATTCTTGCTAAATATGACTTGGAAGAAGATGCTTCTATGGACAGAGCATTGGTATTCTGTAAGTTGTATCGCAAAGACGGTGCTTGGAAGTTCCAGGCTGTTAATGAAGGTAAAGGTAACTATCAAACTGTTATCTTGCGTGACATTCTCCGTAGTTATGGTTATACTGTGCCCGATGCACCTGCAATCTAAATTCTGAAGCAATTATGATTAATCTGAGTAAAGGTGGCAGAGTAAATCTGTCAAAAGACGAGAACGGAAATAAGCTCTCTAAAATTTTTTTCGGCGCCAACTGGGGAGCCATTAAAACTAAAGGATTCCTTGGTTTCGGTGGTAGTACTGAAGCAGTAGACCTTGATGCATCTGTAGTTCTTATGGATGAAAATAAACGTAAACTGGAAACGGTTTACTTTGGACATAAGGACTCAAGTGATGGTGCTATTCATCATTCAGGTGACGATTTGGTTGGGGACACTGACGGTGATGATGGTTTGGACAATGAAACTATTGCGGTTAATTTGGATAAAATTAGAAGTAATGTTCATTTTGTAGCCTTTATCCTTAATTCTTATAGCCATCAAGAGTTTGATGAAATTCCTTATATAGGAATGAGAATCTATACAACTGAAGATGGTCGTCCTGTTACCCGCCCACATGCTAATCCTAATATATTAGCCAAATATAACCTTGAAAATGGTAGCAAGGACCCTGAAACTACATTCCAAGGTCGTGAAGGCATCATATTGGGTTATGCCTATCGTAAGGATGGCGAGTGGAAATTCAAAGCACTTGGTAACACTGGTACTTGGAGGTCTATCGGAGAAATCGAAAGAGAATTACCTAATCTTATTTAATTTGTTTAATTATGGAAAATATCAATGTAGAAGCATTGCGTGAAGAAATCTTTGCGGATGGTAAAGTAACAAAAGAAGAAGTATTGGACTTGTGGGCAAAGAAGGATGCACAGGAAGAAACTACTGCTGAATTTAACTCTTTGTTCGCTGAGGCTGTAATGGCATGGTTGTTGGCAGACGGTAAAATTGATGAGGAAGAAGCTCAGTTTATCATCGACAAAATCAATGAAGACGAAGACATTGATGATGCTGAAGATGAACTCTTGCTGGCTATTCAGGAACATTATGAAGAAGGTAATGACATTCCATCATGTCTTATCGAAGCCTTTCCTGAATACTTCGAATCTGAAGAAGACTAACACAACAATAACCGTGGGTGGGACTTATTCCCACCTTTTCATAATTAAATAACTTAAAAAGATGAATACAGACTTATCTAGGGGTTTAACCGATTCTGAGATACTCAAAAGTAGAGAACTTAACGGCTCAAATATGTTAACCCCTCCTAAAAGAGACCCTTGGTATGTACTTTTCCTTGAGAAATTTAAAGACCCGTTGATACAAATTCTCAGTGTTGCTGCAATTATTGCATTAATACTCGGAATTATCAAATCAGAGTATCTTGAGCCTATTGGTATTATTGCTGCTATCTTGTTGGCTGTTACCATTGGCTTCTTAAATGAATATAGTGCATCAAAGAAATTTGATATTCTTGTTTCTGGTAAAGATGATACTCTCGTTAAAGTTAGAAGAAACGGAGTTGTAACCCAAGTGGCTCGTAAGGACCTAGTAGTTGGAGATGTAGTAATGCTTGAAGGTGGTGAAGAAATTCCTGCTGACATTATCTGTATGCAATCTCACAACTTAAAGGTTAATGAATCAGTATTAACTGGAGAATCTAAAGCTGTAAATAAACTTCCTAAAGCAGAAGGAGAACATAATGGTACTTACCCATCTTACCTTTTATTAAAGGGAACTATTGTTGAAGAAGGTACTTGTACTGGTATTGTTGATAAAGTTGGGGATAATACCGCTTTTGGACAAACAGCTCGTAAGGCTTCAGAAATTACTGATGTTGAAACTCCTCTTAATAAGCAACTAAACGGATTAGCCGACCTTATTAACAAAATTGCGTTTGGTGCTGCTGGTTTCTTGATTATTGCATTACTTATACGCTACTTCTTTATTGAACAGGGTTATGTAGGACAGGATTGGATGCAAATTACTAATGACCTATTGTCTTTCGTAATGATTGCAGTAGCTCTTATAGTTGTTGCTGTTCCAGAAGGTTTGCCTATGGCTACTACATTAGCATTGGCCTACTCTATGAAAAGAATGTCTAAAGCAAATAACCTCGTGCGTAAAATGCATGCTTGTGAAACTTTAGGTGCTACTACTCTTATTCTTACCGATAAAACGGGTACTCTAACTGAGAATAAGATGAAAGTAGTAAATGAAGTTATTTCTAACCGTGCATATGTTACTGTAAATGCACTAGCTAACTCTACCGCATACGTTGATGGTGATAAAACTGTAGGTAATCCTACTGAAGGTGCCATCATTAAATTTATCGACGGTGAGACACACTTGCTAGAAGACGTAAGAAAGAACAATCAGCCTGTATTTAGAATTGACTTCTCAAGTAAGACTAAGTTCATGCTTACTGTTGTTAGACAGGGAGATGGATTTGTATCTTTAATGAAGGGAGCACCTGAAGTTGTTAAAACTATGTGTTCTCAAGTAGAAGTTAATTCTGAAGCAGAGGAACAAGCTAAGGGTAGACGTGTTATTGGTTTTGCATATAAAGAATCATTAACATTGGAAGATGCTCAGAAGCTAAACGGATTTATCTATAATGGCTATGTAGCGATTGAAGACCCAATCCGTAGTAATGTTCCTGATGCTATTAAGGCAGCCAAAGAGGCTGGCATCGAAGTCAAAATTATTACTGGTGATAATCCAGCTACGGCTACGGAAATTGCTCGTCAGGCTGGACTTAGTGAACATCCAGTATCTATGCTTGGCTCTGAAATAAATGACCCAGGTGTAGATTTAGAAAATGTCAATGTATTTGCCAGAACTAAACCAGAGGATAAACAAACTCTGGTTAAGAAATTCCAACAAATGGGTGAAGTTGTGGCTATGACAGGTGACGGTACAAATGATGCTCCTGCTTTAAACCACGCAGAAGTCGGTATTGCCATGAATAATGGTACTGATGTTGCTAAAGAGGCAGCAGACATTGTTCTGCTTGACAATTCATTCCCTTCAATCATATTTGGTGTGAAATGGGGAAGAAGTCTGTATAAAAATATACAGCACTTTATCTTATTCCAATTAACCATTAACGTAGTAGCTATTCTTATAGCTTGTGTTGGTCCGTTTATTGGAGTAGATTTGCCATTCACAGTCACTCAGATGCTGTGGGTGAATTTAATTATGGATACTTTCGCTGCATTGGCACTGGCAACAGAACCAGCTAATGATGCAGTTATGAAGGACAAACCTAGAGACCCCAAAGCATTCATCATCACTAAGAAAATGTGGTATGAAATCTTTGGTATGGGTATTGTATTCTTCATAATTCTTGTTTCATTATTATATACTAAGGCAGTTTCACTTACTGAATTCTTTACTATATTCGTATTGCTTCAGTGGTGGAATCTATTTAATGCTAGAGTATTTGGACAAAAACGTAGTATCTTTAATGGCTTACTAAAGAATCCAGCATTTGCTGGCATAGCTTTAGTTATACTTGTAGGACAATTCTTTATTGTACAATTTGGAGGAGAGATGTTTAGAACTGAACCTATGTCTATGCAGACTTGGGGTTACATTCTGGGAGGAACTTCTCTAGTTGCTATAATTAGAGAGTTATTTTATCAAATAAGCAAATTATTTAAATAGATATGGAGTATTTCATTTTATATTTATGTAGTATTGCAGATTCATTGCACAAGTTGTTTATGACACTTGGGGTTTTAGGTTTAATTCTATCTGCTGTCCTTGCTATTATGGCATCTTGTAGTAGTCAATGCGATAAGTGTAGCTATGACACATGCTTAGCTAAAGGAGTAAGAAAGGCAGGTATAAAAACAAAGTATATACTTATTCCTGCATTCATTATGACTGTATTGGCAGTATGTATACCTTCAACTAAATCCTGTTATGCCATATTTGGCGTAGGTGCTGTTCTTAACTATGTTAACAATAGTGAAGAAGCTAAACAGATACCTGACAATGCAATGAAAGCTGTTAATCGCTACTTGGAGTCTCTGGCTCCAAATGACTCCATACAATGATTATAGGGGTCAATTCTGTCTTATAGATAGGGTTGACCCTTATTTTTTAGATATGGAAGTTTGAAAGTGAAATTTACTATAGTGAAAGGACTAAGTAAAATTAAGGTATGGCTAGAAAAGAGGGGATTTACACAAGTTGACCAAGTAGGGGATACTAATTCTGAATATTTTCAGATGAATGGCTTTCCCATTACTATTAGACTAGGTGACCATCTTGGAAGGCAGAACACTATTTCAGACAAATATATAAACATATTACCTGGAAATGATTCTATATCCTATGTTTTAGTAATTGATAAGACTACTAAAGTTGTAAAGTATAAAGAGTTATTAAAAGTTTTAGAGAGTTTTATTTCTCTTTATTCAATACTTCCTGACTATTTAAAGTTTAAAGCTGAATTGAAGAGGGAATTTCAACAGAAAGAGTCTGCACTCAATTCTGAGATAAATAATTTAAAGTTATCATTAGCTGCCTTTAAAGTAAAAATGAAGGAGAAGCTAAGTAACTTTAGTCAAGCTATAAAGAAAGTAAATAATGATATTGTAGTCGAAATGAATAACTTGCAATGATACATAATATTATTGATTCTTGGAAAAAGATTCCATATACTTTTAGACATTATCTTGCCTTTTTAAGAACAGAGAAGGAATATATAGGTTATTATAAATATAAATTTCATGACTTAGATAAAATTCTTATGTATCTAGTTATACCTTGGTTGGGTGTAGATAGAATAAAGAAAATACACAGGAAAATTAATAAACACCATATTCAGAATAACAAACCTGCATGGAAGTGTAATTATGAAGAAGCTGTTATTGATTGGGAATGTTGTAGATTTACTAAGCCAAATGAACCTATGAGTGCCAGAGAGTATTTGGAATACAAGAAAAGTACACTTCGACCTATCCATTATAAGTACATGGATATAGTTTTACACCGATTTAATTTGTAGTATGGTTATTGAAGAATCTGATTTTAAAATGACTAAAACCACTGGTCCATTTTGGGATTTGGAGCTTCTTTATACAGTTAAACCCAAGGGAAAGCCTGAGCGTCAAGAATTTAAAGATGCAGGATATGGTATGACCTTAGAACACTGTATTCAGAAAGTTATCTATCATCGAATGGAGCAGAAACAAGAATCATATTCCTTAAAGGAATTTATTCATGGTTATAAGGAAGAAGTAGATAAACTAAAGAAATTGCTAGGAGTATGACAGATTCTAAGAAAAGGAGAGTTGCTTCTACCAAAAAGATAGAATGCTCTAGATGTGGTAGAGTTACAACACATACATTGTATAATGCTGAAAACAAGGTTTATAAATGTAATATTTGTGGAACCGAAGTTTCAATAAAGAAATAATAAAGAATGAAAAAGGAAGAGAAGAAAGAGGAAAAGAAAGTAGACATCACTAATGATGCTGAAATGGTAATGCTAGGCATTCGTCCTCAACTTTTAACACCCCGTGACCCATCTGTATGGACTAAAACTGAAAAAGAACGTAAAGCTTGGAAAAAACAACGTCGATTCCCAGCTCCAAATACTCAGTGGGCACCTCCTGCCAAATCGTCTAGATTTACTGGACGATTGATTGTACAAGTTCAGGGAATGGATAAGACTACTTATAGTCATAATTGTCCAGAATCCGACTTATCTTACATACTAAGTAAGTATAAAAATGAACGTTGTTCAATAGTAAGAGCTTTCTGGAATGGTAAAGAAATTGACCCAGAACGTATACTCCAACAAGCAGTATAAATTAACTGAATATCCTAAATTCCTTTATGAAGTATCTTTATATAAGATATGGAGAGATAGGGCAGAATGTGTAGACAGTCAGTTTTATGCTGCTGAGAAACCTTTAACGATAAAGAAGGAAACTATATCTAAAAAGGTTAAAGATTATATGTTAGTCAAGTATATTACTTGGCTATCAGCACCTCTAGATTATTTATTAAGTAATGGTTTTAAGTTAGTTACTAATGAAAATGCTAGACGAACAAGGAAATCCAATCCAAGAAAAGACTGAACAAGGTGTACAGACTGCAAGTGCAACTCCTACTATGCAATATACTGAAAAGAATATTGATAAAAGTAGGCGTACATGTCCACTATCTAATACAATGGTGGAAATGTTAGTAAAGCAAATGTCAGCTGAGTTAGCAAACCATAGTCTATATATGACTTTTGCTAATTACTTTGAAGTCGAAGGTTTGCCTAAATTAGGTACTTATTGGGTTGGTAGAGCAAAAGAAGAGTATCTACATCACGAATGGATTTATAAGTACTTAACAACTAACGATGCCTTATTCCAATATCCATCTGTTCCTGCTATTAATGTTGATATAACTGACAGAGTTATGCCATTTGCAGCTACTGTGGATAGAGAAATCGAAACTACTCTAGGAATTAATAAGATTGTAGACCAGGCTATGAGAGAAGGCGATTGGGCTACTTTCCAGTGGTTGAATGGAGAAAGTAAGGAAGAAGGTATGCTTGTTAAAGAGCAGGTTGAGGAAGAGTCTATTAGTAGAACTATTCTGGATATGGCTAGAGAACAGGCTACTTGGTTACGTAAGGAACGTGCTATTCTTGCGTTCTATCGTAATCCAGAAAGTGAGCCATATAACGGTGAAGATTAATACAAGAACTATAGAGATTAATGGAAATAAAAAGATTATACTTGTTTATATCTTTAATTGACATTAATATGAAGAAAGTAGAATATATCGTAGACAGTTTTGTAGATTACACTGGCAAAGAACGTAAATTTGTGATGGCTGCTGTTAGCATGCATAATGAGTATTGTATTGACATTAAAGAAGATGAAGATACAGTACTTAATGACCACAAAATACTATCAATAGGTGTATCTGTATGCCGTCCTAACGATGAATTCAACGAAGCTCTTGGCAAACGTATTGCTGAGGGTAAGGCTACTAAATATCGTGACCATGCTTTATATGCCGTTGACGCTGGCTTGATTAATGATAAAATGGTTAAGGCTCTGTTGGAACAGGAAGCCGAATATTTTAAAGTTAACCCTGGACGTTATTTGGCTGGTTACGACAAGGATGCTCAGAAGTATAAGAAGAGTGTAGAATTCAATGAATACATTAATACCTTGAAAGGAGACGCCGCAGTCGCATTCAGGTTCCTGACAGAAGCTGATGATGATTCAGTTAATGCATTATATGATGCTGTAGACTATGTCATGGAGTAAGAGAATAAGCATAGTAGTCATTTTATTGGCTATTGTACTTATAGGTAATTTCTTCTTTAAGGATAGAAATACTTCTGTAAATCCTGATTATCAGAATTTAACCAATAAAATTGATTCTTTAAATGTTGAATTAAATCTACTAAAACTTCAGAGGGATTCTTTACTTAACGTAATTGATTCCTCTAAAGTAAAGGTAGAGGTGATTGAAAATTGGTATGAAAAAGAACTTGTTGATATTACTAATCAGCCTATTGCTGCCGATGTGGAGTTTTTCTCAAACTACATATCCGAAGTTAACAAGTGATTCTCTAATAGTTATTACTCCTCAACAACTTAAAGCTACCAATTTAATATTTTTGGAGCATAAGAAACTTAAGCTTGAAGTACCTGAACTTAATAAGCAGATAGTTTCTTATGAAAGTTTGATTAATTCTTATGCTAAATCTGACTCTCTTAAAAATTCTCAAATAGACGAACTTACTAATTATACGGAAGTTTCCGAGCAAGTAAGAGAGAATCAGCTTAGAGAAATTAATAAACTTAAATCCAAAAATCAATTATATAAAGGGTTAAGCATTGGCGGAGTTACTGTTAGTGTAATGCTTCTGATAACTTTATTAATAAAATAGATTTATAACCAATAAAAATTATTTGTATGAATTTCACAGACATTTTTAAAGGCAAGAATTTGATAGCACTCATTGCTGCTGTTATTATTTGTGTCCTGTTGAGTATATTCGGAGTGCCAAAGATAGCTATTTATGTAGTTATGTTTGCTCTGGGTTGTAACAATAGAAATTTTGCTGAGTGGGTTGAGAGGAAAATTCTTACCCCTCTAAAACGGCTGTTTTAATATCTGATATAGCTGAGTTCATACAAAAACTCAAGGTATTCAATGGCAAAGCAAATAAATGATTCATTTGATAAAGATAAAGATGGCGTTAAATACCAGCACCCAGAAAGAACGTGTAAAGAATGTGTTAAATATCCTTGCTTTAGAGGTCAGGAGAGTAAAGCATGTGATTATGCAAAGTATGGGTGTAGAAACTATAAAGATAAATAAATTTAACCACGAACTCTTATCATTATGATAGAATGCAATATTTACGCTGGACGTAAAGGTAAATTGTGCTATCAGTTTACAGATAACTTTAATTCATTATTGGAAGCGGAATTATTTGCTCAAGAAATATCAGAAATGGATGCAGATGAATTCAGATTTCCTCTTGATGAATGCTGTTGGTTAGCTATAGAAACTGAAAAGGATGATATACCTGAAGATAAAAGAGTTGGAATAGGGTATTTTTAAAATGGAAGTTATTCGTGCCAAGTTGATAACCTATAGAGAGGATATGGGCGGTTATATCGTCTATGTCTTTGAGAATTTAGCTAATGAAACTTATGAAATATGCACCCGATTACCTAGATGGGAAACACCAATTCTCAAAATAGGTGATGTGGGATTCCTAAAGTATAATGAAGTAATAGCAGGTGAGGATACTTGGTATAATCGAGATACTGGACAACAAGTTCCTTACCGCTATACTGGTGTATATTTTATGGATTTTGTTTATGAGAAGCCAGCAGAATCAGATTTAGTTCTATAAATAACAAGATGATGACAATAAAGAGATTATTTTATATGAAAAAGACTTAATATAGAATAACGATATGATGAAGGAAAAATTGGCTGCTGCTATTGCTAAGAAGAATAATGACATTAACGCTTTTGTTTGGAAAGGTCGTAAAGTAGAAGTAAACGGACAACTTGTTCAGGAAGAAAAACGTCTTATTGACTGTTCTGAAGAAGAACTAAGAACTTTTTACAATCACTGTAAATCTATGTTGTATAACGACAGCAAGGAATTCCCAGGAAGATATGTTCTTTTGGACATTATCAAAGACCAAAGAGAAAGATGTAATGCTGAGTTATTCCTTCGCTGGTTAGAGCAAGAAGGCGGCGTGCCAAGATATACGTTCCTAGCTTCATTGAGAGTCTTCCTTGATAACAATAAAGGTATTGATACCAAAGAAGTATTCATCTCTGAAGCATTAGTGGGTGAGTGTCCGACTGAATTTGCTAGGCTTCCAATTGATATTGTATTGGAAGGTTGTTTAGATAAGTTGGGAAAATTTAATAAACAACACATCACATTAACATTTATACTGAAGCAAGGACTTTGGTTTACTCAACAAGAGTCTAAAGACTTGACTGAAAAGACAGCAACTGGAGAATTTCGTGAGAAAGCTGATGTTGCAAAAGAACGTCTTGGATTGAAACCATCCGTAAACTTGTATATGACTCCGAAAGGTTTGTCATTTACTCAATTGCGTGCTATGGTCAATCTTAAGAGTAAGAAATACTCTGAACTTACTACTCCTCAGCTGGAAACTTTGAGGAATAGAATCCTGTTCTCATTAGAAGATGAGGTTAAATTCCACATTAGCCAGTGGGAAACTCGTAAGAACCAAATTAAAATGGTTTGTGATGCTAAAGGTTTTACTCTATAAGAAACTTATTAGTATTTATACCCATTTACATTGGTTCTATTCATTTACTCCTGAGTTTTACTCGCTCATTATGGGAGTTTTGTTTTCATAACTATCAATAGAATATAGAGTAAATTCAAGGGTAAACTTGATAGTTATATGGCAGACTTGTTTGGTAATCTAAGTAGAACCGAACGTCAAGAACAAGGCGTTCAACGATGGGTAGATAACAAGTTATGTGGGACTCTTAATTGGGCTACAGGTAAACATGCAAAAATATGTTAAAGAATCCCATTATTTGGTACTTATGCTAATTTTTATTATATTTGCAGTATTAATTAAATACTATAAAATATGAATTTAAATTATACATTAACAAACCAAAGGTGTGGAATTTACATAATTTTTAATTTAGTAAATGGAAAAAGATATATAGGTTCTTCTAAAAATCTCTATAATAGAATAAATCAACATTATCAAGATTTAAAAAATGATAAACATCATAACACACATTTACAAGCTAGTTGGAATAAGTATGGTGAAGAAAGTTTTACAGCATCTGTATTAGAATATTGTAACGAATCTGAACAGTATGTAAGAGAACAATATTATATAGATATAATTCAGCCAGAGTACAATCAAAATTTTGATATTCAAGAAACTTATAAACAACAGCATAAATGGAAGACTCATTACCTATATAATATCAATACTTTTACATTAGAAGGACAATTTGATAATATTACATCTTTGTTTGATAGTATTAATTATCATCATTGTTCATTCTCTGAAGTAAAAGATAGAATTATTAAGGATAAATATGTTGTATTTAATGAAAAAGTAGAGGATTTAATAGAACTAAAGAAGATTATTGTTAGTAAATACTATAAACTTAAGGGAAAGTCTTACTATATAGTTACTCTAAAAAATAATGAGTATAAAATACATAGAACATTATTAGATTGTTGTACATATATTGATTGTGGAAAAACAACTTTATATCGTAAATTAAATAATGATTCTTTTCCAACTATAGAAAATCCAATTACTATTAAAGATTGTGTAGTCTTTTATACATATGATTATACGCCGTTTATATAAGTAATTATATAAATTATTACCGAGCAAATACGGGGGAGGGGCATGCCAATCCCGTGGTAAACATAAGAATTGCGAAAGGTCTTATGTCACCGTACAGCGTAGGAATTGAATAAATATAATATTCCCAAGAGTGTTCGGCATCCAATATTGAATTGGATGAAAAGGTACGCGGGACTCATAAGAAATCATAATTATGAGAAGTATAGATAAAAAGCTATACGATAACAAAATCGGTAGGTAAAACTAGAGGCGGAATGATGGGTATTAGTAGATTTTTGAAAAAGAATCCAACTAAATCTGTCATAGTTGTAGTTCCTAGTGAACCTGTACAAAAACAATGGGTACAAGAAATAGCAGATTGGAATTTGACTTCTCAATGTTCTGTAAAGACAATGAATGATACTTCCAAAAATGAATATACTTGTACATTACTTGTTATTGATGAAATCCACAAAATTGGAGCACCTACATTGCTGAACATATTTAAAAACATCCATTATAGTATAATCTTAGGTTTAACTGCAACCTTTGAGCGATTGGATGGTAAAGATGAAATTATTCGTAAGAAGTGTCCTATTGTAGATACCATTACGATAGAAGAAGCTATAAAGAATAAATGGCTAGCTGATTATAGAGAATATGAGGTTCTTATCGAGCCAGAAGATATTGAGGTGTACAGAAAGCTCAATCAAGAGTTTTATGAACACTTTGCATACTTTGACCATAACTTCACCTTAGCGATGAATTGTGTTAAAGATTGGAAAGCAAGAGTACTCTTAGCTAAAGAAAGAGTTAAAGATGTTCATAACCAAGATACTTGGAAGGACATAAATAAACAAATTCTTGTACATGCTATGGGATTCAGCAGAACTCTTCAGGCTCGTAAGAAATATATATATAACCATCCTAAAAAGGTAGAATTAACCAACTTAATCTTAGAACATAGGCAAGACAAGAAGTGTATAACTTTTAGTGCTTATATAAGCACAGCTGAGCAGATTAAGTATGGATGTGTCTATTCTGGTAAAGATTCCAAAAAAAAGGGAAGAATGACCATAGACGAATTTATAAAACAGGATGGTGGCGTGTTAAACACTGTAATGAAACTTAATGAGGGATTTAATTGTCCCGATATTAGTGTTTCTGTTATATTGGGATTTAATAGCAGTCAGACAGCTAAGAAGCAACGAATAGGTAGAGTAATTAGGCAAAAAGAAGGTAAGGTTGCTGAAGTGTTCACTCTAGTTCTTAAAGGGACTGTTGAGGAAGAATGGTTTAGAAAATCTACTTCTACTAACTTTATACCTATTAGCGAAGATAATCTGTTAGATGTATTATTAGGTAGACCTTTTACTCCAAAAAAGAAAAAGTCTACTAAAATGATATTCAGGTTCTGATGTTTACGGTAGAATTTTATAACACTTTCTGTACTAAAATGAACAGAGTGCAAGTTGATGCTGTTAGATTATTGTATTTCTTAGAAAGGCATAGCAAGCATAGTATTGCTATAGTTTCTATTAAATATGATAATAAAGAGCTAGATATTGATTCTATTGTTGAAACCCTCAAATTTGATTAGATTATTTTATTATCTAAAAGATTTTTATTATCTTTGTATTCTTAACATCAGAGATATGACGTGTGAAAGAATGTTAGAACTCTATTTATTAACTTATGCTAAAGTGTTTAATGGTAAACGCATTAACGAAGAAGCATTTGATAAGAGGAGATTAGAGTTACTAAAAGAGTTCCTTGAACCCTATGTAATTGATAACGCTGAGAAATCAGAATAAACATTTTACAGTTAATAGATTGTTTAGTTATTGACTAACAATTTATTTAATTGGAAAAATTAAGTTTAACAGTAGACAATCAATTAGTAATGATGGAAAAATATAGATTAACAGCCGAAGAAGCATTGCTAATTGATTTACTATTTCTGGCGAGTGTGGAAGAAGGGCATAAAGAATATCTAGTTAAGTATTTTACTATGCCTGTAACTAGAACTGACCTAAGAGATTTATTAATTAGTCTTCAGAATAAGGGAATTATTACCAAGCAATATAAAGTCCCCGATAAAGGTCAGAAATTCGACCCAGAATGTGTGATATTTAACCAGAACTTTCTTAATAATTATAGAAAATTCAGTGGAGATTTAGGTGCAGAATTCTTTATGGAATATCCTTCTGTAGCTATTATTAATGGCGCAGAAGCCCCTTTAAAGAATTATGCAAAGAAGTTTTCTACAGAAGAAGAGTTTTTCTATGCGTATGGGAAAGCAATTGGTTGGAAGCAGTCTAAACATGAAGAGATACTTGAGTTATTAAAGTGGGCTAAAGACAATAATTGTAACCTCCTAAACATGAATATCGCAGACTTTGTAATAAGTAAAATGTGGAATAGTGTTGAAGAGTTAAAAGACGGAGAGGGTGTAATGAGCTTTAATCCAACTGTTTCTATTTAAATGTCTGTAAAATCCAAGTTCTATGAACTAATAGACGCAGGTCTAAAAGGAAGTAATCAAGGATTATCTTTAGGATTACCTAAATTGGAAATGTACGTCGATGGTTATTTACCTGGAACTTCATATCTAATTGCAGCTCAATCAGGTGTTGGTAAATCTACTTTTATGTTATATACTTTAGTATTTAAGCCTTTAATGGATTATCTAAATAATGACTATGAGGTGGATAGAGACCCTTGTTGGATTATATTTAATCTTGAAATGACTCCTGAACAGATATATGCAAAGTTAGTATCTATGTATATATATGAAACTTTCGGAGAGCAAATGACCTATAAGGAAATGTTCTCTAGAGGTAAAGGGGAAAAACTATCTGAGTCAAGATATGAAATGATTAGACAATGTGATGATTTTCTTGATATACTAGACAAAAGGTTGATATTCCATGATGGAACTTTAACCGCAGAAAAATATTATAAGCATGTTTTAAATGATTTAAAGTTATTTGGAACATTTAATGAGGATAATTATATTCCTAATAATCCACATCAGATTATTGGAATTGTAATTGACCACTTATCATTAGTAAGAGCAAGTTCAGGTAAATCTAAGAAAGATGAAATGGACTTAATCTCAGCTTATTCTGTAGGTTTTAGAAATAAATGCAAAATTGTTTCTCCAATTCACATTATGCAGTTCAATAGAAATGCTAATGGTCAAGAGAGAATAAAACAAGGATTGCAAGAACCTGATTCTAGTGATTTTAAGGATTCAGCTGCAATGTATGAGGATAGCCAAGTAGTTATGGCTTTACATAGTCCTATTAAATTTAAACTTACTAAATATAGGAAATATAATGTTACAGCGTTAGCTCAAAACTTTGTTGCATGTATATTACTAAAAACAAGGTTTGGCACTTCCGATATTGCAGTAGGTTTAGGTTTTTATGGTGATTGTAGTACATACAAGGAACTTCCTAAAGGTGAAGAAATTACAGATTATGAAATTTATAAAACTCCTAATTGGAGTTTGCTAGATTACAAACAACAAGAAGATGCTATTGATAATACAGAGATGTCTAGTAGTAAAATGACTTTGACTTTGTAATTAATGGCAGCAGAAACAATTGCAATCGTTGGTGAAAGTGGTACTGGTAAAAGTACCAGTTTAAGAAATCTTAATCCAGAAGAAACTTTTTTAATTTCTACTACTGGTGAATAGGTTGCCAGTATTTGGTTAATTGCTGGAATCCCCTTAGAGCCTTTTAAACTACAAAGTAGCTGGTGACAGCAGGCTTGAATGTTTGAAAATTAAAAGGATTGGGCAATCAGCAGCTAAGCTTCTATTTATGGGTAAAATAGAAGAAAGTTCAACGACTATCCACGTTGTTGTGGAGTACAAATTAAGCTTTATCACCTTAATTTGGAAATGCCAAATTTAGTATGTACCTTTATAACATTATAAAAATTTTATAGTGTTATGAAAAAGTACAAAATTTACCGTTTAGTTGACCCAACTATGAGTCCAGATAGTAATAAATATATTAGATATATTGGATGGACAAATAAAACATTATCTGCAAGACTTAGTAATCACATAACTGAGGCTAAGCATGACACGTCTCAACAACATACATATAAGAATAGATGGATTAATAAATTATTAAGTCAAAATATAGTTCCTAAAATTGAATTTGTAGACGATTCAGATTCCGAAGAAGAAATAAAAAATATGGAAATTCATTACATTCAAAAATATAAAGATGGAGGATTTATTTTAACTAATGCCACACTAGGTGGTGATGGTCAATTAGGAAGAAAAGTTACAGATGAACAAAAAGCACAATTTGAAAAGGCTATTGATGTCTATGATAAAAATGGACAATTAATAAATACCTTAAAGTCCCAAGCTGAATGTTCAAAAGTATATAATGTATCTTCATCTAAAGTATCAAATGTCTGTAATGGGGTAAGAAAAAGTACTGGTGGTTTAGTATTTAGATTTAAAGGTGAATCCTTTGACAAATATGAAACTATTTCCAATAGAGGTAAAAATTCACCTTTAAAAATATCAGTAGCTAGAATTTCAGAATCAGGAGATGTAATAGCAATTTATAATTCAATAGGAGAATGTGCAAGAAAAGAAAATATAAAAGTAGGTACATTAAAAGCTTACTTAAAACTTTCTGAATTTACACAAAAAGGAACTCGCAGAATGTGTACAGGTAAATACTTTACTAAAAAGATATAGTCTAATCCTGCATGAAAGTGTAGGGTATATGTGTACTTGATATGTACTTTAAAAGCATATACATAAATGAAACCTTTACCTTTTAAAGGCTATAAGAAAAAGTATAAAGAGATAAAGAAAGAAGGTTCTGAATGGGTTGGCAATTACTATGTTAGCTCTAAATATGATAAAATCATAAATATTTTGAAGATTGTAAATCTCAAGATGCCTCATATTAAGCAAGTCGTTATTGACGATAAACGTTAAATTTTATTAATTAGGACATTATATTTTGTGCTTATTGTAAATATAGTTATATTTGCATCAATAACAATATAATTTTATTTACTATGAATAGAAAATATAATAATGAACAAATAATTGAATTACATTCAAAAGGATTAACAGATAGAGAAATTGCAGAAATTTTAGGTGTTAAACCTTCAACGTTTGCTAATAAGCGAGCTAAGCTGGGATTAAAACCTAACAAGTCTAAAAGAGAAACTTATAAACTGGAAGGAGAAACTTTAGAAATATTGATAGGAACATTACTAGGAGATGCATGTGTTAGATATGTATATGATGGATGTAAATATCCAATGCTGCATTTTAATCATAGCATGAAACAATTAGAATATTTTTTGTGGAAGAAAGATAAACTAATTGACTTAATGTCTTCATTTAAGGAGTATACGATAAAAAATGATAAATCAATTACTGGAAGTCGTATGCAATTTAATGGTAAGAATATGGCTTGTTTAAAACCTATTAGAGAATTATTTTACCCAAATGGTGTAAAATGGTTTCCTATTGAATTTCTAGAAAAATACTTCACAGAATTGAGTTTTTATTGTTTTTTCATGGATGATGGGAGTTTTGATATAAGTTCAAATTCCTATATTTTAAATACACAATATTTCGAGACTTCTAATCTAAAAGATTTCTGTAATTTATTGCTAAAAAAGTTTAATATAGAAACTTCTATAAAGTCTGATAATACTATATATATTAGACATGCAAGTAATACTATAGTTTCAAGTATACTTGATAAATATAATGAATGTAAATCAATGTCTTATAAAAGCCAGTCGTCTTTAAACTCCGTTAAACAGGGGAACCCTTAAATGGCAATCCTGTGCTAAACCCTTTAGAAATAAAGGAAAATGCCGAACGACTAGAGGTGATGCCTAACAGATAAGCTGAGGCTATAAATCCCTCCACGAAAGCGGGGCACTACTCAAAGTAAAGTTCGAGAGAATATGAAATGAGCTAAAGATATAGTCTAAACTATGTAGAAAGTACATAGAGTCTAGGATAAAGAGCCTAGAGTTAATACAAACGTGGCAGTATATGTTGAGTTATGAGTTTGTTGATAGGGCAACTGAAGTGGGCTTTACTAAATTTACTGAATTAGCACAGCACGCTATGGAAGTACTTAGATACGCTGAACAGATGAGGGAGGATTGTAAAATGATTTTCCTAACTCATAGTGAGAATGTTGGTGATGCAATCAATCCTAAATATACTATCAAAACCATTGGTAAGTTATTGGCTGAGAAGGTAACTCTTGAAGGTTTGTTTACTTATGTATTCTTTACCAAAGTTCAGGAGGGAGATTCTAGTCGTATGGAATATAAGTTCCTCACTAATACTGATGGTGAATGTGTAGCTAAAACTCCTATGGGAATGTTCAATGATTTACTCATTGATAATGACCTAAATGAGATTATCAAAGTAATTGATGATTATAATAACGGAGAGGAATGATTATAAAAATGATGATTACCTTTGACTACGACCCTGAAACTAACGAATATAAATCGTTAAAACAGGAAATAGTTAAAGACAAAGTTCAGAAAATTACTAAGGCTGAGGAAGCAGAGGATTCTGCTGAACCTCAGATTACCTTAGAGGCAAATAAGTATGTTCTTAATAAAGCAGCAGCAACCTTAATGGGGGTTGAGTGGGAGAATAGGTTGGATATTAAATATCAACCTGTAGAGAAAGGTGGAATGATGTTCCCTATTATAGGTACTGATACTGCATGGAAAACTAAGTCAGGAAATAAACTGACTAAGAGTTTGACTGTAAGTTGTAGAGGTAATGCAAATGAATTACTCTCTAAGTACGGCGATACATTTACAGTAACTCCTTGGAAAGGTCATGAAGGCTTGTTTGTAATGATAGGCAATAAAGACCGTTCTGAGGAAGAACCTACCATAAAAGATGATAATATTAGTATTAAAGAAGATGAAAACCCAGTGGAAGATTTACCATTGGACACTGAATTAGATAATGAAGAAGCATACAAGATTGATGACTTATCATTTGAAATTTAATTCTATATTATTATGGCAGGAATGACATTTAACTTAAATAATGTAAACGGAACAGCAGTAGTAAGACTGAAAGCTTGGGGTATCTATGATGTAGTATTCAAAGGTATTGACCTGATGAAAGGTACAAATAAGGAAGGAAATGCTTGGAAAGCTATGAAAATCAAATTCTCTGGCGATGAAGGTATTTTCGAACCTATGGTTTTCTGTCCTGGCGACAAGGGTGATGAACGTAAAACTGGAGAAACTGGAGGTAAGAAATGGGAACTTCCTTCTGCTCTGGAACAACTTCAGTATACTGTTTCCCATGTTATGACGAACTTGGCTCCTGAAATGATGGAGAAGTTCTCTAAAGCTGTTACTGGTCTTACATTGCCTGATGACTTCGAAAAGTTGGTAGAAACTATGAATAAGGCATTATCTAAAGCTGTTAATAAGAAAACCAAGCTGAAATTAGTTGGCGACAGTAAAGGTTATGCTGCACTTCCTTCCTTTGTAAATATTAACAAAGACGGTGAAGCATATATTTCTAACAACTGGTTAGGCGATACTGTTGCATTCTCTGATTATGAAGTTAAGAAGATGAATGAACAGAAAAATGCTAAACCTACTGCTGTAAAAGACGACGCAGAGGATACTACTGACGTTGAAGCAGGTAACGAAGACTTGGATTTTGAAGTATAATAAATAATTGGTAACTTTGTGGTTCTAATACAAACCATATAATTTAATATGAAACTTGAATTTGAACCTACAATTACTAAGCAATATTTATTAGACAGAGCATCTCAAGAAACATATCTCGAATATTATTTAGGCATACCTGTTAAAAAGGGTTTGTTTAAATCGCCTTTGAGAGCAGACAATAACCCCACTTGTTCCTTTTATAGGAATAAAAGTGGAGATATTGTTCTTAAGGACTTTAGTGGAGCTTTCTATGGCAATTTTATTAGTGTTGTTATGTATAAGTATAATCTTACTTATTATAGAGCATTAAGACAAATTGCCACTGATTTTGGCTATATTAATAGTCCTAAATATCAAAAAAATCCCAAACCTGTTACTATTAGTACCTCGGAATTTAAAGAATCTAAGGAAGCTAATATACAGGTAGAAATCCAGGATTACTCTAAAGAGGAACTGGATTGGTGGATGCAATTTGGTGTTACAGAGAAGATTTTAAAGAAATTTAGAGTCTTCTCCTGTAAGACCATATTTCTTAATGGCAATTTCTTTACATCATCTACAAAGAATTATCCTATATTTGGCTATTATAGAGGTAAGAATGAGAATGAAACTGAATTGTGGAGAATTTATTTTCCCTTTCATAAAAAGAATGAATTTAAGTTTTTATCTAATTGGCGGTCATTCTTATTACAAGGTTCTAAACAGCTACCCAAAGAAGGTGACTTACTTGTAATAACCAAAAGTATGAAAGATGTGATGTGTTTATACTCATTAGGGATAACTGCTATTGCACCTATTTCTGAAAATTTGTTCCTAACCGAGAGTCAATTCTCTAAGCTGAAAAGCAGATTTAAGAGGATTATCGTATTTTATGATAATGATTTACCTGGTATTCATAACATGAATAAAATCAGAAAGTCATTTGATGTAGAATGTGTATGGATTCCTCGCAGTTATGGGGCTAAAGATATTTCTGATTTTCACAAGATGTATGGTGGCGAAAAAACTAAAGAATTGATACAACAATGTCTAGAAAAGCTAAAGAATTAAATACTTCATGCAAAGCTATTTTTAAAGATGGGCATGAAGAAACCTTTAACACTATAGAAGAAGCATCTGAATCAACGGGTATTTCTATTGCTTCTATTAAAATTAGATGCAATAAAAAGGGATGTAAAGGAAAAGATGGAACAGCTTTCGAATGGTTGGATGAACATACTAAAAGAAGTTTTCAGGCAAGAAAGAGTAAATCTAAAGGAAGTGCTTTTGAATACGAAGTAGTTAAGAAATTAAAAGAGATTGGCTATGAAGGGTGTGTAACTGCAAAAGGAGAATCAAAGAGGGTAGATAATAATAAAATAGATATTATTGATACCAATGGTGAATTACCAATTAATATCCAATGTAAACACTACGCCAACACACCTTCTTATTTTAGTATACGAGAAGAATGCTCTGATAAGTCTAAACCATTTGTCTTACTTTGGAAAAAATCGGCAGGTGAGGGTTCAGTAAGCCCAGGTACAGTTGCGATTATACCTGTTGAATATTTTTATGAATTAATTAAGAAATAAAAATGAGATTCGAAATATTAGTTCAAACTTTTAGTGATGTAATAACTAATAGTTCTTCTGAAATATATACAATTAAATCTGATATAGGAGCTGATTACCTAAGAGAATGGTGGGATAATAAACTACGTTCCTTAGGCTATAGTGAGGAAGAAATTAAAAATGATGATACTATAGGTGGTGATATATATTCAGGTGAAAATTGTATAGTTTTGAGTTACGCAGTAATGTGTAATGTAAGTGAGAATATACTAAAGATTCTTACATCAGAATTTGGAGAATCTAATATTAATTATTATGATTAACTTATTAGTAATACCTGTACAAACTGCTAGTGATATAATTACTAACAGCTCTTCAGAAGTATTTATTCTAAATACCGATAAAAGTTGTGAGGAAGTTAACACTATTCTAAGTACTTTCACTCGTGGATTTAGGTACCCAGAAATCTTCTCATTGGAGGATTATCGTAAATGGCGTAAGAAAGTCCGTAATGGAGAAATAGAGGATGATTATAGTTATCCAGGTACTATTTTTAGTATAGCTGATGGTTGGTTTAAAGACCCAGAGGATGAAGAAGACCTTCTTGAATTAAGAATGGATTTTCTGTTTGAACCATTTGAAACTATTGATTATGGGAATGGGCTTATAACACATTCTTATAGGTGTGACTATAAGGAGCCTATCCATGAAGCATTTATTAAATATATAAATGATAATTGGGATAGGGTAAAAGACTCAGTCAATGAAGTTCTTAAATCCTTTGATGAACCTCTAGTTGATAAAGTTACTTGGCATATTATAAGAGTGGACCATTACTGGATGAAAGATGCTTTAAATGACCTTGCTATAGAATTTCTAAAGAGCTACGACGGACCTAAACCCACAATATGGGATGTTAGTAAAAGGGAAGATGTTACAAGGCTTGATGGAAAAATATTAGTTGTAAGTACAGATGACAATAGTATTCCATACGATACGTGGGACAAGATTAGGGATTTGTTCAATGGTTGGAATATACATTTAGGGTGAAATTTTATTTACAATCTTTCAATGATATAGTAACTAATAGTAGTATGGAAGTTTATCAAGAAGCTACTGACTATACTGTTAGTTCTATTAAAAAGATTATAGATACGATTTTAAAGATTGCTCAGTCTGATAAAAAGTGTGATGATTTATTCAATGTCTTTATAGACTATGATGATATGCTCGAAGAGTACTTTGAGGAAATTGAAGATAGCTGTAAAGACGAAGAATTAAAACACCTGATTGACAAAGTTTCTGAGGATAGAGATTTAACCTTAACTGAAGTTTACAATAAATGCTCTGATGCCATTATTTCTAGTGGTTTTCCTACTATAGAACAATATGTAGAAACCTACGATGATGGTTGGGGAGGATGCCCAAGAACTGAAGTGAAGATTATTCCCAAAGATTCTTGCACAAAAGAGGAATTGGAAATTTTAGATAGGATAAATAGCTTATTCAATATTGAAGCTCAATATGATGGTTAAAATTCAATCCATTTCAGACATCATTACTAATAGTAGTTCAGAAGTATTTGTAATATATGACCAGAATGGCATAGATGCAATTAAAACCCTTGTTAATTCCTTACTAAGAATAGCTAACTCTAAGTATATATTTGATAATTTATTTGACATTCAATTTGTATGGGATGATATTGCAGAAGAATATTATAATGATGATGGTGGATTTAAAAATACTGGACAAACATTTGAAGAATATCGTCAATGTTTACAAAACGAACGTTTACGATATATGGAAGGTGCTCCTGTAATTATAGGTATTAAAGTTACACCTAAATTAAATACTCCTGAATGTAAAGAAGCCGCAGATATATTGTCAACAATTGATAGTATCTTTAAAAGCGATGTGTTCTACTGTTAAAATAATCATTCCAGTACAAAGTATGTCTGATGTCATTACTAATAGTAGTTCAGAACTATTCTGTACTATTTTTAGTGATAAACATCTAGATGATATATACGAATTCTTTAGAGAATATATAGGAGTAGGATATTCTGATGAATCTCTTAGCATATATTTGGAACATAAGGATGAGTATTGTGATAAGGAATGTTTTAAGGATTATCCAGACAATTGGATTGAAATCCACATGCCTTATGATTATTCGAATGTAACAAATATCTTACAAGCAGGATTAAAAGCTATCTTAGAAAGTAAGTTCAAAGATAATTATAAAATAGTATTTGATTGATGAAACTCATCACCAAAATTCAATCTTTCTCTGATGTTATTACCAATTCAAGTTCTGAAGTATTCTTAATGAATGAGGCTAATGCTGAGTATTATCATAATTTAGAGAATACACATGGCTGTATATCTATTGAAGAAATTACTTGGGATTGGTTAGAAAATCATTCATGGGAATGGGAAATGGTATGTGACTATCTTGATATTGATAAGAATATCATTGGTGAATACCATGAAAGTCAAACTTGGAAAGGGTATGGCTATTGGAGTGGTCCAGAAGAGGAGGATTGGTTAACATTCCTCGACATTTATAAGGACAAGATTGAAGAAAAAATAATCGGGCTGTACTTTGTAGACATTGAAGACCATTTTGAGGATGCCTATGAAGTAACAGAAGAAGCAAGAGATGATAGTTATTGGTCAGATTCAAGACATTAATAAATTATGAAAGATTGGACTAGTTGGGGAATTAAAATACGAGAGTTCCCAGACCACAATTATAGGGCAATTTGGAATAATTTAAAGACAATACGCTTAGGTGAAGGAGTTGCTAAAGAATTACCTCCTAACGAAGCTGAGTTTTATGACGTTGGTATAAACACAAAGTGTAATGCTATGTGTAGTTTCTGTTATGTTTCAGCCAATAAAGAAGGGATTAATTACCCTGATATTTGTGAAACATGGAAGAAATGGATGAATACTTTTTGGGAAAATAAACCGAAAGAAGGATTTACTTGTACTAACAAACCATTTCAGATTGCTATTGGTATTTTAATATAATTTAACAATTAATCTTTGGAAGAACCGAATTTAGTTCATAATTTTGTACTGTTAAATTTTAAAATAGTATAAAATATGAATAATGGAAATATTGGAATTTATAGAATCACAAACTTAATCAATAATAAATTCTATATAGGGTCATCTTCAGATTTAAAGAAAAGACTATATGAACATCGAAGAGAGTTAAACTTAGGAGTTCACGCAAATAAACATTTACAATCCGCATGGAATAAATACGGAGAAGAAAACTTTAAATTTGAAATAATAGAAACTATAGAGAATGCATCTTGTACAAATAAATATTTACGAGATTTAGAAACTAAGTATATTCAAGAATCTAAATGTTATGAGGATTCTATTGGATATAACTTCATTCCTGGAGGTATTGGAACTTTAAATCTTCCTTGTTCAGAAGAAAAAAAGAAGAAAATATCAAATGCAAATAAAGGTAAAAAAGCCTGGAATAAAGGAGTTTCTATGTCTGAAGAACAAAAAGAAAAATTAAGAGAAATAAATAGAGTAAAAAGAGGTAAACCCATAGATATATATTCTATTACTGGAGAATATTTAGAAACTCTAGGTTCAGTAAAAGAAGTAGTTGAAAAATATAGAGTTGCTAAAAATACTATTACTGATTCTTGTAAAAATAGAAGAGCTTCTAAAAAATATATTTTTAAATATCATAATATAGAAGAAGATTCTAATATAATTACTCCTGAAAAGATATATACAAAAAATAAGACTTGCGGAGAAAATAAATTTTCTATTTATAATCTTAATAATACTTTACTTTTTGAATGTAAATATAAAAAAGATGTAGTTTTTTATTTAACTGGTTCTGAAAAAAGAAATGGAAATATAGAAAGAAAATTAAAGCTTTGTGTAGAAAATGGAGATTCTATATGCTTATATAATAAATATATTGTTAAATTTATAAATGCCCTTAATAGTGGTGACACTATTAATGCACCGCGCCAACTCAATATGGATGATATTGAGGGTATCAGTAATGATGCTAACGGGGAAGCCTAAGTTAGAAATAATATGGTAATCCCGTGCTAACTACAAAGGTAATATGTTGTAGTAGTGTAACGAGTATGGTTGAAACTCTTTTTATTAAGAGAATATAAAGCTTCGAAGGGCTGCGGCATCTTAATTTCTAAGATGAAAATGTATTCTGTGGTTATGGAAACATAGCTGTCTCCAACGTCAACTGGAGAACCTACTATTCATCCTGAATTTTGTCAATTCTTGGAAACAGTATATAATACAGGAGTAGTCCCTAATTATACTACCAATGGATTGATATTTGCTAGGGATAATGTAAAAAGCGGAGAAATCTTAGCTTATACAAAAGAGTATGTCGGAGGGGTTGCCGTTAGCTTAGGAAATCCTGAAATACGTTCTGAAGCTCATAGAGCTATACAGAAACTCCTTAATTGGGGTGATACTAATGTGAATATTCACCATATCATATCTGATAAGAAGTCAGTAGATGATTTCTTTGAGGCTTGTGTTAAGTACGGTAATAATATTTACTATCATGTATTACTTCCATTAATGCCTAGTGGTAGAAGTACTAAATGTATGGAGCCAGGTGTGTTTGAATATTTAGAAGAGACTATTCAAAAGTATGACATTAAAAATGCTGCTTTTGGTGCTCACTTCGTTGAATATTTAAAGACATCTAAAATTAAGACATATCTCTATCCGCCAGAATCTTTAAGTAAGAATATTATCCTTACTAAAGATAAGGTACAAATAACACCGAGTTCTTTTAACTTAAAACCAATACAAGTTATCCAATTATGACAACTTACTTACTTCCATGTTATAGCGAGGAAGATGGTTGCTGGATTGAAAAAGTGCGTGCGAGAAATTTTGACGATGCCGAACAGAAATTTATAAACGCATTTACAGAAGATTATGAGAATATTGATATTCCATCAGATTGGGATGATTTAGTTAATATTCTAGAGAAACAAGCAGATGTATTTATAGGTGAAATTTACGATATAGAGGAATTTTGAATCACGAAGAGGCTACAGCCTTTGGTAAAATCTTTGAAGATAAAATATTTCCTCATAGATGGCTTATTATGTTTCCAAATACTACGCTAACTCCTTCTACTAAATATCAGAATATGGAATGCCATTTCGATTTTTGGTGGACTAGAATGAAAAAGGGTAAGCAAGTAGATTTAAAGGTAGAAACAAAAGCCAAAACCAAAGGTTGGGGTGAGTATGTTCTGTGGGAACTTCTTAACGTAAATGGATATGCTGGGTGGGGATTGGGAGATGCTGACATTATTGTGTTTGGTGCTCCTGACGGCATGTATGTAGTTAACCGTAAAAAAGTTACTAACTTTATATGCAAACACCTAAATATTACACCCGATATTGTTTCTTTACGAAAACAACCATCTTGTTTATTTGATGGTGCTCCATTATGGAAACTTAGCCATAGAATATCAAGACCCAAAGAATTGACTGTAAAAATACCGTTTGATGTGTTTTTAGATTTCGTCTCAAAAAGTACTCTAAAACTTTATAAGGACAATGAGAATAGGTTTAGATATTGATGATTGTTTAGCAGATTTTTGGGGAGCATACTGTGAGTATTTCGATACAGAACACAATCCCAGGATGCTAGAAGACCATATCATCACTCGCAATGTTCAACGCATTTTAAAACAAGATAAAGATTTTTGGTTAAACTTAAAAGTAAAGAATAGACCTGACTTTGTACCCGAATTGTATTGCACTAAACGTGTAAATAACAAGAGGTGGACCAGAGAATGGTTACTAAGTAATGGATTTCCAGATAGACCTATCTATCAGATGTATTACCAACATGGCAATAAAGCTGATATGATTAAGGGTCGAGTGGACATCTTTATTGATGATTCTCTCACTAATGTATTGCAATGTCAAAAGTCTGGAGTTTCTGCATTATTGTTCCATACTGAGCGTACTGAAGACTTTCCAATGTTTAAAGTATACTCTCTTAATAAAGATGAAATAATTGATTCATATTTATTTATGAAAAAGTATGCACAGTAATGTAAAAATAACAACACTTCCTGACACTATACAATTAATTGAGATGAATGACGAGGAATATTTCAGCGATAAATGGGCTGAGTGGATTAGCAATTCAAAACTTGCATTAATAAACCCAGACCAGGATGGAAGCCCAGAGGTGTATAGGGAAGGTTTGAGTAAACATCAGAAATATTCCGATTCTCTTGTATTTGGTAGTGCCGTTCATGAATTAGTATTGCAGCCAGAATCCTTTATATTAGCTGAAGGTGTCGATAGACCTACAGCTAAATTAGGAGCTATGGCTGATGAATTATTTGAGAATTATCTTAATGACCTTACAGATGATAAATATATTATCGCAGCGTCAAATAAAATTGATTATTATAAGGGCAAAATGGATAAAATCAAAATTCAAAATGTACTTGATAAATGTGAAGAATATTGGAAATCTAAAGAAAGATGGCATAAAAACTATTCTGGAGATAAAGAGCCAATATTCTTAGACTCCAAATCAAGAGAAAAATTAAAACTTTGCTTGGCTTCTGTTGATAGTAATCAGGAGATTCAGAGTTTATTACATCCTAAAGGTGTTCTTGAAGACCCTATTTCTATGAATGAAGCTGCTTTATTTATACAAGTAAAGGCTGAATACAATGGTAAAGAAACAATCCTAAAACTGAAAGGTAAATTGGATAACTTTACTATTGATACAGAAACAGGTGAAGTGACCTTAAATGACTTGAAAACTACTGGTCATAAACTAATAGATTTCAAAGATTCATTTAAGAAGTATCATTATAATAGACAAATGGCTATGTATTCGTGGATGTTGCGTTTATATGTAATGAAGCAGTATAATACTAAGCCAAGTAGTCTGTATGCGAATATGCTATTAGTAAGTACAGTTCCAGACTATAGAGCTGGAATATTTAAAGTTACTAATAGAGAGATTCGCAATGGGTTCTTAGAATTTAAAGATTTGCTGCAACGTGTAGCCTATTTAGAATTACATGATTGAGTCGTTTCTTATGGAAGCATGGGAACCATCTTATAAAGATTTGGAAAACTATTATCAAGAATATTTCAGTTTGGGTAATCTGAACTGTGATATAGGGAATAAATTTGCTTTGATTTCACTCATTTGTTTTCTTACTAAGCAAGCTAGGATAAAGAATCCTGATGCAACTTGTTATCAAGTTATAATGAAAATAATTGATGGAGAAGAATCCCAGTATGATATGAAATTCATAAGGGGATTGTCTGTAGTCTGTACGGACATGATGAAACATAGTAATGAGTTCCTGACCTTTGATTTGAAAACTTCCAAAGCAATGGTTAGCAAGATTAAGGAAATTCTGAAAACTTGGTTACCTTTTTAACTATATGGACATTGACGAAAAAATATCTAGTAGGTATGATGCCAATTTACAGATAGTTATGATTCTTAACGACCTGGTATCAGAGCATCCTGATTGGAGATTCCAACAAATCTTGCAAAATGTGGGCATATCTTCGAGAGAAGGTAAAGATTTATTTTATGAAGAAAGTGTGGATACATTAAATAGATTACGTGAAAATTGTTTGATTTTTAAAAATTAAATTTTTTCTGTAAACTATTTGGATAGTAAAAATAAAATAACTATCTTTGTATCACATTTCGATAGAGAAATAGACAGATAATTCAAATTAATTTTTAGATTATTTAATACTAGAACTGCTTGGTTAATTAAAAATTAAGTAGTATATTTGTAATACAGAAACAAAGAGATAAAGACGTATGAAATAATGTTTAAACTATTTTTGAATTATGACAGCAACAAATTTTAAGACAGTAGAAGTAAAAGGTTTTACAAAACAAGAAGCAATCGACCAAGCACCTTTCCAAGTTATTCGTGATGCAACTCAGGCATGGAAAACAGCAGGTAAGCCAATCTCAGAAAAGGCTTTGAAAGGGTTCTGTGCTGAATATCTAGCTAAGCATACTAAATATGCTGCTGGTATTGGTTGTTCTATTACATTCGAAGCAGGTTCTGCCGATACTCGTGAACGTCCTTACACTGTAAAGGATATTAAGAACGAAAAAGGTAAGAGAAAGTATAAAACTGGTTATCAGGGTATCAATCCTGCAACTGGTGAAATTCTTTTCACTAACTTCGAAACTAAGAACAAAGCTAAGGAAGTAGCTAAGGAATTGTACACAAAGAAAGATTATAAAGGTGACATCTTCTGCAAGTACATCAAGGATGTAGTTGAAGGTGAAGTTGGAGCTTTTGAAGTTAAGTACACTCCTTCTAAGAGTGCTAAACAAGGAACTTACATCTGCTTTGGAGTTGAAGCCTAATAGACTTCTACAACTTTAAATATCAAAGGGATTATCTTATGTGAATAAGGTAGTCCCTTATTTTTTTGATAGATTGTCTAAACTAGAGAGATGTTTATTGTAAAGGCGTAACTGCTATCTAATTTTAAAACATCTAACGATGCGTACAAGGCTACATATTAAGTTAATTCCACTAAAAGGTTTAGATTTTTACGAAGATTTCTTCGACGAAGAAACAGGTGAATTATTAAAAGAAGCTGCAATAGAAACAATATATAATAATAAAACCCTAATAGCCTCGAATACAAATATAGAGATTGTTAAGAAAGGCTGGAGTGATGGTTGGATGCAATTTAAGTATCCAGGACAAATGTTCTTTGGCTATCAAGAAGTTAAAAGGAAAGTCCCATGCACAGAATTGCAGTTTAGAAAGCAATTATTGCAAGCACTTAAATATTTTTATGACGATACTCTTAACACTAAAAGAGATAAGAAAGTAAAAGTATTTTGCTTAAATTCTGAACGATTTTATACTTATGTATTGCGCTCTGATTTGGAAGAATTGTTTAAGGATTTATTTCCTGCATTTGAACTAACTAAGGAGTCTGCAAGTAACACATGGAAAGACCCATTGTTAAAAAGTATAATGCTGTCGCATAAAATACCATTTAGGGTTTATAAAATGCCTGATACCGTGGAATTACATAATATACTGAGAGATATATATCTACAATGTTTAGACTGAATGATAAATGGACATAACACTTGATGAATTATTAAAAGGTAAAGCAACTATTATTAAGGGAAAGAATTATTTACCAACTGCTGGGTATGTAGAACCCTTCTTAGAAAGATTATCAAAATTTACTGATGACTTCAGAATACATGTGCAATTACCTGACCAGATTACTAGAACAGTAGAAGGTGACATAAATATGGATGATATTACTTATAATAGAGTCTATATTGAGGCAGTGATGCCCGATGATATGTGTTACACAAACCACGACAAAGTGATTGGTATGGTTATGGGATTAGATGTCCGTAAACCAGTAGCTAAATTCTATAATGGTGCATTAAATGCAGCTTGCACCAATCTATGTGTGTTCAATCCTGATTATTTGGAATGTCAAGGAATTGAACCAGAATCTCCTTTGAATTTCAAACCTTTAGATAGACTATTGAATTTAAAAGATGATACACGCCAAATGTTAATAACTTTACATGAAACTAAGTTTAACAATAGCATCCTTAACCAACAGAACAATCTTGGTAAGTGGGTTAGAAATGTTATTATGAATGACTATGATAGTGGGTTTGGTAAGGTGAAACTCTCTGTTGATAATGCTATTCAGGCTTATAAATCTCTCTTTATGAAAGAAGATTCTGAATACTATCAAAATTCTTCAGAGGTGAGTATGTTCGATGTATATAATGCATTTACTCAACAAATTACGGATGCTAGAGATAAAGGTAAAGATTTGATTAACTTATTTGAAAAGACAATACTTTTAAGAACAATCTTAGACTTTTAACTAATGCTAGTAATAAAGAGAGACAATACTGTTCAAGAGTTCGATTGGAACAAAATTAAAAAAGTAGTTGAAAAAGCATTCAATGCTTGCAATGAAACATTTAATGAAGAGATATTTTCAGATATAAAAGATGAATTATATATAGAAGAAGGCATTACTGTAGAAGAACTACAAGACCAAATTGAACAAGCACTATTTGAATGTGGACATTTTGAAGTTGCAAAGGCTTTTATTCTTTATAGAGATAAACATAAAGAATTGAGATTTTTAAAAGAAAGGAGTGACTATATAGATAAATGTACTTTATCAAATAGTAATACTGCTACTTTATCAGAAGTAGATGCCAATGCTAATGTTCAAAATAAGAATGTTGCTACTATTGAAGCAGAGGTTTATAAAAGTATAAATAAGGACATTCAGCGATATAAGATGAAAAAACGTCTTATAAAGTTATTTCCTGAAGTTGCAGACCAATATGAAAAGGACCTAAATTCTCATATTATTTATACACATGATGAAGCATCTAGTCCTATACCAAAACCTTATTGTGTAGCTGTTTCTATGTATCCTTTCTTTAGAGAAGGAACTTCAAATTTAGATGGACTTGGTAGTACTGCTCCTACTAATTTAACTAGTTTTTGTGGGCAGTTTAATAATTTAGTATTTTTATTAAGTTCTCAATATAAAGGAGCTGTTGCTTTTGGAGAATTTTTTAATGCATTTTATTATTACTGTGTTAAAGAATGGGGAGAAATCTTTTGGGAGAGGGACCAAGAAATTAACAACTGTGGTTCTTTAAAACCTAAAACAATTTCTCAAACTATAGAACAAGCTTTTCAAAATATAGTTTATTCTATAAATCAACCAGCAGGTAATAGAAGTTTTCAATCACCATTTACTAATATATCATATTATGATAGTAATTATTGGCATAGTCTGTTTGATGAATTTGTATTTCCAGATGGAACTAAGCCAGTATGGGAAGGTATAGACTATCTACAAAGGAAGTTTATACACTGGTTTAATAAAGAAAGAGAAAAAACTTTATTAACTTTTCCAGTAGAATCGATGGCATTACTTTCTGATGGTAAAGATATTATAGATAAAGAATATAAAGAATTAACTGCGGAAATGTATGCTGCAGGTCATTCATTCTTTACTTATATATCTGATAATCCAGATGGGCTTGCTAGTTGCTGTAGACTTAGAAATTCCATTGAAAAGAATGAATTCTCCTTTACCAATGGATTAACTGGTGTTGCAACAGGTTCTGTTAATGTGATTACATTAAATATTAATAGAATTATTCAAGATTGTGTAAAAGAATGGCATCAAAATCCTGATAATTATGAAATTCAAGTGACTTCAGAATTTATAAGTTCATATCTTGTTAACATTCTTGAAAGAGTTTATAAGTATCATATAGCTTATAAAGATATGTTATATGAACTTTATGAACATAATATGCTTCCTGCCTATACAGCTGGATATATTAATTTGAATCAGCAATTCTCTACTATTGGAATTAACGGTATTAATGAGGCTGCTGAATATTTAGGAATTAAATGTTCCGATAATAAAGAATATGAAGAATTTTGTGCTTTAATTACTTCTACTATTAGTAAAGAGAATACTAAGCATCGTTCTAAGACAATTAAATTTAATCAAGAATTTGTCCCAGCTGAATCTTTAGCAATAAAGAATTATAATTGGGATAAAAAGGATAAATATTGGGTTCCTGAAGATAGAAATTGCTATAATAGTTATTTTTATAAACCTGATGACTCTACTATTAATGTTTTAGAAAGATTTAGACTGCAAGGAAAGCGCTATGCAGGTTTAATGGATGGTGAATTTTCGCCTGTTATACCTTTTCATCTAACTAGATGGGTATAAATTATTAATTTATGCTAACGGGGAAGTCTGAAGCTTGAGTCGTGAGACTAAATGTATGATAATCCCGTGGGAAAATAATTATCTATATGTATTTGTGTTACTCCATTACATTTACTAAATTTACATAAAAAAATAATTATGCAAATTTATAAAATAACAAATTTAGTAAATGGGAAAATTTATATTGGGTTAACTACTCAAGAATTAAAAATTAGATGGAAGGGGCATAAACAAAGTAGTAAAACAGATACAAGACCTCTATATAAGGCAATGAGAAAATATGGTGTAGATAACTTTTCTATTGATGTAGTTGAACATGTTGATGATATGCAATCCCTAGGAGAAAGAGAAAGATATTATATAAAATTATATGATACACAAAATCCAAAAAATGGGTATAATTTATCTGCAGGAGGGGAACACAATCAATATGATGGGAATCCAAAAGCCAAAGTTACTTTATCCGAAGTCATTCAAATTAGAGAAATCTATGCTATGGGTGAACTTCGATGTAAAGAATGTTGGCAATTATTCAAGCATAAAATATCATTTTCTGCTTTTCAAAAAATCTGGGAAGGAGTTACTTGGAAAGGTATTATGGATGATATTTATACTAAAGAAGCTATAGAATTGCATAGAAAACAATTAGGCTGCAAAGGGGAATCTAACTCACAATCTTTATATAAGGATAGTGAAGTATTAGAAATTCGTAAATACTATGTAAATCATAGCTTAGATGAAACCTATAGGCAATTTGGAAGTCGTAGTGCTACTAAAGATTCTTTTAGGTGTATTATTGCTAATTCTTATAAACATATTCCTATATATAGAAAAAGAAAAGGTATCTGGACATTGAATAATATAGAAATTAATATAGATAATTATAATCCTGTATCGACTATCCTCGAATCGGAGGAGTAAGGCAACTATTAGTACGTTGCTTGAAATGGGTATTGCAGAATATTTCTGTTAAGATATAGTCAGTACTGATAGAAATATCAGAATAATATGGGAGTAGCTCTTCATTGTAATTTAGAAGAACATCTTTCTAAAAAGCAGTATCTTCGTTTAATAGATTATGCTATAGAACAAGGAACAAGTTACTTTACATTTAATATTCCCAATAGTGAATGTAAAGACTGTGGTTTTATAGCAAAGAGACCTTTAAAAGAATGTCCTAAATGTGGAAGTAAAAATATTACATGGTGGACTAGAATTATAGGATATTTAAGACCTATAACATCTTTTAGTGAAGGACGTAAAATAGAAGCAAATAAACGAATTTATTTAAAAAATATATGATGATATTTCAAATCATATTTATAGTTATCCTACTCTTAGAAATAGGAGTAGGACTAGCTGTAAAATACAACTTCAATGGTTTCCAAGACAAATTAGTTTCATTATTCATAAACATGGATATTGAAGACTATATAAGGAACAAATTTCCAGATAAGTGGATATTTCAGATGCTTTTCTTATTAATATTATTCTTGTTGTGCATATGCTAAAGTATGTAAACACAGATGTGGTATTTCAAGAGATTCCAAATGAAACTACACTTGCTATTAATATCTCAAACTGTCCTTGTCATTGTAAGGGCTGCCATAGTGCTTACTTGGCAGAAGATATTGGAGAGCCTTTAGATGTATGGATTGGTTTCGGAACTGCTGTTTTAGATACTCTCATTCATAAAAATGCAGGTATTACTTGTGTTGCTTTTATGGGAGGAGATTCTGACCCAAAAGCAGTTAATAACTGCGCTAGGTACATTAAAAACGAACATCCAGACTTACTAACAGCATGGTATAGTGGTAGACAAGAATTAGCCAAAGAAATAGAATTGAGGAATTTTAATTTTATTAAACTTGGTCCTTATATAGAGGAACTTGGTGGCTTAAAAAGTCCTACAACTAATCAAAGACTCTATGAGGTTAAAATGAGTAAGGAAGTGGATGAAAAGGGTAAACCAATCTACGGTTTAGAAGATATTACAAATATGTTCTGGAAATGAGTTTTTCATTTAAGGATTTTGCATCCAAAAAAATAAAGGAAACTACTGGGAAAAAGATACAACTAGCCCAAGAGCAATTGGATGCTTTAAAAAGAATGGAAGATTTTCTTGATGATGAAGAACCAGTACTAGTATTACAAGGATATGCTGGTACTGGCAAAACTTCTATTCTTAACGAGTATATTCAATTTCTTGATTCCACTGGAGTAGATTTTGTATTATGTGCTCCAACACATAAGGCAAAATTGGTTATGGAAGAAGTAACAGGATATGATGCTGTAACTGTGCATAAATTGTTATCTTTAGCCCCAAACATCGAGATTTTTGAATTAGACTATAAAGATTTAAAGTTCCAATGTAAAGGTTTTGGAGAGATTCCTTATAATGGCATAGTTATTATAGACGAAGCTTCTATGATAAATGATGAAATCTATAAGCTACTCTTAGATATGTGCAAAGAATTTAGCACTAAACTTTTATTCATTGGTGATAAGGCTCAAATACAGCCTGTTTGTAGTAAAGGAACTAGCCTTGTATTTAATTGTTCCAATATTATTACACTAACCAAAATCCATAGGCAAGTAGACACTAATGGACTGTTGCCGTTATTGTCAAAACTGAGAGAAAGACCCATGAAGAGATTTCAACCTATTGAAGCTCCTGAAGGGTCTTTAATTGTTTATGACCAAGCTAAGGACTTTATGCTAAAAAGTGCAGGGTTCTTTAAAAAGGCAATAGAAAATCAGGACATTAATGCTGTAAAAATTATAGCATATACTAATGCTAGAGTTAATGGCTTTAATCAATGTATGCGACGAATGCTATGGGGAGATAAAGTAGAAAACGAATATAATCAGTTTGAGTTTCTTACAGGTTATGAGAACTTTGAGTTTAATAAACAGCAGTTTTATAATTCATTGGACTATATAGTAACCAGTAAGCCTAAAAAGGTGGAGAAGCATATACCTCATTATATAAAACTTCCTGGATTTGAATTGGAATTGTTTGATGCCGTTTATAAAGAACTGATGACTGTTTTTATATTAGATAAAGGTATAAGCAAAAGTGATATGAACGGTTTAGCTTCTAGAATAGAAGATGTCAGAATATCTGCGATAGAAGCTAAATTAAAAGGTAAGAAGACACTTTCCAATATGCATTGGAAGAAATATTTTGCTATAGTTAAAAGTTTCGCCACTCCTAAAGACCTTATGTGGGATAATAGAGTAATTAAAAAGAAAACCTTTGATTATGGCTATGCTTCTACTATTCATAAAATACAAGGTAGTTCATTAAAGACTGTATTTGTTGATATGGCTAATGTTCTCACCTGCAAAGATATTAACGAGATTAGGCAAATGCAATATGTGTCTTTGTCCCGAACTAAAACAGATGCTTATATATTAGTATAAATCGTCTTTCCTATGACTGTAAAAATAGTTTATAATGAGGATTGTCAGCCACTGCAAAATAGAATAACTGCCCATTTATGGCAGAATTTTCCTAAGATTCAAGTAGAAACTTATGACGAATCTCATTACAAAGACAAGAAAAAGGCTATTATGATTAAAGCATCATGTGGTACCAGATTGGCACCTTTTGTAGCTATTTATGATGATAGTAAAGAGCTAATAAAGGCATTTTATTCTGAAACTGGAGATTGTACATTTGATAACATTATAAAATATCTAAATGACATTTAGTGAAGCTGTAACGTGGGGTGATAGCTATATCAGGGCAATGCTTAGATATAGGGATATGCACCTTAAAGACTTTGTAAAAGTTGGAGGAAATCCAGAATTACATCGAGCTATAAAAGATTCTAAGGTTGGGTATATAAAGATTACTAAAATATCTTCTAATGAAGGTTATCTTTCTGAAGGACAATCAGAAGAAGGATTAACAGCTGCATTTGGTGAAGGTATTAGTCTTTATATTGCTGATGTAAAAAAATGGTATAGAACTTCAGTTATCCAAAAAATCTTTTGGGATAGACAAGAGTTCACTACTATGAATTCAAGATATAAGTTTAAATTCACAGAGATTGATTATCGTCCAATTCTTGAAGAATTAAAAAATGAAAGTACAAGTAATTAATATCTCAGAAAATGAACTCCCTAAGTATGAAACTTCTCAGTCTGCTGGTATGGATGTAAGAGCAGACTTTAGTAGAGTTACGCCAGATAAACCTATTAAAGCATTTGGAGATTGTGAAATAATCTTTAAAGGGGAAGGTCATGCTAAGACTATGCTCAGACTAGACCCAGGTGCTAGAGCACTTATTCCTACTGGTTTAAGAATTGCTTTACCTGAACCTATGGATGGCTATAGAGTAGAATGTCAAGTAAGACCTAGAAGTGGTTTGTCTTTAAAGAAGGGAATTACTGTACTAAACACTCCTGGAACTGTTGATTCCGATTATCGTGATGAGGTAGGAGTTATTCTTATTAATCATGGTCATGAAGCAGTCTGGATTGAAGATGGTGAACGTATTGCTCAGCTAGTATTTGGTTGGGCCGATTCCTGTGAATGGGAAGAAGTACGCTCACTTAACGAAACAGATAGAAAAGGTGGATTCGGACATACAGGTGTGAAATAATATGCTTAACGATAGGCAGAAAATCCTGTTAGAATTATGCTGCGCTTGTATTTCTAGTGGTAAATTTCCATTAAGGGACTTGTGGGATTTAATTGGCATTGAAAATAGTTATTTAGAAAAAATAGCAAAGTATATTCAAGCTGAAGGAGATAAAGAGGAAGAATGCTTAGATAAAAAGGATAGGAAATCAATTACTAATTATTCTTATTAATGGATATTTTAGTTAGTAAAGACAATAAAGGCAAAATCAGAGTTGTTGAGATTGACTATGAATGGGATGATAATAGGAGGGGTTACGTCATTAGACGTAAAACCTCCCAATATGGCGGTAAAGTAACAGTTCAACCAGAAATTTGGATATTTACTGGTAAAGCCAAAAGAACTGTTTCTGAGCAAGTAAAGCTAGAATACAATTCCCATTTAAAGAAATATCAAGATAAAGGCTATAAGATACTTCCTTCAAATATCGACCTTAAAGATAGTCCGTCTGTTCAGACATTTGTAGAAGAACAGATGGGTGAAGGTGTTTCTGACTCCAATGGGTTCAAGAAACATATGTTGGCAAAACAGGCGGATAAAGTAGCTACATCAGTATTTGACAAGCTCAAATATTGGTATGCATCAAGGAAAATTGATGGGGTAAGATGCTCTTTCTATTATAAGGATGGAGAAGTAAGAACTGCATCCAGAGGTGGGGAACATTATGATTACTCAACTGCGTTTATGCGCCATAATCCAAAATTAATACAATTCTTTGAAAATCATCCTGACATTGTGTTAGATGGGGAATTGTATAAACATGGCAAATCACTACAACAAATTAGTGGTGCTGCCAGATTGGAGAAGGATACTGCTGGAATGGATTGGCTTGAATATTATATCTATGATGTAATGGATAGTACCAAGATGTTCGAAGAGAGATTAAAGGTTCTCCATGATATTGAATCTGAATTATCCTTAGGTTTCAATCCTAATAAGGAATGGGAAGAGGGAGAATTGAGATTCCAAATGGTTCCGCAAGAGAAAGTTGTGGGATGGACAAATATACAAAAGCTACATGATAAATATGTTAGTGAAGGCTTTGAAGGCGCAGTTATTAGAGACCCATCTAAAGTATATAACTTTGGAGGTAGAACTAATGCTATGATTAAAGTCAAAATGTATAAGGATGCTGAGTTTGAAATCGTTGGTTATGAAGAAGGACTAAGACCTGAAGATATGGTATTTGTATGCCAGACAGAATTAGGTGCTAAGTTTGAAGCTAAACCGATGGGTCCAAGAGAGCTTAAGTATGAATACCTAGATAGGATGGATGAAATTATTGGTAAAATGGCTACCGTTAAGTACTTTTATTTAAGTGATGAAGGTGTGCCATTACAACCAGTACTGAAGTGTATAAGGGACTATGAGTGAAATGTATGAATGTTATTTGACTAAAAGGCTTATTGATTCTTATGTTGAATCAGAACTAATTCTTGACCCAGCAGATTACCTATATTGTGAGACGGAAGATGAATTGCGGCTTATGGTAGAGTTAGATTTGCATGATGCAATGAATACTGGTAATGTATATTGGGAGGATAGTGAGAATAGTATAAGGATTCCAGATGAATTTATCGAAAAATGGAAACATCTGAAGAAAAATGAAGCCTCTGGCATGTGACTTTTACGAATTATATAATATCCCACATACTTGTAGAATTGCCAATCATCTCTACAATATTCAATTAGAAGAATTTGTAGAAGATGATAATGGTGATACCATTTATGGGTATCATTCTGATGCAGAGTTGGTTATTAAAGTTGCCATGAAAGTTAAATTAGAAAGAGGAGATGTTATACCATTAACCAGTGAGCAGATTAAGAACTCTTTTTGGCATGAGTTGTTTCATGCATTTAACTATTATTGGAATAACGAAACAGATGAAGCATTAGCACAAACATTCGCTAATTTTATGCGAGAATTTGAACTGACTAGGAAATGAATTATATTGTAGTTTTTAGGAAAGGGGGAATACTTAATTCCCTCTTTTTTAACCATCGTGATGAATCTAATGTGGCTTATAAAGAAGAGACATTAATTCGTAATGAAGATGATGTTATTAAGGTGATGTTAAAATTCTTTGGTCCTGATAATGGTAATATGATTATTAAAGAGACATTACTAGATGCAAATGTTTTTAGGGAGGAGTATGATAATATTACGAAACAATTAAAGAAGTTACTAGATGAATAAGGTAACCTTTCTTAAATTGTTAAATTTAGTATCCAATATAGAAAACTATTTGGAAAAATTAGGACAACTTGGTATAACAGTTACTGAGAATCCCATAACTGACGAAATATATAGTTCTATTAATGCGGTAATTATGGATGCATACGGTCTTGAAGGATTGAAATGGGTAGAATGGTGGATTTATGAGAAATCTAAGAATCCTGAATTAAAAGCCTATGAAATCAATGACGACGGTAAACAAATCGAAATTATAAGAACTATTAATGAATTGTACGACTACTTAGAAATCAAAAATAAACGTTAATTTAAAAATCAAAATGAAAGACAATCAACTTAACTTCGGAGAGGCATACGCCCTTATGAAGAAAGGCAAGAAAATTACCAATTCCAGAGGTAATATCCTTTTTATAGAAGGTAATAAAGTCTTTTGTATTCCCAAATCTCAATATCCCAAAGGAAAAAGAGAAGAGGTAAAAATCTATTGGGATGCAATATTAAAAGACGACTGGAAAGTTTTTGAGGACTAAGTTTCTCGAGATTATCTAATACAAAGATTGCACATGTATTAGTTTTCTAAATTTGCAATAATGCAATTAACTCAATCACCTAAATTTAACAGAAATTATGCTGCTAAGATTATTGAGATTAAGGATTTTATAAAACATCCTAATCCTAAGTGTGAGAGATTAAAATGTTGTGCTGTTGATGGCTATTCAATTGCAGTAAGTATTGATACAAATCCTGGTACATATGTCTATTTTCCAATAGAATGTGCTATTGATAATCAATTCTTAGCTGCTAATAATCTATTTAGGGATAAAGAAAAGAACCAAGACAAAGATAAAGCTGGATTCTTTGAAGATAATTGTAGAGTTAAAATTATTAAGCTACAAGGTTATCCTTCTGAAGGCTTTATTATTCCTATTACCTCTTTATATAATTGGCTTACCTATATTGGTAAATCACAGGAAGTAATAAATAAACTTACTCCTGGAATCGAATTTGATTCAGTAGACGGAATAATTGTGTGTAGGAAATATGTTCCTAAGGTTACTTTAACTCCTGGTCAACCTAAAGAAGGAGGTAAAATAACTAAGAAACAAAAGGGTGTTAATAAAGTAATTGATACCCAATTTAGGTTCCATTATGATACTACTTTAATAAAGAAGTGTCCTAATGTTATTCATCCTGATGATATTATTAGTATTACTGCGAAAGTTCATGGTACTTCTGGTATTTCTGCCTATGTATTATGTGCTAAGGATATATGTAAAGCTACTAAGGTGTCTACATGGATTACTAATCATATAATAAACCCTGTCTTGAAATTCTTAAGATTGGGTTCTAATCATACTGATATAACAACTCAGGATTATGATTATCTATGGTCTTCACGTTCAGTAGTAAAGAATCCTTATTACAATACAACTGTAAATGGTGGTTTCTATGGAGTTGATGTATGGAAATATGCCGATGATATTATTAGACCTCATTTACAGAAAGGTATGATAGCTTATTACGAAATTATAGGCTATTTACCTAATGGTGGGGCAATCCAGAAGTTAGGAGGAAAAGCATTTGATTATGGTTTTGAACCTCCTAGAAAGATAGAGGATTATAAATACGGTCAGAACTTTGGAATTCAAATTTATCGTTTGACTTATACTAACCCTGATGGTAAAGTATTTGAATTTAGTGCTCGACAAGTACAACAGTGGTGCAATAAAGGAGGCTTAAAGCCTGTAGAAGAATACTATTATGGTTATGCTAAAGACTTATATCCAGATTTATCTGTGACTGAGCATTGGAATGAAAACTTCTTACAAAGACTTGCAAGCGATAAGAGATTCTTCATGGAGTGTGAATCTCCAACTTGTAATAACAAAGTTCCTCATGAAGGACTTGTTATCAAGATTGAAAATGGTCTATCCGAAGCTTATAAACTTAAATGTATTAAGTTCTTGGAAGGCGAATCTAAATCCCTTGATAAAGGAGAAGTTGATATTGAATCTGAATCATAATGGATAATGATATTGACCTAAATGAATATTATGTTCTTTTCCACATCTTAGGACGGTTTGATTGCTGTTGGACTATTCCACGCATGAGAATCCCCAAAGATGTGGGGAGGGCATATTTAAAAGGTGATGACTATGCTAAACAAGTTATTGTTGACCTTATAGCAGATTTTAAAGAAACGCCATCAGATTCTGTGAAAATACTAAAAGTAATAGCTAAAAGATGCAATTCAAATTAGAATTTGTCCTTGACGCTGAAGATGACAGACTATTAGAAGCTGTTAATGAATATCTCTATCATTCTTATAAAGACTTGTCAGAAGTCCCAGAAGATGAAATTTGTTCCTTCTTGATGAAGTGTTGCAATATAATCCAGATTTTAGTAAATGGCTAGAAGACCATCCTTGGTGTGTTACTGTTATACCGAACTTCGATGGAGATGTTCAGTACCATATAGATAACAGTGGAGATGCTCATATTATTGGTAAAGGAAATATTAACTTTTTTACTACTCAATCAGGACTATGACAGAACAAGAATTTCATACCGTAAGACAACCTATATACTTAGATGATAATTTGAACATAAAGGTTGGAACTGGCAAATATGCAAACTTATCTCACGCTGAATGGTTTAATGCTATAGGCTATCCCTATGTACATACTGTACGTGGTTACTATATGAAAACGGAGAATGATGAATACGTTATCCTCTATTGGAATGACTTTGAAGTTCCTAATGTAAATGCCAGCCTATTTGCATATATATTTAGCTATTTTCCTAATATTAAATGGTTAGGATTAGGATGTAATATAGGCAAGATTGGAGAACCATGGAAACCTAAATATAAAATATATCGTGAGCTTGTTTAAACTTTATAAGGATGTAAAATACACCTCTTGGGATAGGCTTTATTATAACGTAGAAGCAGATTCTATAGAAGACGCTATTGAAAAAATTAATAAAGGATTGGTAGATGAATATGATATTGAAGGGCTAGATGTGTATGAAACAATAACTCCAGAAGAAAATGGAGGATTCTCTACAGTCGAAATTTTAAATGAAGACTATGATATTATATATAAAAATGGAGAATAATGTTTAAACTAAATGGAGGAAATGGTGCCGTAGTTTGTGATAGCTGCGGTACTATTATTAAAAACGACATTACATACTCAGAGTATAAAGAAACTAGTTCTGGGTATGATTTATGTGATGAATGTAGGAAACATATAACAGAAGTTGATAACTTTAATCTAATCTGTGAACTACTAGAATTTAATAACCCTGATGAATTTTATTTCTTACAAATTATTCAGAGAAAGAAGGATGGCAATGTAACTGATACAGGAAACAATGGTTATAGAACTATTAAGACTTACTATATCTATAGTGTTGAACAACTTCGTAAGAAGGAAGATAAAATTAAGGAATTATGTCTTAAAAATAATGCTAGAGCATATATAAATGTGAATAGGAGAAATGCTGAAGAGGTAGCCTTATCCGCTATACAGCAGTATGCCCAACTTATATCCGAAGGCAATGCATATCAAGGATATAGAGTATATGATAGTGCTTGCGGGGGTACTAGAGCTAGAGGTTATAAACCATTGTGGATTGTTGATGTAGACTCTAAAGACCCTGAATATTTGGCTAAAATCACTGACATAGTTAATAAATGCCGAGGTGCTGAAGAATTCAAGGTTAAATACCAAATTCCTACTTTAAATGGCTATCATTTGATAACTATTGGATTTGATGTTAATCAGTTTAAGCAGGAATTGGCAATAAATCAGTTAGACAATGTAGATATTCAAAAAGATAATCCTACTTTGTTATATTACGCTAAATTGTAAGACCTAGAAATAGGTTCTGTTAAAGATTACTCGTTATTTATAAGTAAAACTGAACACAATGAGTAATTTACCTTTAGGTGCCGAATTTGACCCGAATGCCCCATTTAACACAGAAGAAAAAACCTTTAAATTTGACCTAGAAGTCAAAGGAATTGCTTACTGGGAGTATAATGGATATTTGGATATTGAAGAAGCACAACAAGCAATTAAAGAAAGATTGTTAGCAGCATTATCACAACTGGGAGATATTGATATAGTAACTAGTGATGTATCTGTTTATTAATGGTATATCTGGTTACTAAGCAACAATCCTTATGGAAATCTGAAAGGTATAAAGTTATTGACTATTTAGAAGCTCTTGAAATATTAGAGCCTCTCAATATAGTAGAACTGGATACTGAAACTATGGGATTAGACCCATATACTAAGGAACTATTAACTGTACAGTTAGGTTGTGCAGATTTCCAAGTTGTTATTGACTGTACATCTGTAGATATACATCTTTTTAAAGATTATATTGAAAACCCTCAAAGAATGTTCTTAGGATGGAATATTAAGTTTGACTTGAAATTCCTATATCACCAAAGAATAGTTCCTAGAAAAGTCTATGATGGATATTTAGCAGAAAAACTTTTATGGTTAGGTTATCCTGCTGGTATGCATGAAATGAGTTTGAAAGCTGCTAGTATAAACTATTTAGGTGTAGACATGGATAAATCCGTTCGAGGTAAAATTATCCAAACAGGTCTTACTGAAGATGTTATTATGTATGCTGCTGGTGACGTATCTTATTTAGGTAAGATTAGAGACAAGCAACTCGTTGAATTAGAAAAGAAGGGGTTATTAAATGCCATTGACTTTGAGAATCATTTCGTAAAATGTCTGGCTTATATAGAATATTGTGGTGCAAAACTTGATGTAGATAAATGGAAAGTTAAAATGACTTCTGACCTAAATAACATGGAAATGTTTGAAGCCGAAATGAATGATTGGGTTGAGAATAGTCCATTTGCTGATAAGTATTGTACTGCAAATATGCAGGGTGACTTGTTTAACGGGTTTGACACTAAACCAAGATGCCATATAAATTGGTCTAGTGCACAACAAGTAATCCCTTTATTTGAAGATTTAGGATTAGACCTTAAAGTGTTGGATAAGAAAACCAAACATTATAAGAAGTCTGTGGATATTAAAGTCGTAGAACCTCAAGCCCATAAGAGTCCTTTAATACCCATTTATATTAAATTTAAAAAGGCAGCTATCATTGTTAATACCTTTGGTAAGAAGTTCTTAGGTTTAATAAATCCTGTCACTGGAAGAATCCATGCCAATTTTAATCAGTTAGGAACTGATACAGGCAGGCTTAGTTCAACAGAGCCTAATCTGCAAAATTTACCTCATGATGCTTTAACAAGATCATGCTTTATTGCAGATAAAGGTAACAAATGGATTTCTGCCGATTACTCTGGTAAAAACTTGTCCATATAAATTTTCACAAATTTTAAGATTATTAACATATTATATTTGATTAATCAGGTCAAAAGTATTAAATTTACACAAATTTAAAATATTTGTGTATGGGAAAATTTAGTAAAGAAATTGAAACTGAAATGATTAGATTATATGTTAATGAAAATAAAAATACAAATGAAATTGCTAAGATATTTAATACATATAATACTTCTGTAAGGAGAGTATTACTTAGAAATAATATAGAATTACGTTCATATGGGGTTGCTCAAAGAAGAGTCCATTTAAAGGATATTAAAGACAAGGAAAAAACTCCTGACTTTGATTACTTTATAGGGTTATTGGCAACTGATGGATGTATAACTGGAGACAGAATTGTATTAGATTTCAGCGAAGAAAACAAGGAACTTTTAGATTATTGGAATGAATTCTTAGGTAATACTTGTAATATTACTTGTAGTATTCATAGAGTATTTAAAGTTCCTCAATACAGAATTGCGTTTAGAAATCCTGAAATTAAAGACTATTTAGCAACATTTGGTATAGTTCCAAGAAAAACTTTTGATTTGTCTCTTTCTTATATTAATTGGGATGTCCTAAGAGGTATAATAGATGGTGATGGCTGTATAGCTAGTACTAACAATGGTACTACATTAAGAATTTCTATTACATCTGCATGTAAAAACTTTCTTGTTCAGATACAAGAATTTTTAAATAAATACTCTATACAATCAAGTATTTTAGAAAGTAATAGAAATAAAAATATAACATATGACCTTCATATCTACAAATCAGAAGATATTGTAACTATGTATGAAAATTTATATACAAATGCTCACTTCTTTTTAAAGAGGAAAGAAGAAAAATTTGGCCCCCTATTAGAGAAATTTAATAGGTGTAGACTCGTAAATTCAGGGGAAGGGAATGAGAACCACAATCCTGAGCCAAGCCCTAATAGGGAAGGTGCAGAGATTAGACACGAGTGACCTAAACAGTAATACTGCATGGTTAAGGTATAATCCAATGTGGACACATTGCAAGAGAGTTATTTAATGGCATCTATAGCTAATGATAAAGCTATGTTAGATGAACTTACTCATGGTAGTGGTGACTTGCATAGTCTAACAGCTAAGATGGTATTCTTACAGATACCTAGAGATATGCCATTAAAAGACATAAAGAAGAATTTCAAAGACCTTAGACAAGAAGCTAAGGGGTATGAATTCTGTTTCAATTATGGAGGTCAGGATAGTACATTGATAAGAAACTATGGTCTTGATGCTAAACGAGCTAAAGAAATATATGATAATTATATGTCAGGTTTCTCTGGCTTGAAGAAATATCAAGATTTTAGAAGGGTTGATGTAATGCGTAAGGGTTATATTCTACTTAGTCCTCTTACTGGTCATAAGGCATATATTTATGATTATGACGAGCTAAAGAGACAAATGGAGAAACAAAATGACCCTGAGTTTTGGGAATATTATCGTGAAATGAAGCGTGAAGCTCCAGGGTGTGATACAGTACAAGCTGTAAGCCGATTTGCAAGGAGAAAGGCAGAGTCTGAAAAGCAATCTATTAATTACCCAATTCAGGCTGCTGGGGCACTAACATTCAAATTAGCGTCTATAAAGCTCTTTAATTGGCTCAGGAAGAATAATTTACTGTTTACAGTTAAATATTGTATCCCAGTTCATGATGAAATAAATCTTGAAGCTCCAGAAGAGATTGCACAAGAAGTTGCAGATATTTTAGTTAAATGTATGGTGAGTGCTGGCGAACCATTCTGTACTAGAGCACATTTAGGTGCTGATGTAGAGGTTGGACCACACTGGATTCATTAATATGCACACTGAAATAGAAAGGAAATTCTTAGTTTCTAACAGCTTGTTCATGGAGCAGGCTGTTAGAATTATGAATATCAGACAAGGATACGTAGGCACTCCTGGCAAAGGAGAAGCCAGAGTTTCTATTCGAGATAATAAGGCTTGGGTTATGATTAAATCCAATAATAGACTATCAAGATTAGAATACGAAATTCCTATACCTAAAGAGGATGCTGAAAAGCTGTTAGCTGAAACATGTGGTAGAATTATTAGTAAGACTAGATACATTGTTCCAGCAGAATCAGATATGCTTAAATGGGAAGTAGATGTATTTCATGGAGAAGACGAAGGGTTAATTCTAGCTGAAATTGAATTACCCTCTGAAGATGTTACATTTGAAAAGCCAGATTGGATTGGAGAAGAAGTAACAGATAATAGTATTTATTATAATTCTTCACTTTCTGAAAGGTCTTGGAAAGCTATTCAGAAATCATACGCTGAAGCTAAGGCTTGGGATGAATGGAGAGACTCACTAGTTAAACGATGAGACTAATTAAACCTCACTTTGAAATTTTAGAGCAACAACCTGGATTAGAAGGACTTTATAAACAGATTGAACTAAGTGGTAGAGTCGCTTATAAATCGGAAGATAAAATTACAGAAGATTCTTACAAAGGATTTGTAGATAGAATAATTAAGTTGAATCACGGCGCAGTACTAGAACATGGTACTGTATATTTAAAGATTCCTATATATGCTGCTACATCTTATAGAATTGATGAATATAAAAATAATCCATATTCTAAAACCCAAATAAATATGGACAGAGAAAGTTGTTATTATATAACAACTAATATGCGTGTTTTAGTAGAACATAATTGGTTGGATGATTTAAAATATCTATGTGAACCTACAAAATATCATGAAAAAAGAATTTGTGTAAAGTTTATTTGCGATAGAGGAATATCTCACGAGTTTGTACGCCACAGAACCTTTAGTTTCTTGATGGAGAGTACCAGATATTGTAATTATTCTAAAAATAAGTTTGGAAATGAATTGACTTTTATCATTCCTTGTTGGTTAGATTATGCTGAACAGCAATTTACTGATAAAGATGATTCTTCTATTAGAACTGATTTATCTGAGAATGAATATTTTATAGACTTACTTCTAGAAGCTGAAAATACTTATAATTACTTAGTTCAGTATTGTGGATGGAAACCTCAAGAAGCTAGAGCTATTCTTCCTAATTCTTTAAAGACAGAATTAGTTATGACTGGTTTTACATCTGATTGGAAGCATTTCTTTGAATTAAGGGACGCTGGTAGTGCACATCCTCAGGCGCAAGAATTAGCTAAACCATTACATGAAGAATTTATTAGGAGGAATTATATCAATGAATAAGGATACTGCGGGGTGTATATCTACAGAGTGCCAAAAGGTATGGAAATTTCTGAGTACTCATATACAGTCACCATGCCAGACGGACGTAGATATATATTACACGAAGGTGATTGAACATATATTAGGTATGGGATTCGTAGAAAGTCCCATATCAATGTATGGTACATTTGCTCATGGAATTTGGGATATGTGTTACAATAGAAGATTTGTATCACGTATAGAACATAACAAGATTCCCTATAACTTAGATATATGTATAGGGACTTTTGAAGCTAACTTACCTATTAGGATTATAGTGTCTAGTCCATTCTTATCTTTACGTGATGAACTATTTATTACTCGTAATCATGGTATAGAATATCTTCAATGGACGTTATCAAGAATGATTAAACATGTAAATATGTATGATAAACATACATCTGAAGAATGGCAGAAAATATATCCCAGTCCTAAAGTTATAGACCCAGATGGATGGGATAGGAAAAACTATACATATTCTTGGCATCAAGAATTAATAGACGAAAAAGAGTATCATCTAAGAGTTATGAAAAGTACTTGTAGATGGGATTCTAATAGTCAGGCAGATTTTAAGATAAGGTTATCTAAACTTGGAATTGTATAACATGGAGAGTGAAGATTTTGTAAAAACCGTTTATGCTGAAAATTCTAATTTAAACGATATAATATTCACTATCCAAGTTAATGAACGATACTTAGAAAAGTATGATGAATTCAAAGACTTAGAAAACGGTATGGAATTTATAGTAGTTGAAAGACCTTATCGAACTCTTGAAGGTAAATGGGAAATTAAATGTAAACTGCTAACTAAAATCAATACTCTTAGATATATAAAAAATGATATTACATTATGAAAATTAATTACACGTCGGGATACACCTGTGATAGTTTAACTATAGATGGAATAGAATCTTTTGATATGCCAGCAGAAGATATTAAAGAAGCTATAGTATTATCATTAAATAAGGTTGAAGATATAGCTGCTCTTCAAAATATACTTATATCTGTATTAGAAGAAGCTGGAGAATTTGAAGATTTAGGACATTGTGAACAATGTGGTGATTTTATATATTCATATACTTTAGAAACATGACAAGAAGCGAAAGACCTACTGTTAGTGATGATTTAAATAAATATTGTCCTATTGCTAAGGTTAATGATTTTATAGAGATTACAGAATGGTCTAATGGAGAAGGATGGGATGTAACTATCAATGATAGACATTTCCATTTAACTCATGGTGAATTAGAAGCTATTAATTTTTTAACAAAGTTTCTTGAATATGGCGAAGGAATTTAAATTTGACCCTAATCTAACTTTTTTCACCTCAGACAGCCACTGGGGACATAAACGTATTATTGAGTTATGTAAGAGGCCTTTTAAAGATGTTGAAGAGATGAATAACTCTCTTATAGCGAATTGGAATAAAGTTGTTCCTAAAAATGGAGTAGTATTTCATCTTGGAGACTTTGCATTTGGTGGTAGCGAGCTATGGAATAAAGTATTAGACCAATTAAACGGAAAAATATATCTTATTCTAGGAAATCACGACCGAGGCAACTTAAGAGAAAATTATATTAAAAAATTTGAGTTAGTTACCCCACAGATGCAGGTAGAGATAGAAGGACGTAGCGTATATTTAAATCACTATCCATTCCTATGTTATGGTGGTTCATACAGAGGTGAAAATGCTGTATGGCAATTATTTGGACATACGCACTCAGGTCCTAATTGTACGGGATTGGATTGTGGTAGACTTAATATATTATTCCCATACCAATATGATGTTGGTGTTGATAATAATAACTATACTCCTATATCCTGGCAACAAGTAAAAGATGTGATTAATCAGCAAATTGAAAAATCTAAATCTAATGACTAAAATAACTTTAGAAAATGACGGTATTAAAAATACTATTGAGTTTGAAGATGATTTAACTGGAACAGAACTTCTTAATGCCTTTTGCTCTTTGATGATTGGTCAGACTTACTTAGTTAATACTGTAAAACAGGCTTTAAGAGAAGTTTTAGACGAATATGAATCCTAACACTTTCAGAAAAATACAAAGACTCCTCAATGGGGAGTCTTTTATTACAAGTGAACCTGGTAATTCAATGCTTCCTTTATATAAGAGTAATGAGAAACATCTTGTTACTCCTATAAAATGGGAGGATTGCAAAGTAGGTGATGTTGTATTTTGTAAAGTTCATGGTTCATGTGTTACTCACAAAGTATATGCAGTAGATAAAGAGAAGGGATGTTTAATAGGCAATAATAAAGGTCACATGAATGGGTGGACTAAAAATGTCTATGGATTAGCTCATAAATTGAAATAAGTATGAAAAAACTAGATTATCTACAGTTTTATTATGGCGGAGAATATACTAAAGAGTCTATTGAAATTCCAGATGATTCCTTAATATTTAAGGTGGCTAACTTTCATGTTAGTTATAAATACAACAGTGCTTGGTCTTATAACATATTAATTTTATCTAAAGAATCCATGGAAGATTTAGATGATATATGTTTGGGAGAATGGTATTTAGCCATGATAGATTCTGTATACTCTGATTATAACTTTAATGATATAGGAGAATTTCCTAAAACAGAGTTCTATACTGTTGAATGTAATTTTGAGAAGATAGATAAATCTCTGCCTATTGAAACAATAGAAAAAGAATCTATCTATAGGATTTCTAAGTTTAAGAGCATAGACTGTGATTATATTTATTTTAGTTATGTTACTATAAAAAATCCAATTACTATGGAGGGTACTTATTTATTAGAATATGATAAATATGATATTGACACCTTATTCAATTATAGAACTAAAATAGTACATGGAGAAAAATATAAGAAGTTATATGAGGAATTTTGTAATAGAGTAATAAGTAAAATTATATAATGACTTGGAAAGAATTAAAGGAATGTATAGAGCAAATGCCTCCTGAAGAACAGACAGGTATTGTAATGATATGGTTAGAATATGACCAACCACGACCTGCAAAGCACTTCAGTAAGGCAGATGAAAATCTCTATGTTGTTGATGGATGGGATTCTTATTGTAATGAAAATTATGCCAAAGTACATCCAGAAAAAGATATAGAATTAGTATTAGAAAAAGGAGACTATTATCTTAAATGAAAATTTGTGCAACAAGTGATTTGCATGGTATCTTACCAGAAATAAAACCATGTGAATTAGTATTAATTTGTGGAGATATTATGCCTTTAAGAATGCAAAGGAATATTCCACAAAGTGAAAAATGGCTAAAGACTACATTCGCTGATTGGGTGAAAAGTTTACCTTGTGAGGCTGTAGTTATGGTTGGAGGAAACCATGACTGGGTTTTATTTAATATGTATCAAGATTTTCTTAAACAAAATGCATTATTGAGAACTCCTACTAATGGAAAATTAGTTCTTTTAGAGAATACTATATATAAGCATATAAGCTCTGAAGGAAAGATTTACACTATTTGGGGAACTCCGTTTTGTAAACCATTTGGTAATTGGGCATTTATGTATGAACCTGAAACATTAATAAAGGCATATGAAACGATGCCTGAATATTGTGACATAGTTCTTTCACACGATGCGCCTTTGTTATGTGGACTCGGAGAAATACATCAGGGCTTCCAAAAAGGGGTTGATGCTGGAAATTCCTGGCTGGCAGATGAAATGCTTCGAAAACATCCCAAATATATATTTTGCGGACATATTCATAGTGGAGAGCATGAATTACAATTTCTAGATGATATGAAAATGGCTAATGTATCATTAGTAGATGAAACTTATTCAGAAACTTTTAAACCTTTGTATCTCGATGTCTAATAAAGTTATTGTTAGAAATGGAATAGGATTTCCTGGTCTGTTATTTATTGTTTTGTTAGTTTGTAAATTATTTGGAGTTAATATTGGTTGGTTATGGGTATTTGCCCCTCTGTGGATTCCACTTGTACTAACCATCTTGTTTGTTATAATCTTTGCACTTTATTGTTTTACACAAATGAAATTTTAAAATGAATACTTTAATTATTGTGGACTGCCAGAATGATTTTGTTCTGACAAATGCCCCCTTACATGTTAAGGGGGCTACTAAAGCGATTTATAACATAGAAGAATTGTTATCAACTGGTATTATTGATAATGTAATATTTACAGTTGACTGGCATCCTCTTAATCACAAATCCTTTAAAGAAAATGGTGGAGAATGGCCTGAGCACTGTGTTCAATATACTGAAGGTGCTTCTATTTGTGAAATCTTGTATACAAAGTGTGCTGAGAAAAATATTCCCTATCAAGTTTTAGAAAAGGGGACTATTGACAGCATTGAAGAGTATGGTGCAATATCCGAAATTAAAGATAGACGTACCTATTATGAACTATGCTCTAAATCAGACACAGTCTTTTTAAACAAGAGAGTAAATGTAATTGTATGTGGAGTTGCTGGAGACTATTGTGTACTTGAAACATTAAAGCAGTTACGCCCACTTTACCCAATGGTATATCTTAATGGTATTGCTTCTATTGATGGTGGTACTAAGTTAAACACATACATTTCAGAAAATAACATTAAACTATTTTAATGGTACTTTTTATTATTTATATTTTCTGTGTTATTTGTCTGGTATCTATATTTCTTGCATATCATTCACAAGACATTTTAGGTATAATTCCAGATAGGGTTTGGATATTTCTCATGTTTCTTTGTTTTATACCAATCCTAAATACAGTTATGCTATTAATGATAATATTTAACCATGATAGCCCTCAAGTTGAAGATGTTAATGAAGCATTAAAAACAATGGAAGAATTAGACAAAAAACTTAAAGAGCTGTCAGATAAATTTAATAAAAGATGATAATCAAATCTATTCTTGATTGTTAACAGCTTTTAACATAACTTTTTGTAAATTTACTTGAAATTACCGATAATTAGTTGTAAACTTGTATATAATTAAAATATGCAAGAATATGGCTAAAAAGACAAAAGAACAATTTATTGAAGAAGCTCGCCAAGTTTGGGGAGATAAATTTGATTATTCTAAAGTAGAATATAAAACTAGATTAGAAAAAACATGTATTATTTGTCCTGAACACGGTGAATTTTGGCAGACTCCTACTCAACATTTAAAAGGAGCTTTAGGTTGTAAAGGTTGTTGGAGTAAAGAACATAGTAAATCTACAGAAGATTTTATAAGAGAGGCAATTGAGATACATGGAAATAAATATGATTATAGTAAAACTGTTTACAAAACTGCTAGACAAAAAGTAACTATAATTTGTCCTAAGCATGGAGAATTTGAATAGTTAGCTAATGCACATCTTCAAGGTGAGGGTTGTTTTCAATGTGAAAGAGAACGAAAATCTAAATCTACAGAAGAGTTTATTAATGAGGCTAAATTAATACATGGGGATTTATACGATTATAGTAAAACTAAATATATTAATCGTAGTACTCCTGTTATAATTATATGTCAAAAACATGGAAAGTTTGTTCAAACTCCATTTAATCATTTACAAGGAAAAGGATGTCCTCATTGTAAATCTAAGGAGCAAACAAACCTATTTAATAGATTAATACAAGATTTTCCTAATGAGGAAATTCTTTATGAAGTCGGAAATAGAGTTATTCCTTGGTTAGAAGGGCAAAGATTTGATATTTATTTTCCAAAGTACAATATCGCTGTCGAATATAATGGACCACAACATTATATGCCTATTGAAAGATTAGGTGGAGAAATATCCTACCTTAAAACTGTGGAACGTGATAAAGAAAAACATAAAAAATGTGAAAAAAATAATTGTATTTTATTTGAATTAAAATATGATTATTCTGAACAAGATTATATTAATTTAAAAAATAGTATATTATGTGTATTAAATCAATATTAGACACCGATGTTTACAAATTCAGTACATCCTATGCTTACATGAAACTATTCCCAAATGCAGTAGGAACCTTTCAATTTGTTGACAGAGACAATACAAAGTACACTGATGAATTTGTAAGAGAGTTCAAAATGGAACTTTGTAATATGTCTCGGTTAGCTCTTACTTTGGAAGAATCTATATTTATGTCTAAATGTAGATTTATCCCTAAAGTTTATTGGGAATGGCTATCTTCATTTAGGTTTGACCCTAATGTAGTTTCTGTATGTGTAGATGTTTTAGGGCATTTGCATATTGAAGTTACTGACCTTTTATATAAGGCAACTTTATATGAAGTTCCTATTTTGGCTTTAGTGTCAGAACTCCGAAACAAAATGTTAGGATATGCAGCTGATATTAATGAAGTTATTGATAGGTTAATACCTAAAATTAAACTGTCCAATGAATATAAAATTAAATTCTCTGAATTTGGAACAAGACGGAGATTTAACTTTAATGTTCAGAAACAAGTTGTGGATTATATAGCTCATAATTCTCAGTATTGTACGGGAACTTCTAATTGCTATTTGGCAATGCTGTACGGTATGAAACCTATGGGAACTCATCCTCATGAATGGTTTATGTTTCATGGGGCACAATTCGGCTATAAACATGCTAATTACCTTGCCCTTGAAAATTGGGTAAAAGTTTATGATGGTGATTTGGGAATTGCTTTAACTGATACTTACACTTCTAGTGCATTCTTTAATAACTTTAGCAGAAAACATGCTAAATTATTTGATGGAATTCGCCAGGATAGTGGTGATGAATATCAATTTGTAATGAAGGCAATTGCCCGCTATAAAGGATTGGGTATTGACCCTTCTACAAAGACTATAGTATTTAGTAATGCTTTAGATTTTGAAAAGGCTAAAGACATTAATGAATATTGTAGAGGTAGAATAAATGCTTCATTTGGTATAGGTACAAATCTTACTAATGATACAGGTAATCCTCCTGCAAACATTGTAATGAAATTATCTTTATGCCAAATGTCAGAAGGTAAGCCAATCTATAATTGTGTTAAACTTTCTGATGATTTAGGTAAGCATCATGGTGAAGAAAAAGAAGTTGATTTATGTGTGAGAGAACTAAATCTTTAAATAGTGAAATTCCAGACAGTGTACTTTTAAAGTATGCTGTCTTGGATTTAAAGAAAGCTAGAGTTGAAATTGGTAAGCTTAAAGCATATATAGAAGAATTGGAACATCAAATTGAATCTCTAAAGAAAAAGTATGAAAATTGTGTTCCTCAAGAAAAATTTGATTCTCATAATGCTGAAAAGAATAAGCATATCAAGGGACTTGAAGCTAAAAATGAGAAGCTACGTAAACAAATTTATGAATTAAATTATAAATTAAATAAACATGCATAAATTAAATTATGAGAAAGTATTTTGGACACTAGTAGAAGAAACTAAGAAATATCTTTTGGATAACAATCTAAAAGCTATGGTTCTTGGTATTAGTGGTGGTATAGATAGTACTGTTACTGCTGCTGTTTGTCATGAAGTAAGTAAACAGACTGGGATTCCTCTAATTGGTAGAAGTCTTCCTATTAAAAATAAGTATAATGAATTTGACACTTCTAAATTAGTCGGAGAAGCTTTTTGTGATGATTTTCAAGTAGTAGAACTAAAAGACTTATATGAGACTTCGTTAAGTATGATTGTTTATAACGAACAAGCAAGACTAGCTATACATAAAGATGGAAATGTTCAAACTCAAACTCTTATCGCTAATGGTAATATCCAAGCTAGACTTCGTATGATATATCTTTACAACCTTGCATCTATTCATAATGGTCTAGTAATGTCTACCGATAATCAAACAGAGTATCAGTTAGGATTCTGGACTATTCATGGTGATGTTGGAGATTTTGACCCATTACAGGATTTATGGAAAACTGAGGTGTATAAATTAGCCAATCAAATACTAAAGAATTATCTATTCCAAATGACCAGTGCTGAAGAGGCCCATATGTGGAATGTATGTGAAACATACAATAAAATGTTTGAAGCCATAAAGAAGTCTATAGAATTAACTCCTACTGATGGTCTTGGAATCTCTAATTCTGACTTAGACCAAATTGGAGCTAAATCTTATGCTGAAGTAGATGCTATCTTACAAGATTTCTTATCTTATAATGAGTTATTTTCTGCAACTACTAAGAAGGTAAATGCGGATAGATATTTGGAATATAATGCCTTGTATGACATAGAACCAGAAGTTATTAAGAAAGTGTTAGATAGACATATTACTTCTGAATTTAAACGTAAGAAAGCACCAATCTATATCGAAAGGAGGAAATATGAAATCTGAGTTTATATATACACCTATAACTAATAGGACATATCCTTATTTGGGAATTTCTATTACTGGGATGGGATACTAATTATTCTCTTTTCTTCTCCTAATACTGGTACTGTTGTAGGAGTAACTGGCTCTAGACCTAATAAATTAGGTTCATATTCTAAATCTTGGGCGGAAGAAATTTTTGAAATTTTTACAGGCGAAGTTAAATTAAGTAATTAAAATTTATGAAACTATATTATTTATTTTTATTGATGATGTTCTTCCTTATGGAAGGATGCACAAGTAAGTCAAACCATTATGATTCATACAGTGATAAGTATGAATATAAGATGAAAAAAGATACTGTAAGGCATAGACGGTATAATGATTACTACTATATGAATAATCATACTTATTCTAATAATAATGGTATTTCTAGTAGTCCATATAGTAGTTCAAAATCATATAAGAAATCAAAATCCTACAGAAAGCCAAGTAATTCTTATAAAAAGAAAAGCTATTCTTCTTATAGGAATAAAAGCTATTCTGGCAGTAGGAGAAGTCATTCAACTAGAACAAGAAGCCACAGAAGATGAAAGCCGCTCTATTATTTTTAATAGTTTTGATTAGTAGTTGTACTCCTACTGAAAATATTTCTCGTTATAAACATATAGGTACAACTGAGACTGGATATATCTATGAAATTACAATAGATAACCATGACTATATAACTTATGGTCAAGGTCTTTCTCATTCTGGAACATGTAGGAAATGCAAACAAGAAAAAGATAGTATTATTAGTGCTATTAAGGATGGACGGACTGATAATCAACGATGAAGTTTATAGATTAGTAGAAGATAGTGAAGATTTTGATTGTAAAGATTGTGCCCTAGAGAAATACTGTGGGAATTTTGATACATCAATTTGTACTGAATCTTTTATTACTACTACTAACAGTTGTAGACATTTTGAAAAGGTTGAAAAGACTTTAAAGGACGACGGCAAACAATCAGAAATTCCAAATCAAACTTATTTTATTAATATGAAAGGATTCTTTTTTGGTTCATTTGACCCGCCACATATAGGTCATGTGAATGTGGTTACTGCTGCCTTAAACTCTGGGCAGGTAGACGAAATTGAAGTAGTCCCAGCATTTAAGAGTGTTTGGAAGAACACTGAAACTCCTTGGGATTATAGATTAATGATGTGTCAGCTAACATTTGATAAGATTCCCAACGTCAAAGTGAATAGTATGGAATACTTTCTTGCTAAAGGAGAGCCATTACCTACTTATAAGGTTATTGATTTTCTAAAAGAAGTAGAGAAAGAAGATTTCTATATTATTACTACAAACGAAACATATAGAGAAATTAGTGTGTGGCAGGAAGGAGAAAGAATACTAAAAGAAAATAAATTTCTTATTGTTTGTTCCTATCATTTTCCCGAAGTTTTGGAACCAGGTATTTCTGATATTATAACTTATGCTCCTGATATTACTATTTGTTCTACTAATCTTAGAGATAAGATTAAAAAGGGAATGTTAGTTCAACCATTTATTTTACCAGATGTAATAAGGTTTATCAATAAGCTAAATCTATATAAATGAATATTTACGTTTCTTGTCCTCATTCATTTTCTGAAGGGTTAGATAAAGTACTAAAATACTTATCTTACTATGTAGTAGACTCAGTTACATGCAACAGAAAAGGAGAATCTTATAACTTCTCTTTATTAGAACAAGCAGATTGTGTAGTATTTATAATAGATAGATTTAAATGGCAAGAAAACTTGAAAATATTTCTCGTGGAATGTTACATGAATTGATTTATTGCTTAAATCACAAGAAATCATTTTATTTAGCATATCAAGCAGCCGATGGTATGAATATCTATGGTGCTCAAATTACTCCTGATTTGATATTTAGTGGTATTGCTGGAACTAAAGGAAATATTTTTAAGATATATGATTCCGCTAGTGCTAATTTTTTAGTAAATCTTCATGCTATTACTAAAGAAGCAGAAGAAATGAATAAACTTGATATTAATTACGAACTGGAGGAAACTCCAAAATCAACAAACAGTTATTTTTATTAATATGGCAAAGAATTGGTCTTATACAATCCCCGACGGCGAACATAAGGGAAAAACTATTTGGTCAGGCAGGTACTGTGCAGTATCTGCCTTTGTATTTTGTAAATTTCCTGATGGGTGGAAAATATTAGCTAACAAAAGAGGGATAGGAACACCTGATTTTCAAGGTAAATGGAATGTCCCTTGTGGATATTTAGAAGCTGATGAAAGTGCTCAACAAGGGTGTGCTAGGGAAGTTTATGAAGAAACAGGTGTAAAAATTGGTTATACCGAATTCAATCTTATTCACGTAGAAACAGAACCAGAAAAATGTAATAATGGTAATGTAACACTTCGTCATTTAGCTATTTTAAGGTATGGTACTGATGATATTTCTATTTCCAAGGAGGCTGTACTAAATGGTAGTGGGGAAAAAGATGAGGTGGAATCTATAGCTTGGATATCAATTGATAACATTGATAATTACGAGTGGGCATTTAACCATTATAATACCATTAAAGAGATTATTGATACTTATGCTTGTTTCACTTATGATAGGTAAATGAATCTTATTCTTAATACTCCTGGTAAAAGAGTTAGCATTGAATCCAGTGATTATACAACTTTATCAGAATTGATATGTGATTTCTGTAGAGTATTAGGTATTCAAGGCTACAATAAGAGAGATATTGTAAAGGAATTACAAGATACTATCGTTAAGCTAGAAGCTGATGAAATAATTAGTGATGTTGGAGAAATTTAAAACAAAAAATTATGCTGAAAGAACAAATTGATAATCTTATTAAACAAGCAATACTTGATAAAGATAGTAATCGAGTAAAAGTATTAAGAGCTATTAAAAGTGAGTTCTTAGTATATCAAACTGCAAAGAATGCTAAGCCTTTAGATGATGCAGCTGAATTTACTATTCTACGTAAGATGGTAAAACAAAGATTGGATAGTAGAGACCAATATATCGCTGGTGGAAGGAAAGACTTGGCTGACAGTGAATCAAAAGAGATTCTAGTGCTTGAGTCTTTCCTTCCTCGAGAAGCCACGGTTGAGGACATTAATAAGGCAATCTTTGAAATCTGTCAAGAAAAGGGATGGTGCATTCCGCTTGGTTCGGACCGAATCAGTCCACAAATCCCGAAAAAGTCTATGGGCGAGGCTATTAAATTGGCTAAGGCAAAGCTTGATAATGTAGATGGCAAATTATTGGCTGATACAATTAAATTTTGTTTGGTATGACACTGAAAGAAATTGTTACATCACCAATTTTGCAGAATTTTCTCATGCCATTGCAGGTGTCCTTTATTATAAGGTAAAAGTAGGTGATAAAGAAGTTTTATTCCCTATTGATATGAATAATAAGGACGATGTAGGTACAACTACATTTGAAAGTTCTTACAGACCCATAACCTTAATGAGATATCAGAAGAGCTATGAATGAAGAGACTTTTGGTGGAAATGAAAGCTATTAATGCATAAGTAATAGATACTATTAATCAATAACTCTAACTCTTGTTAAATTTCTTAAAATTCTTAGATTAATTTGGTAATACAGGTTAGATTTCTTAAATTTGTAGAAATTAAGTAGTTAAACATGTTAAACAGGTTAATTTATGAAAATCGAAAGTAAAATTAAGAAATTTCAGCAAGGTGGTGCAATGCCACAAGAAGCTCCTGCACAAGGTGGAGAAATGCCAGCAGGAGGACCAGCTCCTGAAGGTGGAGCACCTGCACAAGGTGAACAAGACCCAATGATGTAGATTCTTCAAGTAGCTGCACAAGCAGTACAAACCCAAAATTGTGAAGCAGCTATGGCAGTATGTCAGGCTTTAATGCAAATTGCTCAAGGTGGTGCTGCTCAAGAACAGGCTCCTCAAGAAGAACCAACTTTTGCAAGAAATGGGGCTAAATTAGTAAGAGTTAGATAAGTAATTAAAAAGTGAAAAGGGGCGTATAATTTATTATATGCTCCTTTTTTATTATATGTAATATATGTCACAAGTAATAAGAAAATATTCAAACGGAAAGCCAATTAAACTTGATGATAGTAAACTATTCCAAAGAGAAGGTTTTGGGGCATATAAAAGAGAGGATATTGCAAATAATTTAGCTAAAGGTCTGGAATAGTTTATTGCAGATGAAAAAATGAATGAAAAAGATGCACAAATATTTAGATAGATAGTAGGACAAGCTATTGAAGGTACTAGAAATGGTCAATTCACTAAGATGGATACTAGCGGTATTCATAATACAATGAATTGGAATAGTAGCGGTGTAACTGAGGGTAAGAAATTTTTAGGTATTAATGTTGGAGGCTAGAGAGCCTTTGATAAAAGTGCGAAGACTAATGATGGTAGAAATAATGCACTAAATGCTTTAAATAGGTTTTATACTAAAACCTTGGACTCTATGTCTACATATAATTATGATGACGAGTTAAAAGCATATAATGATAAAAATCCAAAATCAAAATATAATGCAAATACATTTCTAACTGATGAAATATCTAGAAGATGGTATGGTGGAAATGGTATTGATTGGGATAATTTCTCTAAAAATAGAACAGAACAAGAAAGAAGAAATTTAATAGCTGATATATATAATAATGCAAACTTCAATGAATTATTTAATAAATATGATTGGAGTGGTACAAATGTAAAAAGTATTCAAGATTTAACCAATTTATATAGAGCTTTTGGTTCTAAAATCTCAGATAATAAATTGGATAATAATGATTATAATACATTTGCAGCATTAGGAGGTACTGATTTAGACCAATTTATTACTGGAACAAAAAAAGCAGAAACTCCAACAGAAAAAGGTAGCGAAGGACGTGTAGGTAAGGCTGATACTAATTGGAATAATTCTGAGTATGATAGAACTGTTGACGATAAAGGTCAATATCATATATATAAAAAGGGTACTGGAGAAGAAGTGAGTGGAATACTTCCTGGTAATGTTTTTGAAGGTGTTGGTAATAAATATGTTTTTAATGGAAACATCTATGATGATTCTAATTTACCAGAACAATACAGGCAAGATATTGATAGAGCAAGACAAGCCCAATTAGGAAATTATACACAATTAACAGATAATAACCCATTTACCAAAATGTTAAAGGAATAGGGATATAATTATATTACTAATTTATCACAATTTACTTCTGGAATAGGTAATAATATTCTATATGGAATATATTCTAATCCTTCCGATGTTAATGGTAAAATGGGATATTATTTAAAAGACCCAACTACAGGTAAAGCTATAAATGGTAGGGTAGAATACAATAATACTTTAGGACAATATCAATTTATTGGAAATAATGGATCTGTTACTAATTTAGGTACTTATAATAAAAATGGAACGTTAACTAATTAGGGAACTACATTTGTTAATTATAATGATACTTCTGAAAATAATCAAAACACATTATTCAGTGCATGGTTAAGAAATTCTGATTTAAATAACCCTGCTAGTAATGCATATAGGATGGTGTAGGCCACACTGTCAAAATGGATAAATTCTGGAAAGTCCCCATTTGTAAATTATGGTGGAACATATCAATGGAAGAATGGTAATGATATTATGAGTGTTAGAAAAGGTTCAAATGGTCAATGGGAATGGAGCTTCAATACAGGATTTGATGATTCAAAAGGAACTCAAAATAAACGACTTGAAGCATTACTACAAATTCCTGTAAATCAAAGAACTAGAGAAATTAATGATGAAATATTAAGGTTACAGGGATATAAAAATGGAGGTATTATTTCAGCGCAGTTAGGAGTTAAATTTACAAAGGTTGATGATAAACCATAGTTAGAAAGACCCGAACTAAGTAAAGAATAGATTGAAAGAAATGAAAAGGCACATCAATCATTTACTGGAAGGTCTAATATATCCTTAGGAAATAATAAAGAAATTACTGATGCAGGAGGTGTTCTTAAAACTTCGGATAAAGTAAGGTTAGGTGCAGCTATGGCTGATTTAGCTAGTGTTGGATTGGGATTTATACCTGGGGCTAACTTACTTTCTACTGGAATAGGAGCAGCTTCTTCAGTTACAGAATTTGGAGCAGATTGGGCCAGTGATGGTCTTGATTGGGGTGATGTAGGTAGATTAGGTATGAACTTAGGAATGGATGCTTTATCATTAATCCCTATAGGAAAAACTTTGAAGGCTACTAAAGCATTAGGAAAAATACGTAAAAGTATTCCTTTAATTATGACTGCTGTAAATTCTGCTAATTTTTTAGACCCTTCTATAAGAGCAGAGTATAATAAAACTTTGTCAAAACTTACGTCAGGAGATATAAAAAGTTTAAATACTGGTGATTTTAAAAATCTCTCAGCTATTGCTAGTACAGTATTAATGGGTAGAAATCTTGCTAAATCTCATAAAGGATTTTGGAATACTAACACCACTGATTCTGGAAAAAGAAGAGTAACAGCTATGATTGATGGTAAACAACAATCATTAGAATTGGATGAAGCTTTCTTTTAGAATACTAAAGGTAAAAATCAAGTACAAGAACTTAAAAATAAGTTTGCTGAACAATATAATAAGCAAAATAAACTTGAAGGTGATAAAGCCATAAAGCCAGAAAACGTGGCTGTAGACACTAAGTACTTTGGAAGAAGACCTCAATCTGAAAAAGTGGCTGGAACTAAAGGTGATGGTAATTGGATAACTAATAATATGGTAGGAAGATATTTCCTAGGTTATGAAGACCCTTCTGTACCTAAAGGTCTAGATGCATTATTAATAAATACCAAATTATTTAAACATCCTACATCTAAAATTAAACCCACTTAGAATAATTAGAATAATTAGAATAGACTTAATTATTTGAAGTCTATGGGTAACAAACAATTAACACCTAAAGATATTAAAGTAATTAATGCTCAAAGAAAAAGTGAAGGAAAATAGCCTTTAACTCAACAAGAAATTGATGCTATAAATAATAGAAGAAAGTAGGCATAGAGTGATGTACTTTCATTAGACCAAAGGTTAGCTAATTATAAGAAGAAGAAAGCAGAGTGGTCAGTAGAAGATGCTCAGAAAGAATTAGCTGAAATTAATAGACAAAGAAATCTAGCAGTTCCTGTACAAGGAAGTGATGTAGAAACCCCTAAAAATATTAAAGATGTTGTTAAAATATTTAATATTATACCTTCAGTAAAGCGACCTTCAGCACCTGTAACTAACCCTCCTGCGGTTATTCCTAAATAGTCTTTAAATTTATCTAATGTAGTATATAAATCACAGCAGGTTCCTAAGTTTCTTGGAATATAGGAAGGTATTGAACGTGCTAGTACATAGAGGTTAGCTAAAGACATAGCTGATACTAGAATTAAGAGAAGTGTGCAACAAAACACTGAGACTGTAGCCAGAAAGTAGGCTGAGGAAGCTAAACAGACTATGTATAATAAACTCTTTAATTAGAAATATTATGATATGTAGGAAGCATTAAGAAATAGAGAACTTCCTCATAAGAAATCTAATAAGAAAAAGAAAACTTCTAAAGATACTAGAGTTAAAAGAAAAGAATGGGGAGGTTTATTATTTAAAGACGGTGGATTAATACCTAAATTCGAGTCCCCAGCTGGACCTATAAGAATGTAGGCTAAATCTAAAAATTACTTTAATAGAAATACTGGGTTAAGTGATTATGATTTTGGTGCTGATATAGATACATTCTTAAAACAAGGTTCTCTTGAAGATTATGTAATAGGATTTAATGGTAGAGAAGATAATTACGATGCTTTAGTTAAAGCATCTGGAGGAACTTACGGAAACCGTAATTATATCTCTGACCCTTTAGCTACTACAGTACAAAGTGGAATGTTGACCTATAATCCTGGTTTTGATAAATATATTAGACAAAACATTCAAGGTTATGGAGTAACTGAAGGTTAGGGTACTGGTACTGATACTTATTTAGGTGATAGAACATGGGAAAGAACTCTTGGAAGAAATATTACACCTGAGTAGGCTAAATACTACAATGATACTTATTTAAGATAGAGAGGTATTGAAATGTATGATAAGGGCGATGGAGGATGTAGGCTAAGATTACTTAACCCAACTCTAACACCAAATCCCAAAGATGCTTCTATATCTAAACTTACTTCTGATTCAGAGCCTACTATACTTTCTAATTCAGAAAACGGACTTATAGGTACTTCCAATACCACTACTGAAAATTCTAAGGGTAGATTTAGTTTATATCCAGAAGATGTACTATCTTTGGGACGTATGATTGGGGGTCTAGTTACTAATAATAGAATCGCTAAATTATACAAACAAGGTCTAAAGCCAACTTTAATTGACACTTTTGAAAATACTATTCCTTTATAGGGAAATTTTCTAGCAAAATCTAATGCTGAGTAGTAGGCTAGTAACCTTTAGTCTATGGCTGCTAAGCCAAGAACATCTGATGCATCCTTACAATTGGCTGGAGAGTTAGAAGCTAGTAACAAAGCTGGTCAAGCTAGATTTCAAGGTGGATTGCAAGATGCGGAAATGTTCTATAAAACTAGAATGTTAGGACAGCAAGAGTCTGATGCTGCTAAAGCTAGGAGAGTTGAGGTAGCTAACAAGAATAGAGCAGCTATAAATGCTATTGATGCAGCTAAGAAGCAAATTGATGCTGGTAGAGTTACTGCTAATTATCAACAAGTTCTTGCTCCTTGGTTAGCAGGAATTGAAAATAAATATGCACAAAATAGAGCTATGAAGAACCAACTTGCCTTAGAAACTTACCAAAACAGAGCATCTTCCGAATATGATTTAGCATTAGCTAAAATCTTAGAGGATTATAAGGATGACCCTGTAGGAAGGCAAAAGGCATTGAATCAGTTACGTTCTGAGGCTTCTGCAAACCTATTAAAAGAAAGGTCTAAGTTGATTGATTCTCCCTGGCTTATCCAATTTGGAGAGAAGGGTACAAAACTAACATATAAAGAGAAAGCTATGCTCCAAAGAGCTAAGGATTTCAATAAGAGATTAGCGGACGACAATAAGCAATTTCACAAAGATATAATGGAATCTAAAAGAGAGCACAATAAGTTGATTATGAATATGTCAGCTCTTACTGCTGCACTTATAAAGAAAGGGATGCAACTATGAGAATAATTGAGAAGCTACAACAAGGAGGGGGAATGCCCCCCTTTGTTAGCTTTACCAACGTACCACAACCACAAGTAGCAGCACCCTATACAACTACTTCAACAACTACTGGAAGTACTGAAGATGGGTCTGTTGGATTATTAGATAAAAATATGGTAAAATTCTTGTATGAGAGTGGAATACCAAGTGACGTGGAGGCTTTCGTAGAAACATCAGGAATATTCTCTAATAATCTATATAGCAATCCATTTAGAAAAGAAGACTCTATCATACAATACAAAACCATATTAAAAATGCTGCCTAGAATAAAGGCAGAGAGCGAGAGATTCAAAAATGCTATGACCCAAGCCGATAAGAATGGAGGATTAGGGGAAATAGCAGTAACTGATGGAGGTTATGTTATTACTGTTAATGCAGACGGAAAGCTACAGAAAAAGTCTCTAAATGATGTAGACTTTGGCAATGAACAGATGCTTACTAATTCAGAATTGGCTAATTATAGAGCCAATAATGTAAGTGCTGCTTTCAATACTGACTTAACAAGTATTATAAATAATGCAGTAGGTATCCCTAAGATAACTGAATATATTCAATCAGTTGTTAATAAATTAGGAACTACTTCAATGTCCAGAGAGGGCTATGTTGGACAGCAATCTGGAAAAATACTAAAGGGACTTGAATACTTAACAGCATTAAAACCTAGTGCTGACGATTTATCTGGAATGTCTGTAGATGGATTATATAAGATGTCCAGTATGGATAAGTCACAGCAAGTTCAAGCTAATCAAGCTCTTGGCTACCTAATGAGTACATTACCCCAAAACATGAGAACAGTTCTACAAGCTAAAGCTGCTATGTATTTGGGTGATAACTCACAAGAAGGAGTTAAAAAGCTATTGATTTCCCTAACTAGCTCTGCTTTAAGTGGAGAACACACATTGAAATTAGACTTACAAGATAAGTTGGATGCACAAGGTAATACTAAAGCATCAGCGAAAACTGGTAAGGATGATAATATCACTGACCCAGCTAAGGCATTCTTGTTAGGACTTGGTGAGGTTAAAAATCATAAGATTAATAATGGTACTTCATTTACTTTGAATCTACCAGGAAATAGTGCTCCGTTAGTAGATACTTCAGGTAAAACTATAGGTAGTGGTACATTAGAGGATGCTGCTCGCAGTACTTTCTCAGGAGTTCTTGACTTTAAGAACGCTACTATGGGAGGTCAGTTGCTAAATGCAACTCAAAGAAGTAGAGTAGCTATTGATGGTTCTAATGTAGTAGCTGTAGACTTACCTATTGATACAGAAGCATTACAGACAGGAGTTCTAAAACCAGATATGGATTCTCTAAAGAGACTAGAATTAGCAGAGAACGAGATTAGGGAAGGAGATATAAAGGATGAAGCACAAAAGAATGAAATCTATGCTAAGTATAAACTACCATACAAATATGTAAATGGTCAAATAAATACCAGTGCTTATGGTAGATTTGCAATATTGGATGCAGCCGCGCATGAATCTGCATTTATGGAAGACCCAACACTTGACGATACTGTCAGTGAAATCATGGACATTAATGAGAGAGAAAGTATCGAGAGGATATTAAAGGCTGCAGACTCAACATTTAAGATGAGTCAGCCAGGCTGGATTTCTAGTGGTGATAATGTATATTCTGGTTCTGTGTACATACCAGTAAGGCAAAATATAATAAATGCTGCACTTGGTTCTGGACATTATCCTACATTACAAGGTAATGATGCTGATGTACTACAAGCTAAAGAGCAACAGAAACAGAGGTTACAAACCTATGTGCAAACCCCTTCGTTATCTACATTACAAAACTAAGTAATATGACAAATTCTAAAGAAAACGATTGGCTGTTAAATAGAGTATCTAACCCCACCTTTTCTATCTCGGATTTTAAAGCAGTGGGGTTAGATGCCACTAACACTTCATTAGAGGATGCAAGCGTCTATAAAAACATCCCACAAATAAGAGATAATTCAGCATTTCAAACTGATGGAAAATTTGATGAAGCTAAGTTTGATAGCATTTACAAATATATGGCTGAAACATATAATCAGCTAGCAGATGAATCATACCAAGAGGATATTCTAACTCAGGCTACATTCCACAGAGATAATATATTTGCAGACCCTGAACAAAGAAGAAAGGGTCCAGATATTTATCTATCTAAGGAAGCTAATCCATTAAGACAGAAGAGGGGAATCAGGAGATTAAATCTTCTTGATGCTCCTACTCTATCTATAGATGAAGTTGCTCAAACTCAGAAAGTATTAGCAAATCCTGTCGATGTGACTAATGGTGCTAAACCAATATGGCATGATTCACCTAATGATTCATTCTGGACTGATTTCTGGGATACTAGGGTTATGGCTCAATGGGATGAGGATGGAGAACATATTGACCCAATATCAGGAGAGAAAGTTCAGCATAAGAAAGGTGATTTAAAACTTAACGAGAATGGAACATACTATTATGAGAATCTTAATGGTAGAGATGTGTATGGAAGAAGAGTATTATCTAAACTCAACACATTAACTACTGATGGTTCTACTATTAATAAGTATGATTTCTTTGACTCCGATGGACTTGATAAGAGCTTAGTTGGGTCTATAGCTCGTAATGCAGTTGAAATCATCCCTATGTTAATTCCAGGAATTAGCCCCTGGTATATAGGTACTAGGATAGCCCTTGAAACTACTAAGGTATTAGCTACCTTAGGAAAGGTATTTACTGGTAGCGATAATAAGTTCCTATCTTCTGTAGAAGGGTTTACTAAGTCATTAGAACCTACTACTTCCGAATATGGGCAGAATAATGCTTGGTCTATGGAAAACTTTGTTAATCTAGCTGGAGATGTATTCAGACAGCTATACGAGCAAAGGTGGATATTTAAGTATGCTCCTGCTATATTTAGAGGTGAGAATATGGCTACTGAATCTGCTCAAATGAAGAAATTAGAGGAGTTCCAGTCTAAATATATGAACTTAGATAGCTATTTAAAAGCTAAATCGGCTATTGAGAAGACTGGAGATTTAAAATACCTTGAGGAACTTAAAGCCGTTAATATACTTAAAGCTCAGAGTGAACTTGAAAATTACATGAAGAGCTACAATAAGATAGGAGAAGTCCTATCTAAGGCATATATGACTAGTATTACTGTTCAAGACGCCTATGGAGAAGCTAAGGAGCAAGGCGCTACTGACTTAGAGGCTGCATTACTTACTTTAGGATATGCTGCTGGAGAATATGCAATCATTAATAGTAAGTTAGGAGAATGGATTCTTCCTGAGCTTAGAATGGATAAGGAGCAAATGAGACAAGTTGTTAAAACCTTAACAGAGGGTTCAAGAAAGGTTATTGACAATGGCTCTAAGGTCCAAAAAGCAGAATGGGCTAAGAAGATATTCAAAATAGGAAAAGACATAGCTCAAGCTAACTATTCAGTTGGTAAGAGTGGATTAAAAGCTACTGCTGCTAATGCACTTGGAGAAGGTATAGAGGAAGTATCAGAAGAAGTATTATATGACTTCGCTAAATCTGTTACTAATCTAGGAATGTGGTTAGCAGGTAGTGATACACAACCCTTACAAGCATGGGATAATATGCTTGACAGATATGGTATGTCATTCGTCGGAGGTATGCTTGGTGGTGCAATGTTTGATGCAGTACCTAACCTAAGAGCCGCTAGACAGCTTGGTCAGATGAACAATCAACAAGCTATGCAACAATTAGTTTACCTTGCCAGAAATGGTAAAATGAATGACTTCCTAAAAGAGGTAAATAAGATGGAACTTGGTAACAAGTATCTATCTGCAACTAAAATGACAGAGGGAATAGATGGTAAGAAGATTTGGGCACAAGGCACTGATACTGACAATCAAGATATTGCAGCTAAATCAGAAATAAGAAGAATAGCTAAATTTGTATCTGACACTTTATCTGCACAGGGAGCTACTATTAGTGATGACAGCTTCTTAGATACTCAAACCCTAAATGATTTAAGGTTTGCAGCATTAAAGAATAGTACAGTAGCAACTAGTTATCTACAAGACTATAATTCTATCTGTGAAAAGATTGTAACTCTAACTAATCAGCTTAATAGTCTGGGAGGAACACAAGAAAGAATGGAAAATGGTGGTCCTACTGATAAGCAAGTTAGAGAAGGTGGTGATGAAGCTTCAAAGGCTAAAAGAAGTGAATTAGAGGCTGAGTTGAAACAAGCATTGGAGAGAAAAGAAGCATATATGAAGGGTGATTTAGCTCCCCAATTTATATATGATGCTTTATTCGAGATGTCTACTGCTGTAAGTAGTGCGTATATGGCTCCAACTCTAATACAGTATGCAGAAAATAAGACTGGTAAGAAGGTTACAGACATTCCGAAGAAAGAATTAGAAGAAATATCTAAAGAATATGAGGGCTGGAAGAACTCAGGGTTTAAGGATGCTGTAAGAGTTGCAGCTTCTATCCACAAGTCTATTGCTAAGACTGTTGCACCTTTATTCCAAAATCATAGCTTAAAATATTATGAGAATGTTGATGAAGAGTTAAATAACACTTTAGGGGCTTTGCAAGCTGGACTAAATAGCTTTACTAAGAATCTAAACAACCAAATGGATTCTGAGGAGTTTATGGGAATGATGAGTGAATATAATATAGATGCTTCTATAATAACCTTAACTCCATTGGTTGCGTCATTAGGTTCTGAATCAGAAGGACAAACCTTACGTAGTATTTTAAATACTCCTGTAACTGAGGATTATACTGAAGCTATAAAGAAGACCCAACTATCTAAGTTCCTTAACAACTTCTTACTTTCTCATATAGATGCTATCGTAAAGCCTATAGTAAAGCAAGGATACATCAATCCAGAGATAAAAAGAACATTAACAGAGACACTTAACAGTGCTTACTGGTATTTTAATGACCAAGCTGAGTTCTATGATGACAGTGAAGGATGGATGAACGCAGCAAAGATGGAGGAAGCTAAGGCTCAAATCAATTCCTTAAAGCACTCTAATATTGCTGAGTTATTAGACCAATTCTCATTGAGTGCTACTGACTCTGACATTAAAATATCTAAACTATTAGAGGATGTAACTATCTCTCTAAAGGATAATATGGATAATCTTTCTGACTTCAATTTGAATAATGAGAGATTAGACCAGATTAAGGAAGCACTTTCTATTATAAATATATTTAAGGCTCAGCTACTAAGTGCTAGAGTAGATAATGCTGACTTATCCAACCTATATGGTATGAATGTTACTATAAATGAGTTAGATTCTGAGGCAAATCTGGCAGAAATACAATCAAATGTGGCTGATGCAATGATGCAAGACCTAGAGTCTATTGAACTTAGACTACAAACATTCCAAAAAATTATTGCTACTAATAATGCTCAAAAACTAGCTGAGCAAACTAGAACAGCTAACAACAAGAATATAATTGTTTATGACAGGATAAAGAAATTTGCAATGAATATTCCTGATGACTGGTTTGGTAAAGTAGAATTTCAAGGAGTATTAAGTAGTCTAAGTAAGTTAGAGGAAATATCAGCATCAAGAAAACTTTCTCTAAACAAAGAAGAGAAGTCTCAGGTAGAGCTAGAAATGATTAAACTTGATGATGCTATCTATGACTTCTTTAAGGCTAATGAGGATAAGGTTAAAGACCCAGAGTTATTATCTAAGGTAATCAATACTGATAACTTTAGCCTAATCTCTCCAAATGAGGCAATCTTGAACTCAGATTCCAGATACATTGATGATAATGCTATGGTTTGGTATATAGCATCTAGAGCTGCTGTTAGAGCTTCTGATTTCTACTCTGAGTATAGAACTATCATTAGTGATAAGATTGCTCCTATTCCAACTCAGGAATTAGCTACGTACTTGGGGTATGCATCTATCCTTAATGGGGAAGTCATTGATAATTTCTGTAATGCTGTTAATACTTCTCTAAAGAAATGGGCAGAATCATTCAAGAATGATGATGAACTTCAGGAGGCTACTAGATATACAGATGATAAGGGTAATTCCTATAAGATAGAGCATATCAGTAAGGATTTTATACTTGACTCATCTATCTCTCCAAGATTTTCTAGAGTAACCTTTATCGAGGGTATTCCTGGAAGTGGTAAGACTACTGGTGTATTTAATAACATTATAGTACTTCTAAAGAAGTATCATCCAGAAGTTCTTAAGAGTGTATGGATTGGTCATGCCACTGAGGAGAGTGCTAGTAACTTAAAGAAGGACTTAAATCTGGATTCAGCCGTAGCTTTAGACAAGAACAAACTAATGACCAAAGTTTCTCCTGAATGGAAGAGTTTTGAAAGCTATAAAAAGGATGCCAATGGTCATGCAGTAATTGATGACTCTGATGTGTTTCTTGATGACGATAATATAGTTAGGTCTGCACTTAAGATAAATGAAATTTCGGAAGCTCCATCCTTGATTCTTATTGATGAAGTATCAAGATATACAACTCTTGATATGGACTTGATTAACAAGTTTGCACAGAAATACGGTATCCCAGTTATAGTTGCTGGAGACTTTGACCAAAGTAGAGCTGTGGGAACACATACCATAAACTATAAAGGAATACCTCTTACAAACTATGTAGAGTTATCCCGAAATAACTTCATAAGAACTCCTAAATTAGGAGTATCAATGAGGGCTAATAATAATCAAGTAGTTCAGAATCTAAATCTAATAAGATCTATTTTGAAAAACTTGAGGACAGCTAACTATAGTGATGATATACCACTACATTATTATCAGAATGATTCTGGCTTATATGGTACTAAGGTATATAGTAATGGAAACAATAAAGCTATACCATGTAGCATAGAACTAATCAAGAAAGATATAGACTTGATGATTAGTACTATGAAGCCTGGAGAAAAGGTTGGATTTATATACTATGATACTGATACTGAAATATACAAGCTGTTATCAAGTGCTACATATAAGGACAAGGTTGATTTTAAGCAAGGGGATACTTCACAAGGATTAGAGGGAAGGTATTACATTATAGACGATTCAGGTAGCCTGGGTAGTGAGAAATACTGGAGTGATTTATATACTGGTATTTCTAGAGCTTTACAAGGAAGTATTGTAATACATAGCAAAGCCGACTATGGAAGTGCAGGTACATCAAACCAAATGTACTCTATACAGGATACATCTACTAGTGTAAATGAACTTTCTAAAGATGGAATAAAATCTTTCTCAGAAGAGAGAAGAACAATATTGAATAATCTTCCTATAGATGATAAGCCAACTGTACTATCTAGTAGAAAAAAGGATAATACTGTACCAACCGTAACAGTAACTCCAGAAGTTGGACTAACATCAGAGACAGTAACTACAGTAACAGATGATGGAACAAAGGAGGAAGTTATTATAACCAATAATGGTCTACCTACTGATGAAAATATTAGGTCTAAGACCCAGGCTTCTAATGAGGAACCTACCCCTCCACCACCTCCAGCTGTAGAAGTTACTAATGTTTCTGGTAAGAAGAGTGAGTCCATTCTTAACTTGTTAATGTACACATTCCCGACATTTGAGTCTGGTGCTATATTTGATAATAAAGGTAACTTGGTAGTAACTGAAGAGAATGAAAAACGTCTTGATAGTTACTATGGCTTGAACAAGTTATCTGGGATAGCTAAGAATAAGGACTCATTCGATAAGATGATAGGTAATCTAAGAAGTATAATATTCAGTACTCCTGATAAGGCAGAACTAACCAAGAAGATAAAGACACTTCTGCGCTTAGGTGATAATGCTTATTGTACATTTGCATTTAAGAGTTCTGCTGCTAAATTTAACAATAAGGATTGGGGTAGATTCAAGAAATCTACATCTGAAACTTTGAGTTATATATTCTCCGATGATACTGGTAGTGATAAGGTTAAACTTAAAACATTATCAATTATTATAGGTGAGGAAGATACTGATATATTAGAATTGCCTATTGCTATATTCCCAAATCCGCTAACTTTATTTAAGAATGATAAGTTTAAGCTGGTAAGGGATGAATATAACGAGATAACAAGGAGAAATCCAGATATATCTTCTTATCAGAAATTTGAAGAGCTAATTAAGTTTATCCAAGCTAATCCATCTATAGAGGGTGGAGATGCACTTATAAACTTCTTTAAAGTATATAACTTCAACTCTAATGGAGTATTCTATATTGACGATGCTAACTGGACATTAGCTAATGGTCTAAAGTCTCAAGGACCAACAATGACTAATAAGCTAAAAGGTTATGATTATGAATATAACAATGAATTGAAGTTTGATGGTAAGTGGATAACTCTGGACGAACTATCTAAAGTTCCTGGACGTTCAATGTCTAAGGTGAAAATATCTCCTAAAGGTGTTTATTCATTTAGCGGTAAGACTGTAAACTTTGTTAAGCCAGGACATCCATACATATTAGTCAGCGACGATATTATGTTGAGGGATGCTCAGCTTGAAGAGTATTACTACAAGCAGCTAGAGGATGAATCTATAGAGAAGAAGGTGAAGTTAATATATGTAGTTCCCCCTAAAGCTCCAATTAAGGGATACTTCGATAACCTACTGAACATTGTAAGTGGTAACAAGAACTTTATAAAGAGGATTGGTAATGATTTTACAGCATATAGAATAGTAAATATCTTATCTTCTCAGCCAGAATTTGAAAATAGTGATTTAAATTACAATAATACTGCTTATCCAGGTATAATGAAGATAATTAAAAGGTTAAATGCTGTTGAGGGTGATACTAAGGCTCAAATGGAAATCCTTAATGAGGAAGTAGACATCAAGGGCTTAAATAAAGGTATTACCGCCAGATTAGCTTTGCAGAATTATCTTCTAAGTATGGTATATCCGCCTAATGCTGATAATACCAATAGAGTATTTAAGGAAGCTAATTTAAACTCTATAGAGAAGATATTAGAACAGAATAGAATCACTGGTATATTTTATAATATTCAGTATGATAAGAACTCCTCTAATACTATTACCTTAGATGCTGTATATGACAATGGTTCATATACCATTGATAATATACCATTTATGGTAAATGGTAAGATTGAGAGTCCTGCGTTCTATGGTGATATAAGTCCAATTCTTAAATCCATTGTTGATAAGATAACTGAGAATGGTTCATTCTTGGGAAGTAGAGATAATGCTAGATATTTAGCTGGTAACTCTAGGATAGGAGGTGAGATTGTTCCGACAACAGAATCTATACTAAAGGGTATGAATATAATTACATCTAAATCTGTGCAATCTGAGCCTGAGTTTGATGTAAAGGCAATATCTAATCTTTCTAAAGACCAGATACTCGACTTACTTAAGAAAACTAACCATCTAGTAGTACCTATTGGTGGTACTGTATATGTTAGTAAGAAGTCAAATAATCTTGATGTAACCAACGCAGTTATTTCAGATATTTCCAATATAAGTTTAAATTCCCACAAATTTACATTAACATTGGGGAATGAAACGTATAACGGAGAACTTGATTTATTCCAAAATGAGGCTACTCTAACTAAAGTAGCATCTGCCGATACTAGAACTCCATTAACCCAATTTGCAGTAACTTCCATAAAGGAAATAGCTATGTATAGAGAGATTCTTGATATATTCAAGTTCATATCTCTAAACAAAGTTAAAAATACAAGGGGAATTGAAGAGTTTAACACAGCAGTTAATTCTTTAAGAGTAACACCTAAAATATTAAATGAGATGAGAGCAGAAGTTGATAATTTTGAAGGAGAGCAACAAACTCTTCTTAAGAATTTAGTCGATTTCTTACAATCTAAGATAGATGAAAAAGCTCGTCTTAACACTACCGATAATTCATGTCCAATACAAATAAAAATTAAATTTTAATCATGAGTAAATGTGTATTTCATAAAAGTGACCTCAACTCAGACCTGCAGGATAGACTGCAAGATGTTTTGGAGGAAATCTGGGAGGAACAAGACGAAATGAGTAGGAAAATAATGTTTATTAATAATCTGAAAGAGATAGGGGAGGGGTATGATATTACCTCTCTTCCTGCTCTTGCAGACTTTATTGATGACTTTGTTATGGAGATAGCCCCAGAGCTACATGATATCGTTTCTAGTAATATGACTACCTATTTATCTGGAAACAGTAGTAATCTAGACACTATTACAGAGGAAAATCCTACTAAACTTGACTCTCTAGATGACCCCGAAGGAGATGCAGAAGCTAAGCAAAGGGTTAGAGGATTCATTATAAAGAACTATGGAACTGCAACTGAGGTTTCCGCTGCTATGGAAGCTGGAGTTGTAGAAAACATGGTAAAATGCTTCTTTGTAAATAGGGACACTGGTAAAGTAATCAAGACTACTCACGAAATGAATGAGGAGTTGAGAAGCTATCAGGAATCTCTTCTACAGGATGTAGTTGCATATCTAAAGGACGTATATTCTAAACTTCCAGAAGGAAGAAAGGATGCTCAAGATACTTTAAAAGAGTTATCTGAGTTGTCTATGTGGAAAGATGGTAAATATCTTAATGCTGTAGGAAGATTAAACTCTTTGGGAGAGAAGTATCTACATCACTCTCACTTTACAGCAGATGATTTAAGAAAAGCATATTCTAGAAATAGAACTGTTGATAAGAAGTTTATCAAAGCCTATAATAGTTTAGTTATTCTTAATCATTTTGATGATTTACTAAGTTCTAAACTGAAGGGTATTCTTAAAATAAATGAGAATATCCCTAAGTACAGTCCAGAAGATAGATATTCTATCTCTGGTTTTGGTGCTCATAATAACAGAGATTGGGGTGATAAAGAGAAAGATGTAAACATGAACGAACAGACCTCTGACTTAGGTAGATTGTTAGTAGAAACCACTCCTATCTATACTTGGGGAAATAGTACTCCAATCGGAGATAAGAAAGTTAAGCTGGATGCTTTTAACTATATCATATCTAAGATTAAGAGTTTAACTAATTCTCCAGACGTTCATAATACAGCTTTGGTATTTGATGATATTTTCTTCATCAAGTATCCTCAATTCGAACATCTTCGTAGAACATTAGAAGGTAAGACTTTCTATACCTTACTTTCTACTCTTAAGGATAAGAGACCATTAGAGAATCTAAATGCTCTCTTTGAATTGATGTCAGATAATAACTTCTTCAATGATAACCATACATTGTTTAGAGGTTTCAAGAGTATTGAGAAGAATCTTATATATTCTCTTAGACAGGGAATATTCGGAGATAATCCTCATTCTCTGTTTGGTATCTATAAGAGTAATATTCTGAATCATAACTACTATGGTGACATCTGTCAGTTAGTATCTACTGCCAGTCCATTAGATTTTATCCAATATAGAGTAAATGAAGATGGAGAAGTTGTAAGAGCTACATTGAGAGATAATCTTAATAGTCAGCTTAGAAGACAATTAGAAGAGAGAATTTCAGCTTCACTTAGTGTTATCGCACCTACAGTATATGATTTAAAGACTTCCAAATATAATCCAAGATATGAGGAAGATAAGATTGTAGGAAGAAATGGAGATATAAAGTCAATATTTGTATTCAGATTTAGAATACCAGAACTGAATTTAGATATCCAATTCAACCCAAAAGCTAAGAAATCCAATGCATTCTCTGTGTCTAGAGATGGTAAGCCTATCTCTACCTTTAATGGTAAGGAAGACTTTGATAAAGCACTTGGATTTATTAAGGATTTCTTGAGAGAGGACTTCACCCCAGATAGTCCATTAGTAGAGAATTATTTAGCACTAAAGACACAGAATAATAATATTCAGTATGATACTGCTTTAACTGATTTACTTCAGTTATCTACTAGTGTGTTCTTTAACTCTTATTTCTCCCATAAATTAGTCCCTAAGAATGTTAATCTTCAGGAATTTAGAAGGAGACAAGAAGAGGTATTTGGAATGGATAATCTTACTTCTATTAATAGAAGGTCTCCAGAAATTGGGTTAATCCTGCCAGATTATATTCCTATCATGGATGATATTACATCTGCTTATGGAATGACTACTGATGCTTATACCAGTGGTATCGTAAGGGATGGTAGTGGTAATAGTTTGTCTGGTGTAGCTATGTCTATGCTAGGTACTAGCTATAGAAGTCAGTGGGTTCAGCAATGTCTTAATGCTAACTCAGCTACTAATATGTTCTCTTTACTTAACAATCCATCTCTTCATAGAGGTATGGCTGTTTCAAGAGAATATAGAGGTGAGAGTGAGAGTAAGAAGCATATAGACTTCAATATGCCCGAAGCATTCTACGCTGCTTTTGTTAGTAATTATCTATGTAACATCGCTGGTGATACTGATGCGGCTTTCTTACCTTCTGTTATTTCAGATAAGTCTCAGTTAATCCATGAGCTAATAAGCCTTAATCAGGTAAGTCAGCTTGGCGGTGTATATTCTAAGTTATCAAGAGATGAAGTTATAACTATCATCAATAAGGAGTTAGGAGACTGTTATTCAAAAGTAATGGATAATATCATTAACGAGTGGAATACATTAAACACTACGTTGGCTAGTTCTGATATATCCTTTGCTTTTAATGATGCAGTTTACTATCCTCTTCTAGCTAGTAAGAAGATACTTCCAGTATTTAATCCATTAACCAACTTTGCTGAGGTAAATGCAGTTTATGGAAATGATTCAAGGGAAGTACTTGAAGAAGTATTGAAAGTATATCAAAGTATTGCTGGGGATAGCTTAGAAATAAAGGATGAGTTATCATTTCAAGGAGGTAAAACATTATCGTTCAACAGAACATTAATATCTTTAACTAACAGATTTAATCCTAGCTATTTCACTTCTAGAGGTTTAAACCCAGAGACAGTGTTTGGTAAGCTAACTAATAGTGAGGATTTCTGGAAGATTAAAGAAACTGAAATGCTTACTGACTTGTTAGATAATGATTTCACCATTGAGACTACTGATGAAAGAGGTGAGCCTATAACGACTCGTGAGATTGCATACTTAGCAAAGAATACTACATGGGTAAAGCCTTCTACTAAGAGAATAATTCTAGCCAAATATAAGAATTTTGGTAAGACATTTGATATAACTAAGTGGTCTGATTTATCATCTATCGGTGGTTACACTGAGAATGGTATAACATACAACTTCGGCTCTCCTGGATTCAGCCTATCTAAGTTCTTAGAGCTTAGAGGAGGAACTTTGGAGATTCATCCAGACTTAGCTAGGTTCAATGTATTAGATTATTTATTCTCTCAGGAGTATGTACTATCTACTGTAGGTCTTCATGCTAACCATCCAGCTAAGAAGGCAACTTCTAACCCTAATGACCTTGTAGAGGAGGCAGCTAGATATATTGCTCAGCATAAGAGAAATGTATCTTATACAGCAGCTAAACAAGTAATGATGCAAGGTCTTATTGATGGTATTTTACCCGAATATAGGATTGCAGTTATTGAAGATGATGCTTCTCCAACTTACAATGCTATGGGTGACTACGATGAAAAGGGTGTTAAGCAATATGATGGTAGTACGTTTGTATCTCCCGAAACTATGTATCTGGAGAATAACTCTCTTGGTGGTGCAAGAGTAGGTGTTGATAAGAAGCCATTTATCCACTTCTATAAGGAAGGTACGGCTAGTGGTGGTATTATCAAGACTGCTGGATTTGCTCTTACTAACTTTACCATGAGTAATAGTGAGTTCTATCAAAGAATGGTAAAGAAGATGTGGAGTACTCCATGGACATCTCAGTATGGCTTACCATTTACTGACAATGTCCTGGTAGATTTCATGGGTAATCAAATCGCATATGAGGATGTATATTACAAAGGTACTGATGGTAAGTTCTATATGATAAACAGTATTACCTATAATGGTGATGGAACTTATTCTCTAATAAAGTCTGAGGTAGAACCTGATGGAACTATCATAAGACAACTACCTATTGAAATTACTCCTAAGCCAGGGGAAGGACCAATGCAAACAGCAAGTGGTACAACCCTTTATCCAGTTAATACTAATTTCGGATTGTATCAAATGTTTGGAGGATGGCACTCTTATTCCAAAGTCCAAGTAGATGAAAACAATTTCGAATTACAACCTTCTGAAGTATCAGTTAGAAATGTAGTTGCTGCTGTTAATGGTGTAGGAACTAAACTATCGGAGAATGTATTATCTCAAGAAGATGTATATCAACCTCTGAAGAGAGCTTCTATCCAATATGTAGTAACTGCTGGAGCTATTAAGCAAGGTGCAGCTAATGTCAATCTAAAACATGCGTACTTTGATGATGAGCCATATCTAACGATGACGTTTAAGACTAATGATATTGGTATTCAACTTGATGCTGAACATTCTGCTGATGAATCTACTCTATCAATTATGACTCAGGTAGTTAATGCCCTATCTTCTAGAGGATATACTACTGACCAGGCTGGAGAGGTTTATGAAGCGATGTTTGCATTGACCGAGGCTGGTATCAATGACTATATTGAAGGTTTCAGAAAGTATATTGGTACTGGAGATGCTTCTAAGTTTAAAAATGCCATTGTTTCTACGATAGTAAAATCTATCCAAAATAGTACAAGCAGGGATGGTAATCTTATGCAAGCTATTATGGATGATTTGATAACAGCTACTAAGACTGGTAAATTATTAACATATGAGAATACTGAGGGCATTGTTCCCTATAGTGACCCAAGTATGTTTAACAGTCTTTGTTCAGCTATGTCCTCTACGCTTACTAAGGTTGCGGTTAGATTAAAGTTTAACGGTAACTTAGCAGTATTGAATCCATCTCACAAGATTTGGAAGTTATATGGTGATAGGATGTATGATTCGTTTAATAATAGCGAAGAAATTCAGAATCTGCAAAAGCTGTATGATTCTAAACCTATTACTAACATTTCTGAGATAAGATTGGGTAGATACTATAACGTAACCGTAGATGGTGCTACAACGCCGAGGTTTATTGAAACCCCTCTGCAATATTGGGCACTAAAGGACGAGTTAGCTGGTAAGGAATATTCTATTGTAGAGAACATCACAACTGGTAGAGATTTAGCATCCTATAACTTTACATTTAAGGATATGGATGGAAATCTCTATAACATGTGGGATTTGGACGTAATTAGGGATTTATATACTAATATCCAAGACAAGAAGGCACTTAGAAGAAGACTTCAAGATAGTCTAGCTGCTGTAAGTACTGGTAAACTTAATACAGTTATTGTTAATGGTAGGGCAGTACAGGTTGATAAATCCTCATTAGATGCTCAGCCTTATGAGCTTATAATGCCTAAAATCTATGCAAGTAGATTTGGATTAAAGAGAGGTGATAGCCTAAGTACCATTAAGAATGACGCTACATTCTTCTTAAAGAGAATGTTAGCTAATTGGGAAAGCAAAGTTAGTGACTCTGATTTTGATATTGAGCTGAAGAGACTAGATGGAAAGCATGTCTATCTGGTAGATAAGAGATTCTATAAGGATACTAATCTGACTCCTGTTGAGATTGAAACAAGATGGGATGGAAACAAACTGTATAGAGTTAATCATTCAGGTGATAAACTATATAGATTGTCAGACGAATCTGATATGGTATTCTCCGACGCTAATGGAAATGAGATAATTGTGACAAACAATACTCAGTTCTATATTGATTCGTTCAATTATCATACTATTAGAGTATCTGACAGTGCCGCTAAAAGTGAGAAAGTCAGAGAGATAATTCAACCTATACTTAGTTCTAATGTAAAGGTTGCTAAGAGATTCTCTAAGTACTTAAGAAAGAATGACCCTACTGACATTATTACTTATACCAATAAGCTGTATAAGGAAAGTATCGAGAAGTTAAGACTAAATCCTAGAGCCAAGATTGATGACCCAAATATAGATGCAATCAGAGATTCTGCTTCTGAAATCTATACATCATTTATTAAGTCTCTAGATGTTTTAGCAGCTCGTATTCCTGCTCAATCCATGCAGTCCTTTATGCCGATGAGAGTTGTTGGTTTTGACGAAACTGATACAAACTCAGCTTATGTTAATTACTTCCAATTCTGGTTACAAGGTTCTGACTTGGATATTGATAAAGTATCGTTGTTAGGTTATTCATTTGACAAAACTGGTAAGTATGTCGGATGGAGTCCTTATTTCAACTTACATTCTTCTGATACATTGAAGGAATCTGAGAACTTGCCATTCCCAACTAATAAAAAACTAGAGTTAGTTGAAACTGACGATAAGTCATTGACTAACTGGGGTAGTAGTTTTGTAGGGTCTCAGAAATTATTTAACTTTAATGGTTTAGAAGTGATATTCCTACCTGATTATGATTTGGATAATTCACTTGGTTCTCTCCAAGCCCTATCAAGTTTCCTTAGAATGGTTAAAGCCAATGATGGTAAATTATATGTTCCCAAAGGCTCTAAGCTATCATTCAGCAAGATTAAGGAGATTGTTGATAGACATAACTTATATGTAAGAAATTCTCACGACCCAGAGAATATGATAAAGAACTTTATCTCTTCTTATATGTTTAAGATTAGTAATAACCCCATTAACTTAATGCAGTCAATGTCATCTATTGATGATTCTGTAGCTGAGTTGAAGGATATTGCTAACCACTCAACAGAGGGTATGAGAAACTTACAGTTTACTCCAGGTAATGTGGTAAACAAATATGAGTCTATGTATGACTTCCAGTCAGGTAAGAAGAATGTAGGTATAGTTGCATCTGCTATTAAAGTATATGATGGACTAACTCAGTATTATAATACAGTATTAAGGAGTAGAGATAACATTAAGCAAACAGAGCTTCTGTTTAACAGAAATATCTGTGGTAAGAAGTTCCAGCTATTAGCTAATGCTTATACCGATACCCCAGAATCTATAGCTAATCCAGAGGTTCTAAATGCTTTGGGTAATGTAGATAACGATACAGATGCTAAGTTGGTATTCTCAGCATTAATGACAGCAGCAACTGATAATGCTAAAGACCCGATATTGGCTAAGATTAATGCTGGTCCTAACATGATGGGACTATATACCTACGGTACTGCTATCGGTATTCCTCTAAGAGATTTAGCTGGAGCTATGATGTCTCCTACTGCTCGTATCCTATCTAGATTGATGGATTCTAATATATTTAATGGTAAGGCAGGTATGTCAATTACTTCTGCTATTAAGTATATCGAAGAAGGTCCATCTATAGCTGGATTAGACACTGAGTTTGTTACAGCTCTTAAAGAGGAATTTGGGGTTGGTGCCGATGCTTCCGAATTTGTTATAGGCAAGATATTATCATATAGATTGTCTGATATAGCAAAGGGACATGATTTAATCAATAATCTAAGGAAGAAAGTAAGAAACATTGACCCAAGAGTTAATAAAACTCCACTGTATAAGTTCCTTGAGGAGCTTTCTGATTACATAAGGTTTGTATCTGTAGTACATAATGATGTAATTACTAACTCTGACGGAGTGCAGTATAGGGCTATTGACTCAATTAAACAATTAGTACAAGGCGCATCTGAGATGGGTAGATTGAGAGGTATCTATGCTCTTAATCAAGGTCTCCCAAATAAGGTAGAGGATAAGTTCAAGTTTATTGATAAATTTGAGAGTATCTTCGAGGATAGAATCAGAGAGATAACATCAGAAGAGATGGAAACAACTGTTACTATGGATGGTATGGTTATGAAGTTATCTGATATAGTAAATAAGTTGAAAAATGTTATTAATAACGAATCTAATCCTTATAGAATATCTTTCAGAAGATTTATGTCCGATGAGGAATACAGAAACACTTTAATCTCCTTATATGGTGGATTGAAACATTCATTTAATGTATTAGATGCTGCTTGGTCTGTACCTCATTATAGAGGTTACTTGGAATCATTCCATATGGATATGGAAGGTAACTATATGATTATGTCCAAGTATAGAATGATGAAGGACTTAGGTCCGAGAATCATCAAGAGCGGTGGTTATTTTAATGCAACGAAGAGAGCCAATGTTTATAAGAGACTACAGTCATTCTGTGATATGACTCTTAGAAACACTTGGATGAAAACTTCTGCTAAAACAATCACAATACCAGCTGGAGTTACCATTATGAATAATATTGGTAATAGGTTTGTTACACAAGGTGATACTCCAATCCTATTAGGAACTAGATGGGGTAATGAATCATTTAAAATGTGGATGGATTCTGTAGTAATACCTGAGCTGAAGATGTCTGAAGCTAATGAGTTCATCCAATCACTGAGTCCAATTAGATTAAGTAGAACATTAACTGGTAATGCCGCTTTCGTGTATTCACTTCCAACTAATATGTTGCCAAGGTCTACATCTGAAAGAGAAATCCTTAATAGGTATAAGAGAGCCTTCAATCAATTACAGAGTGTTCCAACCTATCATGGTTATCCATTAACAGATTTATTCTTCTATTATAATCTAATAAACTTTAATGGAGCTACTACCCAAAACTCATTGAGTACTATCTTTGAGGATATTGTAAGGACTAAGGCCTCTCCTCTGATAGAAGAGTTCCATGAGTTTACTTCTTTACTGGATTCAAACTCTCGTCTTATAGAAGGGGTAGATTATCTATTTGATGAGGCTGCTAAATGGTGTGCCCCAACTGAGGATACCAATTTCTCTAAGGGTTACTATGTCAGAGATTATAATATTGATGACATGAGGTATCACTTGTTCATAAGAAAATCTGCTATAAATGGGTCAGAAGAAGAGGAGATGTACAATCAAGAAATGGAGAACAGTTTTAGCGATATGCCAGACGAAACCAACGAAAGTGGAGGAGGTAGAAGATTTGGACCAAATCTAGTCGATTATAACATTGCTCCAGAAAGTAATGATTATACTAATCCTTGGGATACTGCTGACATCAACAATGAGTTTAAATATAGAATTGACTCCAATACAGTAATAAACCTTAATGTAGACAAGAAACTTGAATCTATTGTCTATAAAGGTAACACCTATAATAGAAATAGATTAGTAGAGTTGGTTAAATCCTTAGGTGGTTCTGAATCTGATTTAGATATACCTTATGTAACAAGAGTGGTTGATGGGATAAGTGTTGTTACAGTTGATGGAACACTCTTCTCCAGCATTGTCACTCAATTATTAGACAATCCTTGTTAAAAATGGCAGTATGTCTTAATAAAAGTTCAGTAGAGTACCAGACCTTGTTAAAGAGGTCTGGACTCTCTGAATTTAAATTTAATGCTTTCGCATCTATGTTCATGGGTAAGTATGGAAGATACCCAGAGTTAGATGAAATTCCTGGAGCTGATTCTAAACCTTATCTTAATAAGGTGTTGTCAGTTAAAACTATAGATGATACAAACTTTGTAAAGAACGATAAGATATTATCTCAAACTGGCTCTTCTAATGTTAAGGAAGCCAATGTAAAAATAAACAACTCTTATAGAGATTTGGAGGTTAAACTAACACCTTCAAATGACACTGTATCAACGATACAAATTAGGAAAAGACCAAATAGATGGGACAATATATATAAAGGAGGAGTTCTTATTGACGATGGGATTACTCCTACCAGAAACCTCTGTGTGTTCAATAATATACTAGAAAAACTAGCTAACCTTTATGGTATAAACTTTATAGGGATAACAAATGCAGAACTAGCCTCAGATAAATGGAAGGGTTTAGTAGACGATGCTAAAACAACTAATGCTTTTATCTATAATGGAGACATCTACATTAACTTAGACAACTCCAGTATAGAAGCTCCGTTGCATGAGATGCTTCATCTATTTTTAGGTTCTGTAAGATATAGTGACCCACAATTATATTTCTCTTTGGCTGAACTAATGAATAAACTACCCAATAGGGATGTTCTAGCCAGCTATTATAGGGATAGAACTAACTCAGATATTAACGAAGAATTACTAGTGTCTGAGTTTTCAAAATATCTAACAGGTCAGAAGAGTGCTGTAGAAAATCTTCCTGTACCTGTTCTGCAGAAGGTACTTTATAATATGAATAGAGTATTAGATAGTGTTTTATTTGGACAACAAAGTGTAACCACTTTTAGTACTATGGAATTATTTGATAAATCCCTTCTAAAACTTTCAGAATATTTAGGTTCGACCCTAACCAATAACCAGTATTCAGGTACTCTAAATGTTAAATCAGCTGAAGTTCACAGAATACTGGCTAATGTTAAGTCAGATTTGATGAAGAGTAATGATTTAAAAGAGTTCTGTGGATAATGGGATGTATATACGATTATAAAGGACGTGTATTCCAAACGGAGTTAGAATTGGATGATTTCCTTCTGGAGAGAAGGCATCTTGTGTCTAAGTATGGTGATATTGTATTTAGTAAGACTAATCGAGCCATACAAACCTATGACACAATAATGAAATTTAACCTAGATACAGAAGCCTTAAAAGCCAGTAAAACAATATCTGAGAAAGAGGATGGAAAGAATGATATAGAGAACGTCGATGTCTCAGGTAAAGGTTATATTGGTGTAAACAAATTCTTACAGGGATTAAGGAACATAAATGGTGATTTGCTATTCCCTGAATTTATATCAGAGAACTATTGGAAAACTGTAAAGCCAAGGTGGGCTGGAGGTAAGTTTGATGCTGAGGAAGCTGAAGCAATATTCGGTGAAGGCATGGAAACTAAACCCATAGTTAGTGATGAAGAATTTGAAATGGCTAAAGATATTATAGAAAAGAAGTGGAAGACTCAAGGTAAGATAGGTACTGAGCTACACAAGGTTATGCAAAAGTACTTCAGTGAATCAAAGAGTGGAAGAAACATTAGAGAGTCTGATGATAACTTTCTAATTAATACCTACTTCCCATCAGTTATTGATACTAACCTAGTACCACCTAACGTAATAGCTCAAACAGTAAAATACTGTAGGGATTTAGAGAAATCTCTAAAGAGAGAGCTTGGAGAGGATTTAATATTCCTTCCTGAGTTGGCAGTATCTGGTATGACCCAACAATTAGATGAGGAAGGAAATGCCAAAACCATGATAGGTGTTATAGACTTACTTGTAATTGATAAGAATGGAAATGTTCATATTATAGATTACAAAACTTCTCCTAGACCTTATTATGGAACCTCGTCTGAACCTGGTTATGATTCAGCAAAGATTTTAACCTTTAAATATCAGCTAGCAGTTTATGAAAGATTGCTAAAGAAGTATGGAATCAATACTAGTGCATCTAAACTATTTATAGCACCTATCAAGCTCGTAGATTTTAAGAAAGAAGGTGATGATTGGGTATATAGTGGTATTCAGGAGTATTCGGGTCATGTTGAAGACTTAACCCAAGATATTAAGACTAATATTAACATCCAAGAGAATGTAGATGAATTTCTTCCTGCACCTTTTGTTACTAAAGCTGATACTGAGAACCTATTACAGATGGTTACTAGTATAATGGCTAAATGGTTTCCTAAATATAACAACTCACCAGAGGAAATTACAGATGATATGGTATCTGGCCTTCTAAAGGAAGCTGGTGCAGACAAGCCAAATGAGGAAACTGGAAAGTGGGCATATTCTCCTAAATATGGAAGATGGAAAATATCTACAGATTCTTATGAGGAATTGTTTACTAAGGTTAAAAGAAAATTAGTAAGTATTGCCAACAACAAAATAAATATTACTCAAACCATAAAGAATGGATTGAAAGAAGCTATAGAGGATGAGAATCCTTATTATGAGTTTACTAAAGAGTCTATGCCAGAAGACCCGAAGGGGGTTACTGGATGGTTTAGGAGTAGAATGGCTAGATATTGTAATAGAAACTGGGAAGTAGTAGAATGTGAACCAGCTGAATATCTCGGATGTATTCTAGTTAGAAATAAGGAATCTAATCAAATAGACGTTATAAAAATTACTACATCTATACCTGATAGAAGACTTGAATTAGTAAAAGGTAGGCATAAGCTAACTTCAGTATTTGAGGATGATAGAACAGCTATGAAGAAACCAAACAGTCTTATGGCTGAAAATCTTACTGGCAATGTTGAGTTAATGGAAGCAATGCTAGTACTAAATAATATCTCTCAACTATTCGAAGAAAATGCTATAGTCGGAGAAGTGGCAGTTTACAATCCTTTATTTGGAGGTAAGGGTCTTTCTATGCCAAACGAGCAACTTCTATACTGCTTTAATGAATTGGATAATTTCCAATCAGTTGGGGAGAATAAATTCAAATCTGGCAAGATAAAGCTGGGTAAGCACTATGATATATTCTATAAGAAATTTAAGGAAATAATTAGTAGAATGCCCAGTGATAAGAACATAAAAGGAAAGTTCAATAGATTTGTTGAATCTGTTAGTGCTCTAGATGCTCTATATAATAAGCCAATAGAACTAAGAGCAGAGTTGTTAAAACTGAGGGACGATTTCAGAGAGGCATTCCCTAGTGTTAATAATCTTTCCAAGTACAATTCTATAGACGCCCCAGAAATAGAGTTATTCAGAATGTTAGAGTATGCTATAGGAGAATTGGATGGTATAGACTTTACACAGATAGTAAAAGATGGTAGTAATTCAATAGCCAATATACTTAGTAACCTTAGACTAGATAACCCAGGTAACCTTAATAATTCTATGCTGAATAGACTAACCTCCCTGGTAACTACTGCATATCAAAACGTAAGGGATACAAACATCAGGTATCTAGGAGACATAAGGACACTAGTAAACAACCTAAAATCAGAGCAAGGTTTCTCTTATATAAAGGAACGTACTCTAGGAAATCAAACAAATCTGTATAGGGATATGTTAATCTTCTCTGATGAAGGTGATATTCTCCTTAAAAACCCAGACGACCCAACAGCTGGTTTATCTAATGCTCAGAGGGATTTCTTGAGATTCTTCCTAAACACTGTTAATCATAACAGATATAAGGGAGTAACTGAGGAAGAATTAGAAGAGTGGAGAGTGTCTGGTGATGATAGATATTATAGATTACCATTAACATCTGGTAATTTCTCGTCTATAGCATCACATAAGGGTCTACTAGCCGCTGTAAAGGACAAATTCCAAGACTTAAATCCTAAGAGAATAAAATCTAGGATAATGGCTAAAGTAGAAGGATTCTTAGACCCAGAGGACGAGAAGTATAAGTCAGCATCGGCGGGAGAGTTATGGGAAATGACTAACACATTCGATGCAGGAGAAAGGGAGGATATAAGAAGGAAAATAATAGAAGATAAGGGAACTGAGTTCTTCGAATATAATCTAGAAACTCTACTATTGAAGCACATAACTGCCTATTCAATGAAGGAGAACCTGGACTCTGTATTCCCTACGCTTCAAGCTATTGCCGTTCATATTAGTAATTCAGGAATGACTCAAAATACTGAATATACTGAAGAAATGGAATATCTACTTGACTATATAAAGAATAAAATATTCAATATTTCTCTAGTAGATGATAACTATAAGGAGGTTCATGCTATAGCTCAGAACCTAATGAGTGCAGCCTCTAAACTTGCTTTGGCATTTAATCCACACCAGTATTATCAGATGATTGATGGATTGTGGAAGGACATATCACTAGTAATAAGAAAGCCAGACGGCTCCACATCATTCACTAAGGAAAACATGAAGAACTCCTTTAAGTTTGTTGCCAAAGATATGCTTCATTTTGGTAATAAATCAACCCTATGTGAATGGATAAACATGCTGTATGGTATAAATGATATGGATATGAATACCTACGCAGACAAGATAAAATCTGACCAAGTAGGTATATGGAATTTCTGGTCATTGGCATTTAGATGTGCTTCTAGACCTGACTTTTATAACAGAATGGCTATCTTTGGAGCACAGATGAGAGGTGATGGATGTTGGGATGCACACTCTGTTGTAAATGGTAAGTTAGTATATGACTGGAAAAAGGATAAGAGGTTTGAAGCCTATGCTAATGGAAGAACAACTGACCCAAAATATAAAGAGCAAGAATCTCTATATTATGCTATGGCTCAGCAAATGGTTAAAGAGCATACTAGAAATGCAGATGGTTCAGTATTTAAAATAGGAGATGCTTTACCAAAAGCATATACAGTTCAACAAGCTGAGGGTCACAAAGCATTAGCTGATTCTATCTATGGATACTATGCACATGAAAAGAAGGCTCTAATCCAAAGTAGTTTCTTGGGAAGCCTATTGATGCAGATGAATACATTCTGGTCATCAAAGAAGAATCAATTCTTGGCTCCTGAAGGTATAAAGCTACAAGGAAGATATGTGCAACTGGAAAGAGATGGTAAGAAGTGGTATCACAAACTGGATGAAAACGGAAACATAACTCAAGAACCTACAGATGAAGATACAGGATTCCCGTTCTATGTATGGGAGGGAAGATGGGAGGAAGGAATCTTCTTTACATGTGGTCACGTGATAAAAGGACTATACCAAAAAGGTATAAAAGAAGGTAATATAAGAGAAGGTATTAACTTTGTGGTTAATGATATATGGAACAATGATGACCCACAACTTAGAAGACTTTATAGGTCTAACTTGGGACAGCTTCTATATGACCTTCTAATGTTACTATTCGTTGGAGGTTTAGGAGTAGGTGCTCTATCACAGTTTGTTAAGGATGATATAAAAGAAAGAGGTAATGATACGGCTACGGATGCTTTAGTGAATACTGGAATGAATATGAGTGTTAGGATGCTAAAGGCATCAACTGATGATTTTAACTTCATAAACTCTATATTCCTAAACAGAGGTATGAACTGGACACCATTCGCTTTACAAACCCTAAATAGAACTGTAAATACTTTTTCTAATGTTGTATCTGGAGATAAATCGTTGTATGAGGGGTTAATTAATACTGTAGCGGCTACTAGAGCTACAAAACCATTTTGGGAGTATGTTGACCCAACTAAAGAGGAATAATATGTTAATAGGATTGAGCGGTAAAAAAACTTCAGGTAAAGATACTGTATGTACTATTATTGAAGCTATAGATGTATACTATAATACTAGATTTATACCTTCTACTGGTTTACATGAATTTGTAAATCAATGCTTATTTGAAGGCAGATTGGATTCATTATCTATAATCAGAAATATAGTAACAACATGGAATAGGGAGTCCTTTGCAAAAAGGCTTAGACAATGTTTATATACTATAACTGGAGATAGTAGGATTTTTGCCTTGAATGATGAAACAAAAAACTCATTGTCTACTATAAAGGATGCTGAAGGTAATTATTATACAATCCGACAGTTGCTACAAAAATTTGGCACAGAAGTTGGTCGTAGTATTTCTCCTAACTTATGGGTGGATGCTCTTATGAATGACTATATAAAGGCTAAATCGGAGGGCTACGAGGAAGATTGGATAGTAACTGATGTACGGTTCAAGAATGAAGCAGAAGCCATTAGAGAGAACGGTGGAATACTAATTCGGCTCAATAGGGATACTGGCTTTAATGACCAACATTCTTCTGAAACAGCACTTGATGATTATGAAAACTTTGATTTAATAATAGATAATAATGGAACATTGGACGAACTAATTGATAAAGTATATAACTTTATGAAGGAGTTCAAACTTATATAATAATAAAGGGGTACGTTGGTGAGTAAAATCACTGGCGTACCCCTTATTTTTTATTCTTTCTTTTCAACGTATTCAGGTTCACGTTCATCCTATTGTTTAATATAAGAGAACATTTTTTTACCTAATCTTTTGTAATCTGAATCTGATTTAGTAGATTTTGCCTTTTTAGCCATCCTAATTAAAGTTCTTGTATTCTTTCTACTAAAGATTCTTTCACCTCCTTGTAATTCCATTTGGGTCGAACCATCAGGTGCAATTACTTTCATTGTAGGTAAAGCCTCATCTTCTTCTATGTCTAGCTCGTCCCCCTCTTTTATTCCAGAACCCTGATTTACTTCAAGAACAAATTTAACATTATCTTCTTCAGCCATTGTAGTTGATTCTGGTTCTCCTTCATATATAGATATTACTTCCATATCCTCATCAATAAAGATAATATCTAAAGGAATTTTAGTATCTTTCATCCAGAAATCAACAGTTTGAGGTTCTTCAAAGAAGAATAACATTCCTTCATCTTCTTTTAATTCTGTAACTCCTTGTAAACCTTTAATTCTTTCTTCCTCAGTTCTCGCACAAGTTACATTATACTCTTTATCACCTATTTCAATTTTCATTATTCAACTTTATTTAATAATCCTGCATTATCAACTGTATTTTCTAAAATCTCATGTACTAATAATTTTCCTGCTTCAATAGCAGCTTCATCTGAACCATCTTCCATTAATTTTTCTAACTATTTAGTAACATCAAGATTAAAAATAATTTCCTCTCTTTCAACCTCCGCATGTTGAGTAATATCCCCTCCAGCACTTTCAGTAATTACAGGAATACCTTTTGCTGTAACATCTTCAAACTTTTCATCAACATTTTCTAAATGATGTTTATTTTTATGTAAAGCTCCATCAGGAATTACATTAACAGTACCTCCATTTTTGAATCCTGCAACTTCCTCTGCTCTAACCTTTTCTTGAATTTTCTATACCTTACTCTTTCTGCCCTTAGATAGTTTTACTACCTTCTAAGCAAAATCTCTATCTAATTTAAGTCCTTCTTTAGCAGCATGAATTTTACTCCAATTCATTCCATTTAAGTCCATCTAATTTCTCAATCCAATAGTCTGAGAGTTATTTGAAGATAAAAAAGCATCCTAAGCTTCGTTATTTATATCTTGAACTACTCTCTGCTATCTTTTAGCTTCTGCTATCTATCTATTAGCAGCTCTTCTACCTTTTCCACTAAATGCTCCATACTTCTTACCAGACTTTGTCATAGCATCATCTACTTTAGCTAAAGAACCTCCATAAGAAGAACCCTACTATTCCCATGTGGTATTATCTTTATACATAGTGTCTGCCTTTTTAGCTCCTATAGAATTTATTAATCCTACTAGAGGAGTTAATTTTAAAATTTTATCAGTAGTTGTCATCTAATCAGTCCCAATTCCTAACGCAGTTAGTCCGTCTGACAAAGCCCCTCCAATTTTCATTGCACCTCCTATAATAGTCCCTACTCCAGGGATAGAAGATACAGCATTTGCAGCCATATCATATCCCTAATTTAATCCAGTAGTAAGAGCTAATTGTTCTTTTTTTGGGATAAGCCCTCCTACTATATCAGCAATTCCTCCAGCTACATTCATAGTATTGCCTATATTAGCTTTACTAAACAATCCAGATTTTCCTACAATTGAACTTGATTCTTTTGGCAGCTAAAGTCCTTCTCTAAGATTTAAGTCTGCTTGTTGTTTTATTATTCCTAAATCTTTATTTTGTATTAATTGTCCTATACTAGAAGGGGAGGCTATTCCTCCCCCTCCCTAGTATCTTTTAATCAATTTATGCATAACTTATTGTATATAATGTTTTTAATGCTGCAATAATTGCTAAATCTTTTCCTGAATATCTAACTCTAATTTTAATATATTTATCTCTTAATTTAGTTTCTTTCCTTTTAGTATTCCAAGTAGAATCATCTATATCATCTTCAGTATAACCTTTTTCTGTTAAATTTTCTGGTATGTCTATATTATCTTTATCTAATATTATCTCAGTAGGAGAATTTTTGATAGTTAAGGGTATCTTTTCCTCTTCTTTATAAACATTCCAATCTTGCTCATTTTTCTGAACAAAGGTAATAGGATTTATTTGAATATCCCAACAATCTTCCTAATAATTCATATTTCCTCTTATTCTTCCACATTTCTTAATATCAGCTGCTTTTGCATGAGTCCATATTTTATATTCCCCTAAAAGCTCATCATATACAATTTCAGAGCCAGTAAGGTTAGTATAATCCTTATTAGGAGCTGTTTTCAGTTTATAATAATCTTCTATTTCATTTATGGTATCCACTCTAGAATAATATAAAGGAAATAATGTAGATTTATCATTATATACTGTATTATCTCCCTTCTTTCTCTACTCTGGTTCTAATTCAAGAAATCTTGAGTCATAACTAATGTCCGAACCATTATAGTTATATAAATCTTTCACGGCTTCCTATCTAATAAACATATTCCTTTTATCTTCAGCGAAATCATAAGCTTCTCCTATAATCTCATAATGGAATGATTCAGGTTCAGCTTTATTGGAGATAATTTTTAAGTTATTAAATATTTTATGAAATTGAGGATTATCAACTACTACAAATTCAAATTCGAATGGGTGCTATTTACCATACCAAAAGCAAGGTTTTATCTTATCTTTTATATCTATTATTCCAGATTGACCATGTTTCCAGAAATCAGTGGTAAGTTGCTCTAAGTATTCTGATTTAGTTAAGTATATCTATGACTAGAACAATCCAGCATTATAAGACACATAGTCTTTCCATCCTCCTATATATTCACTAATATCTGCTGGAATATCTTCTGACTTATAACTAATTTTGATACTACATTCAATATTTAACTAGATTACCTTATCTTTCCACTCAAAGTCTTCTTTCAATATTAATTTGTTATCTTGAATATCAAAATGGGTGTAGTATTTATAAGGGTCTCTGCAAAGTTTAAATTCTTTAGTTATAAACAATCCTGTTTTATCTGTATTAGGTAGCGGACGATTCACAATATCTAAAGTTGTATAAGTATTAGTATCTGTAACCCACCTATCTACTTGAACTTCATTTACTACTATACCATCAGCAGTTGTAGATTTAGATGAACAAGTACCTAACTTACTAATCCATTTAGAAGTATTTCTATTAAAACTAAAATAGATATTATCAATATTAGCGGAGTAAGAAGGAACCCATGAATAGAATGTTGTAAATCTCTGAGTTAACTCATTATAACAGATATTCCAAACTTTCTCTTCAAATCCATATAAATTATCGTAGAAAGTAAACATAATATCTTGCTTATAGGCATTATAGTGAGTTTTGACATTTCTAATTCCAATTATTGGAGTCAATTCTCGTTCAGATAACGAAATATTGTCATTAAGGAATTTCTAGATTTTAAAATCTGAAATTATTTCAAATACTTGCCCATTTGTCCTCCAAATCTTCTTTCCTACTGTATCTACTCCATAGATGTAATACGGAGTTTTTAAGACACTTTCTGCCCACTATGAACCATACATACCCGATAACATTTTTGGATTCTCTGGGAGCACGTTAGAGGTGTTAATGAATACATTTCCACCCGCTCCTTCTCCAGATTGGACTCTTTCGTTTACAGGAATCAAAGCAACACCATGTTCAAAAACACAGATTATGTTACCATATAATTCAACTAACTTTATAATACTACCGAAAGTTCTAGGGTAATCTCTGTAATTCTAGAACTAGAATACCCTAAATCCGTTCTTAAATGCATCAGTTATTGCTATATCAGAGTAAACAATTCTTGTATCAAAATTATTTTTAATATAAGGAACTTCAGGTAAAGTAAATTGTACTTTTTCCCCTACAGTAGAAGTGTAACCTTTATTTAAGACATAAGAATTTGGTATTTTTGTATTACCATCTGTAGAAATACTCTATAAAGGATAAAACCCTCTCTTCAATCCCGTCAAACCTTCTTCACTAGGATAGCTAGGGTCTAAAGAACGAATAGATAAATTATAGTTACTTCTAACTTTAAAAGTTATCCAAGAACCTAACTAAATTGCATTTACGTCTCCTCTATTTATTTCATTTATCTTTTCCTATTCTGTATAATAGTCAAAATTATCTTTCCAAGTATTAGTATCTACAATCTCATCATTTGTAGGAGCACTAGGATCTTGGAAATTTCTATTTAATCTATGTGTAAAATTACATAGATAGCAATCGCCTCTGTAGAAGGTACTTATATATCCATATCCAAATGTTTCAGAAGGAGTAGTACCACTCCACTCAGATTGCAAATCAGTTAAAGCAAATCTGTCTCCTATTGCATAGTAAGCGGAATAGTCCTAATATCTGATATTGAAATAAGATTCAATTTTATTACTATCATATCCAGGTATATAGATGTTTATTATCTTACTACTTTCAACATCTCCATATATTCCTAGATATGGGTAATAAGAACCTCTTACTAAATTAGTTGCACTATTATTCTTTTCATCTTGCTTTATGAATCTAAATTTATAGGCTTCTTCTGCTTCTCCAGCTCTACCTCTAAATTTAGCATCCTTTATTGTAACAACAGGTGTATTATCATTAACAGTAATTATTTTAACAGTAGTCTAATTAGTAGCATCATAAGTGCCCTCATAAGGTAATTGATAAATTCGACTGTTATAGCTACTAGTTACTAATCCAGTCTAAGCATTCTCATCTGCATTTCGGATAGGTATATCTCCTCCAGTAAATATTTGATTAAAATATGCTGGGTCAACCTCAAATTCTGGACATATAGCTGCTTTTTGATTATTTACAGGAATAGTATTATAAGTATACAATCTTGATTCGTAATCATGTACTAATTCTCTATTATCATTAAGAAATCTTTCTATATATCCTTTACCATTATATTCTATAACAGGCAAATCTGCGTTACTATCCATAGGCATAGTAAAGGCTTGGCATAATATAGTAGGCATTCTTTTCTATCTTACTAAGAAGAATCCTATAACCTTTAAAGACTATAAATATGTAACAACTTCATTAGGAATGAAGACTCCTATTCCATAAATAGAGTTAGTACTTTCAGTATCATTGATTCTGATAACTCCTTTTATGTTTTCTATGTTACCTGTATTATTTATTTGATAGGTAGATTCACTATATTGAATTTTCTATCGCTATCCTGATTCTTTATTATAAACAGCATAGTTATCAAATGAATACTCTGTTATATGTTCTAAATCAGGAATTCCATTCTTTCCTCTGATATTATATACAGCGGACAGGGACCCGTCTGCCATTATATATACTATACCTAATCTATATATTTCCTAATTCCAGTAACCTACATAGTTATAGATATTTTCGGAGTTATAATATTCATATAACCCAGAGGCATCAAAGTATTCATTATCCACTTTACCAATGAGGGACTCTGATTTAGTAGCAACTTTATAAGGAAGTATTCTCAAAGATAAGTCCGTTAAATCCTCATAATATTGATTTGGCTTATTAATGTTTCCGATAAAAAGTCTGTTCTAACATACTGTCTGAGCCTATACTTTATCAGCTAAGAAAAATTGAACATTTATATCTGAAATAGGAATATCGGTAGTATCTTCATCTCCTGTAATTAGTACAGAACAGCTATTATTCTGAACTAAGAATTTTTGATTTATTTTGTGTGCAGTAGTTACTCTATTTTGGTCTACATCAGAAGTACTTCTAGTATAATATACTCTAATATAGTTATAAGAGCTTTCTATATTATTAATAGTAATATTTATAGCTTTATTAGAATTCTGATCTCTAAATCCACCTTCAATACTAAAAGGGTCTCTATCATTACCAATAAAGCAAGAAATTATTCCTGATTCTGCTACGAAATCAGTTTCATTATCATCTGCATCACAGTATTTAATATATATAGTATAATTTCCAACTTTTAAATTACCTCCTTGTAGCCCATTATATTTTATCTTTGGAATTTTTTGTATTCTCTTATATAATGAAGTATCTGAATCAAATGTATCTTCATCATATAAGTTAGTATCCATATCCCCTATTCTATCTACAATCTCATAAGTATTATTTTCTCTAGTACTAAATCTAGTATTTATTAATCTTGGAATATTCTTGTCATCATTTAAAATTAAATTAACTGAACCATCATATGAATTCTGGCAAATAATGTCGACTGGATTATTTAAACTAAATTGTAATTTATCTGTATCCAAGTCGACAATACTTCCAGTATCTAATACATTAGAATTATCATACCCTTCTTCTCCAGGCCTTTTTCCATTTTCATCCATGGGCCTAGATAGCCTTAAAACTCTCAGAGGATTATATTCGTATACTAGATTTCCATTAGGTTTAGTTGCATTAATAAAATACTAAATATTAATTGGACTAAACATATTATTGATAATTTACTATTGGTATATTCTAAAAAGCTAAAGTAGAATAACTATCTTCACTACCCCAATGTCCAGAATTATTATAATTTCCATAGTTTCCCCTATTTTTAGGAATAATATGATATTCAGAACCAATCATCTATACCTATAAATCTGAAACTATATTTCGATTAGAATCATATACATAATTAGTATTTATAGATAACCCTGTTGCATCTGACTGATAAATATTAGAACCATCATAAAGAATTGGAGCATCAATAGTTAATGTATTCTATGTAACGCTAGTAATATAAGTACTCAAATTATATAATGACATCTATTTTTCAATATTTAAAGATTTATCTGTAGTAGATTGAATATTAAATAACATTTTCTAAGCTTCTTGTGTCACATTATCATTTCTAATTGAGGAAATAAATTCTTCTAAGTTCTCCTATTTAAAGCTTTCATTAACAGCATCATTAGGGGTAATAGTAACAACTATATTTGTATTAAAGGTAATGTTTCCACCTATTACATAAGAAGAGCCTTCTAAAACTGGGAAATACTTATTAGGAATAGTTAAACCTCCTGATTGATATACATACATAGGTTTTAGATAATTTAAAACATTATTCATTAGATTTGTAGAATAAGTAGAAGGAGAACCAAATCTAGACCCTGATACGAAACAATACTTTGTTCCATCATACCACAATAACATTCTTTTTTTATCTAAAGCAGTTGCTTCTGGTCTTACCCACCCACTAGTTTGAGTAGAAACTATCGGCAAGTCTGTACAAACCTATATGAATAGTGGAGTGTTACCTGCTCGATTAATATCCTGAACCATTTTATCATATCCACCAGAACCTAGAATAAAATTAATAGCTCCGTTACTATCCTATTTTACAGTATAAGTATCACTGTCATAACTAGCAGCACTCCATGTAGAACCTCCATTCATAAAATAAAAAGCATAACCATGTCTATCATCAGCCCCTTTATTTTGATGTTCTCTGATAAAAAATCCTATAGCAATACTGGAAGATGTTTTTGAATTACTAGTATATTGAATAGAATTTTTTAACCTATCTTCATACTTAGTAAGTACTTTATTATATGTTATAGATTTAGCTTCAGATTTCTTCAATATGTATGGACTTATAGTAGTATAATTTAATGTTAGTTGATTTCCAACATTTCCACTGGTAGGAGATACCTATCCAAATGTCTAAGATATAACTCCTTCCATCAATGGAGAACTTTCTTTTACACTACTATTGTGAGTCACCTCTACTTCAAACTTTTCTTTATCACAACTAAATGGATATTGTTCTGCATTTTTAAAGTTAAAGTCTTTTATTATATTATAAGATATAGTCTATTTCTTTTTGATATTACCTTGTATATCAGATTGATTAGTAGTAATTGGAGCTTTCCCTGATTCATCTATAGTTTCGGAAGAAGAACTATTGATTGAATATGATGAAGTACTTTCTAATTGTATAGTTCTTAACTACTGCATTGCAGAAGTATCTTCCCCAAAATCCTATAATCCAGAATAGTATATACTATTATATAGATTTGTGAATAATAACCACCTATAGAATTTCAATTCAGGTTGTTGGTTAGTACTTAACACAATCTCTACGTAATAACATTCTCCAAATGTTAACCCTGTATTATTACTAATAACGTCTGTAAAGATTCCATTGTAATTGTATCGCTTTGTTGGAGTGTAAGTAATCACTGAACCAGTCTTTACATTATGAAATTTGAACTATAGTGATTGTACTTCTTCTTTAGGTTTTAAGTACATTTCAAATCCCCAAGTTAGAGTAATACTATCAGTAGAGCAATAATACCTCCAACTATTTAAGTTAACAATACCAGTTCCTAAATTACTTAAATTTATAGTCCCCTTTACTTTTAACCCATCTAGAGTAACCTTGTTATCTCCATATTGCATAGTTGGGGTAAATTCATACTCTCTTATATCAGAAGCTCCTAAAATAGTAATACCAGATACTTTCTACTACAACTAAGCTGTATATGTATTATTGTTATAGGAATAAGATAACAAAGATTCAGGATTAAAAGGAACATCCTTAGTTATTTTGCTTGAGGTACTAAGTCTTTTTAATTTAAAAATACCACTACCAATAACATTAGAATATATATTATCCTCTGCATATCCTAAAATCTATTTATTAGTAATTTCTGAGTCAGTATATTTCCCATCAGGACAATTATAATTATAAGTTACATCTAGGGTTAACTCTACATTAGAACCTGACTTTTCACCATATATTGCAAAATCTAAAGACTGTATTGTATTTAATGAGCTAATAACATATAAGTCTCCGACCAATTTATTATTATATGTATTTACCCCCTTATTCTTTCTATATTCTTCTAGGTTTTGGTCTGAATCCAATTTAGTATTAAATGCCCAAAACCCATCATTATATTTAACCTCTTCAGGAGTTTCGTCAGAATATTCTATAACGTCTCCTGTTTCTAGATTAATTCTTTTTAGCTAATCTGTAATAATTTTTATTCCTCCCTAATTATCAACTACACCTAAATCTATATTTAGTAGTTTATTCTTAAAACTCTTTACCTACTTAACTCCATCCACTTCTTCAGTATTATTATAGTGAGATATGAGTTTATAGAAATTATCTTTATCTATACCTGATAAGATAATACTAAACTTGTCTCCAGGTCTTATAACCATATCTTCATCATTAAATACTTTGGTTTTTACTGTAGATTGAAATGGAGTAGTTAAAAACTATGTTTCAGAAATAGTAGATGTCGAATCTGATAATTCAGTACTATCTATATTTCTTTCTGGGGAAGGGAATGACCCTATCTAGCCTTTATTAGTTAATGGATTATAAGAGGCAACATATATAATTCCTCCATGCTCTTTTATTCCTACAGGAACATATCCTGCAGGAAGGTATGCTGATTCCACCCTTCCATTACCCATATCATTTTGAAGTATAAATTCATTTCCATTATAAGTAACGAAAGTCCCATTTAAACAATTTGTTAATACGTTATTAGGAGTAACTAGTGGATTTAGGTCCATTATCAGCCCTTCAGAAAATGTATTAAATGACTCTTTCTTCATAATACAGTATATTTATGATTTGTTATTAATATATCCTAAAATGTACTTGGAGATTCTTTTATTATTACAATTTCGGGATTTTTACATTGTAATTTTGGTTTAAAGTATGAATAACCTAAATCTGTAATATACTAGAATTTTATAATATATTTCGACCAACTATAATATACATAAGCCTCATCATAAGATTTAAGGAGTAACTTATTATAAAATGTAAATAACTATTTTTTTCTCCCAGGACCTTTCTTATTTAACTAATTGTATTCAGCGTCTGTCAATCCAATATAATAAAAACCATCCCAAATTTTAGTTTTCTTTGAATACATTACTCTCAATTTTCTTCTAAGCATACGTTTATAATAGTTGAAATGTTTCATGGAATTTTTGGTTAATTCTCCACAATAAAACCAATATTTATGCGTTGTACTATTAATTAAAGTGTCACATCCTCTTAAATTATAATAATATAACATTCTCCAACCATATTCAACAGCTCTTCTTATATCTTCTAAAGGTACAGATGGGAACTATTCTTGTAACCTAGGTAAATAGGTTTTAACAGTTGTTATCATTAATAATATTGTTTACCTTCGTTAGTATAATCAGTAATCTTATCTCTATGTTCTGAGTCCAAATATACTAGCTTTTCTCTTATTATTCCCTGAGACTAAAACCTAAATACTATCTAGTATGCACAAAAATTAGAAGTTAAAAAATCTATTTTACTCCACTTACCATTTCTCCTAGCCTTAGCAAAGTCATTTCTTCCAAACCTTTTCATACACAATTCTGCCTTTTTAGATTTAGTTGGCAAAATAAATGTTGCATTATTTTCAATGATATCTTCAAGTACCATACTTATAGCACTTTTAAATATTTTTTTAGCTATAAGTTCTTTATGCCTATTACCTATTAATTCCTCACAAGATTTCGTTGATATTGTCATTTTAGAAGTAGGAAATGACAAAAACAATTCATCTATATTCATAGCATATCCAGTAGCGTAATTCATTACTTAACATATTTCCAAGACTTATTAAATATCTTTCTATTCCAGCTTGTTTTAGCATCTAATATTTCATTCATTTCGTTTTGGTTAATTCGTTGAGGTACCCTAGCAGCATCACATAGTTTATACCACCTTTGTTCTAGCAACTAAGATTCTTGAAGAATAAGTTGATTATGGGTTTTTAATCCTTCTTTAAACTTTTTAGTATATGCTAAATAACAAGCTATAGCATCTTTTTCTTTTTCATTTATATAAGGCAGTCCATCATCATCTACAATAATACCTTTATATAATATATTTACTGAGCCATAATCCTTATCAAAATAGAGGGTATCATTTACTCTTTCATATTTTGCAAATTTACCACTTATATAAAAAGGATTCATATATAATTTTCTACCTTCAATGTAATTTTCAATAAATTGTGACTAATAATCGCCATTTACTGTGTCATTAGTAACATATTTCCAATCTTCAAAGTCATATGTGACAGCTTCTATTTCGTCACAATTGCATGGTAATTCAACTGTTAAAGTTTCACAATCTATATCACATCTATATCTATATAATTTGGTTTGCCTATTCCCAATTTTGTTCCAAGCTATAAGTCCGATTTCCTCAAATTCTTCTTGAGTCATATCAACTTCGTATAATAACTTTGCTTGTATGTATATTGATTTAAAATTATCCATTAGTGTGGAGCCTAATCATTAGGCATTGTATTAGTTGCTAACTGTTTATAATATCTAAGTTTCTTTTCTATTAGTCTTCTTTTTATTTCTGCATCAATAAAAGATATGTTATCAATATCATAGCAGCAACCATAGTTTTCAAGTTGTCTAAGGTCCTTAAAAACTCCTATTACTGTAACAGACTTTAATAATGGGGCATTAAATACCCAACAATCAAACATATTGTTACTATTAGGGGTAGTATCTATAAAGATATAGGGTTTGTCCTTACCCCTCTTTCTATATTTATGATATAAAAAAGAATTCACATCCGTATACCAAATAAAAGGAATCTACTTATCAGTAGAACCTATATATTCAATCCCCTAATCATATTCTGATAATATCTAAGGAATTTCAAAATGCATAGTAGGTGTTCCTTCTACAACATTTTTACAGGTACAATTTTCTATATCTTTACAATCTATTGGAATGCAATTTATAGAAATCAATAAATCTTTTTTAGGTAATAATCCTTTTAATACATATTCTTTTATAACCTATAATCTTTCATTTACTACTTCATCTTCTAGCTATTCTAATGATATTGTACTTGTAGAAGTATACCCTTTTAATCCAGAAACAATATCATTATAAATTGCAGACGCTAATTTTAAATAATATCCCATAGTAATAAAATAAAAAAGGCGAAGGCTTAATTGCCCTCGCCTTCATAGGTTATTCATTTTGTTGTGTCACTTTAATGTTTTTAGAAGCAACGGCTCCTGCTTTATTTTTAACTTTTACATTAACTGTTGCACTTCTTTCTGCTCCAGAATCATTATTTCCAGCTTTTAATTGTACATTAGATGCACTTGGAATTACAGTAATCCAGTTTGCATCAGTTTGAGCATCAGCCCAAACTAAAGTACTGTCATCTGTAGTTGCTGGGTTTACATCTTTTAATGTTGGAGTAATAGTGTGAGTTTGTCCAGTATTTGTTGTAGTACCTTGGTCGTCTACACCACTTTCAATTTTAATTGGTTTTTCTTCTTCTGTTAATGTTCCCAATTTCTTAATCATTGTTTCAAATGCATCAGAAATTGATTCAAGAACATAGAATACATGAGTTGTTACTGAAGTAACTTGCTGACCTAAAGCAGCACCACCAAATAAACCTCTATCTACTTTGTAATAAATAGTATATTGGTTGTATTTCATTCCTGGAATAGGAAGTTCTTCCTGATTAACTGCTTCAAATCTACGAGATTCGATAGTTGGAAGTCTTAAATCTTTAAGGATATGAGTGTAAGTACCAAAGCCTTCTCTGCATGGAACAATAGTACCTTCAGCAATATCTTCAAATACTTCATTAGTAAGAGCACTATTTGCAGAAGCATTTAATTTTTGAAGTTTAGCTTCAGTAAATAATTGATATTCATCAGTTCCAGAGATAGTAAGAACATCATCATCTACACGAGTCTTAATCCACTTGTCACCATAAAGAGTTTGAATCTTATCAATTACTCTTTTAGCTTCAGCAGCTACATTAGCTCCAGTAGTACTATTAGAAGCAATTCTAAACTCATATACTAAAGGTTTACCTTTAAATACAAAATCATTTGCATAGTATGAGTTTTGGCTTCCAGATAATCTCATGTATAATTTAATTCTATAAATACCTGCATCTTGTTGTGCCATTTTAAAAGATACATTACCAATAACTGGGTCAGAAGCAGCTCTTTTATACATTTTAGAAACATTAGGTTTCTTAAATAAGTTTACTCTTCTAACATCAAGGGCTGGTTGTCCGTCTATTGTTCTTTCAACGAATTTATCTAATCCAGTAGTTACATCTTTTAATGAATTTAATACAATAGTGTTAGTGTACTGAAACATAAATTAAAGTTTTTATTTTTTTGACTATTGAAGAACTGGTGAAGCAATAGTCTGGTTAATAGCTAAATTTGATTCTAATCTTGGGTTACTGGAATTTTCCAGTAATAATTTTACCAGTTCATTTATAATCTCGTGGCAAACATAATCTGGAAATTCTAAAGTCTATGATGTATCTTCTACGGAATCTAACTAAAATTCTGTTAATTCCACTTTTTCTGGAGTTTTAATATAATCAATTGATACTTTAGTCAAATCAACAGGAAGATTAGCTTCATAGACAATTTTTAAATAATATTTATTATCCTATATATAAATGTCGTAATATGGACATTTAACAGATGGCTTAAAATAGTAATTTGTAATAGCCTAAGAGTAAATATCAGATGTTAATCGTCTTGCTGCCACATTAAATCCAGAGCCTAATTTATTACAATTATATGATTCTGAAAACTCAAATTTGCATATGCAATTTAAACAGTGTAAATAGTTTTCTGGCAACTCAAAATCACCTGAATCCTACTTAGATAATTCTTTAGTTATTTTTAATGCCCTTAAATCATCTGATAGCTACTGATTTAATTCACAAAGATTATATCTTTTATTTACGTACTACTAAATTGCTTTATAACAATAGTAATTAAAATCACTTAATAAGAAATTAGGAGCAGTTGTTTTGTCAACTTCTATTAATGCAGCTTCATATAATTCTCTAACTGTCATTTTTTCTTTTCCTATTCTTGTTCTAAGTATAAATCAGGATAAGTATCCCTCTTTATTAATTCTAATACTTTTCTATTAGTTGGGTTTTTCATCCAGGTAATGACAGCATCATCAGTGGCACCTAATACGATACTATCACCATATAAGTAAACTTTATTTTTGACATATATAACATTTTTATCTTTGGCATCAATGAACATCAATCTTAAATTAATGTCTCCACCTGTATATAAGTCAATAATTTTTTCTGGAGTTTTATGTGCAATTTCAAGTAAGTAATCGGTAATATCAGCATCAGGAGCATTCTTCATGTTTTTGCCAAGCAATCTAGCTTTAAGTTGCCTTCCTTCTGCTCCTTGTGGGTCACCAAATATATATGAATCAGCATCGTGGATAAGTTTCTTCCTTGATACCTTCTTATTAGTTTCATACCCAGGTCTCTCTACATATAACTCAGCGATTCCATATCTAGCTCTTGATTTACCTTCTGCTATTTCTCCGTCAATAAGTAAGTTACCTTTAGAGTCTCTTGCATCTCTTGATAGAGCAATAAGTGGACAATGTTGAATTGATTCCCATTCTGCTTTCTACCATTCATCATTTAAGTTGAATGTAGTACCATCTTCTATAATGAAGACTTTATTTTCTGGAATAAGAGGTTTACCTGCATTTCTATCTGTATCAGAAATAATCATATCGCCCTTACTATCCACTGGTCTTACACATGCTGGATACCTTCCAGTTTTTGGGTCACGAACAGGATTCATAAAATATTTTTGTCCAACTTTACCGAATACACTTCTTAAAATAATTATATCGTCTAAAACATCAGCCATATTAATTCGTATTTTTTATTGTATTTTATACATTCATCTTAAAGAAATACACATGAAAGGGGCTCAAAGCCCCTCCCAATACATCTTATATAAATTATGCTTCTTTCATTATAAAGCTTCTGTATGGAGAGAATACTCCAACTCCAGAATAACCCCAGTTAATAACCTTAGAAGCAGCAACTGGACTACTTACAATACCAGAGCTTAAACCGTCAAGTCCACCAACACCTGGATATTTGTTTGTAATGAAGTCACCACCTTTTAATGTAAACATTTGGATAGCTGGTTCACCACTAGTTTTATCAGCAGTTAAATCAAGCATTAATCCAAATCCTTTGTCTGCGTTATTAATACCTTATATCACTATAAGGAGTAGACTATGTCTTAATCTTCTATATATTTGAATGTAAATCCTTTACATTGTTTTCTTTTACCTTCCAAAACAGCTTGTACATTAGTGAATTTCCCTATTTTACAACATTGTGTTTGGGAATCCCATATTTTAATAAGTTCTCCATCTAATGTATATTGTCCAACTTTTTTAGCTTTTGTAAATTGTAATACTGGATTATTAGTATCTTTATAAGTAGCTTTTATAGTATTTACTATTTTATTATACTTACTTTTTTTATAAGTTTCATAATTTTTCATATAAGGATATTTAATATTAGAAACTTGATACTATTTACAAAATTCTCCAGTTTTAATAGCTCTACTTATAGTTCCTGCCTGCCTAGAATTACCATAAATAAATCTAGAGGCATCTGATTGAGATAGAAATGATTGTAAATAATTACCGTTAATATCATAAATATGAACTTCTTTTGAATTAAGAGGTTTACTTATTTTTCCTCCTCCTAATTCCATATTATAAGTATCTGGTCTTGTGACAAAGTCTTTATTTACCAACCATGCTTCTAAATCTAGAGCATCTGTTTCATTATCGAAACTTCTTAATATTATTCTTTCAAAAGCAGCTGTTCCATATTTCTTTACAGCATATTGAAAATGTGTTTTAGGATTTTTATAAGAGTTACTATCATAAATATCAACTCCACATCCAATGTATCCATCAAAGTCTAAACTAGCAGTTTTATGGACACCTATATAAATTTTATCATTTATTTTATTTTTTGTTAAATATACTATCCAAATCATAAATTTATATTTTAATTTTGAAGATTTTCCCCATTTCGAACTAAAAAGTTCTACTCCCATTCGGGATAGTCGTTGAACCTTACTTAAAAATATCTTTTCAGCTTTCTTTTAAGTCTTGGCTGCAAGTTGTCTTTATATCGGATTAAGTATAAAGAGGTTCTTGCAATTAAGGGAATTTTTAACTAATTTATCACTAAATTAGGGGACCCAGATTGTTAAGCCCCATTCACGAGAGAATGTACGGTCAACTTTAAATGAAATTACGTTTCCACCAATTTCATAGCTATTAAATGTAGCACCAACGTCTACATATCCATTAGCTTTCTTAGACCACAAGTAAGTTCCGCAAGTTTTAAATCTAGCAAGCCATTCAGACAAGCAGCTTTGAATATCATTCCACATTTTTTCATTGCAGATGAATACATACTTATTTCCAGTTGGATTTTCACTCTTTTCATTCATCATCGCCATAGCAGTAGTGAATGCTTCTGGAGTAAGTTTATTGTAAACATATTTAGATGCAAATCTTTCAACTTGTGGGATAATACCATCACCAATATAAATTGGTCTACCAGTATCAGGGTCACTAATTGTAGGTTTACCATTCTTATCAACGTTAGTCTTATTAAATAATAGACCGTTGTTACGAACTTCTAAGAAGTTTCTTAATAAGTTCTTTTCAAGAGTATCCATCTTATACATGGTCTCTTTCATTTGTCCATTACCTTCACCTTGACCAATCTTAATGAATGTTTGCTCTAATGGCTTAAATAATGCAGTATAGCTATCATCAACACGGTGTGTAGTGATGTAACCTCTGTGTCTTTCAATATTAGATTGATATTTTACATACAATTTTGTTAATCATTAAGTTTCCTTAATGTTCAGACTATATCTTAATCTAAATACTTAAATACAAATCCTTTACAATGTTCTCGCTTTCCTTGTGCTACTAACTTTGCGTTTTTATATCCAGCTTTAACACAATCAGTCATTGTTTCAAACTCTTCAAGTAAATTTCCATCATCATCAAATCTTCCAACTTTACCTCCAATATAAGGTTTATCAACAGTTGTAATATTACGATGTTTAAGTTTCTTCATAAATGGCAATTTTTCATAAGAGAATTGATGCCCTAAATATTGATGTCCTTCTTTAATAGCTCTGGGTAAATGTCCTGCACCTTTTGCAGAAGGATTCAAATATCTCCCAGCAGAATTAATACTATCAAATTCTCTTTCAAAATTTCCATCTAAGTCATACATATAAACTTTTTTACGAGGATTAGCACAGTCTGGAAGTCTTCCTCCTAAAGCTAGATTATAAACGTCTTCCCTTTTTAAAAATTGCTCATTAACTAATAATTCTTCTAGTTTATATGCGTCTTTTTCATTTTCAAATTCTTGGAGTGTGGTTCTGATAAAATTTTTAACACCATATTTTTTAACTGCATATTGAAACGGAGTTTTAGGGTTCATATAAGTAGCAGGTCTGTAAATACTAACTCCGTTACCTATATATCCATCAAATTCGTCTACTTCAGTACCATGTACTCCAATGTATATTTTATTATTTACTTTACAAGTTGTTTGATATACTATATATTTCATATTATTTAAGTTTTAGATTTATTCCATTTCGGGGTTTATTCCCCTACGTCCTTCGGACTAGTCGTTGAACGTTCCTTAGTACTTCTCTATGAGTTTGTATTATCTAAGGCTTCGCTGCTGATTGCCATTTTACAGGTTTCCAGCAATTAGAAATATTTTTTTAATTTTTCATTAAGCAACTTGCTTAACGGAAGAGAGCAATGTAAAATGTAAAACATAAAGTTCACCCTCTTCATGTGCTTCAGGCATTGCATTAGATTGGAAACGAGTAGTATCTCCAATTTGACATCCTGATAAGTCTAGGATTGTTGAATAGTCATTATCAATCAATCTCACTTCTACAGTCCAATAATTATCTGCAATCCTTGTAGGTCTTGAGATAACTTGGCATTGCTACATAGTTTTGTCAATCTTGAAAATATCATACTTCTGGTAATAGTTTTCTTTAAAAGCCATAATAATGGTTGCGCCACCTTCACCAGTAGTTGCTGGAACATCTGCGAATTCAACTCTCTTAATATAGTTAGTTTCAACTTCCCATTCAAAATACATACTATCTATGCTTCTGTATTTGTTATTTGACTTAGAATCCATATAGAAGATATTTCTAAGAGATTCTGTTAAATAAGAAGCAGTTAAATTAGGATAAAGTCTTGAAACTATACCAAGTCTAGTTGGTTTTGTACCTAAAAACTTATAGAAATCTTCATAAGTTCTAGTGTCGCCCATAGTGGGACGATTAGTTACGAAATTTGCTACTATCATACTTTATAATTTTAATTTTAATCTAAATCGTTAATACTTACTACTTTTTTATCAGATGTAGTTTTTGGTTTTCTAACTACAGTTTTTGCGGCGTTTGGTTTATTGCCGTTTTTAGCATCCTCATAACCTTTATTATAGTTATATTTGGCTGCTTCGGTAATCTTTTGTTTGTAATATTCTGAAATTTGACTAAATGCCTCTTGTCCTTTTAAAGCATACCAAACCATTCCAACTAATGTTTTTGGGTCATTTAATGCTTTAGCAATATGTCTAACTCCAGCTGCATCTGAATCTAATATAAAACTAGCAATTTCATTCATATCGTCCTCAGACAAGGTTAATGAGGACTCTCCCAAATCAATAGTATCGTTTTCTTCTATTGCAGCTATAATAGAATTTTCAAATTCCTGAGCAGCTTTTTCTGCTTCAAGTCTTTGTTCTTCTTCTTGCTACTGTATAACAAGGTCTTCCCTTTGTTTATATTCATTACGAATACTCTGAATCTTTTTCTGATATAATGCTTCATTCTGTTTAGCTAATTCTAATTCAGAAGCTGCATCTTCATCAGTAAGTTCTGGGATTTTTGCTTTTAAATCTATAACATACAATTCATCATCTGGTATAGAATCAACTTCATAAATTTGAGTCTCTGGGTCATTATTAGCTAGATGTTCTTGCACAGCTTGACGAGCTATAAATTGTTTATATTCTTCTGCACTCAGATTACTTTGTCTTAATTCATTTATAAGACTAACCTCGTCATCATCTAGACCATAATTATCTTGAGAATCATCGTAGTTTAAAATTTGAAGCTGTTCATCTTTTGTTAATTCATCAAATGTTTTTTCCTCAATCTCGCCAGATTCATTTTGGAATTTAATTGATGCAGGATTAATTCCTTTATCTTTTAATAGGGTTACAATGATGTCGTCATCATCATTAGGTTCATTAGAAGGTGTATTGTCTGGTTGTTCTTCACCCTCTGGTTCAGAATCTCCCATCCAAGGCTTTGTATAGGTATCTTCATCAAATATAGTACCTTCAGCACCATCTTCTCCTAACCCTACATCGTCAATGTCTAATTCGTCTAAATTCATAATCGTATTATTCCCTTTTAAAGTTATTTGCAAAAATAAGGATTTTTTTGGGCGTTCCAAAATAAAAAATTAAAAATTATAAATAATTCAAAATATTTATTATTATTGCCCCTAAATCGCTTTTATATAATCAAGTATTCCGTTTACATGTAATCTAGTTATAGATTCCTTTCCTTTTTCAGATAATAGAAGGTCTACATCTTCTTTATTATCTTGAAATAGATTTTCTGTAAGTACAGCAGGACACTATGTTTCTCTACATATAGCCAAATTCTATTTCCAATATACTTGTGTTTGTGAGTATTTCCTTAGTGCTAAATTTTCATTCTATGCAGCTTTAAACAGGCATTCTGCTAATTTCTTACTTTTGTTAGAACTATTGTTAGAAATAAATACACTCCAACCCTTAGCATTCATCCAATTTTCCCCATTACCAGCAGCATTACAGTGAATAGACACCAATACAGTATTAGTTTTTCCATATTTATCACAGTATTGGTTTACTATACGGCACCTCTCCATAAGTGGTACATCAGTATCATCTGTTACTACCAACTCCACTTGAAAGCCCTTTTTTATTAATTCTTCTTTTACCTTGCTAGCTATCTCTCTACAATATTTATATTCTCTAAGACGTCCATCTGGACTTCTTTTACCTGGGGTAGATTCCCCATGACCTGCGTCTAATAAAATAATCATTATTTATTTAATGTGTCTTCAAAAGCCTTTTGCACAAAAGCTTTAAATCCTTTTTTCAAAAATGTTCTAATCTTTTCAATATTCTCATCTGTCATTTCAACATCTTCACCTTTATAGATATTCTATGCCAAAATTAAATCTCCTAAGTCTTGAGTTTCACCATAAATATAGTTTCCTAACTCTTTAGCACAATTTAATTGTACTTCATTTCCTTCTAAATTAATTAATTTTAATTCTGTAAATTTCATAATCCAAAATTTAATGCAATGGGGACCCATCGTTTATATGAGAGTATATATATATATATATATACTTCAGCTTTACTTATAGTAGTCCTACTAAGGTTAGAATATCCTGAATTAGAATTAAATACTCTCAATGGTCCAGATATAGTAGAATATTTATTATTTGGTATGTGTCCAACGATATAAACCATCTGCCCATTTGATAAACCTGATGTTGGCAGAGTGATTGTTATACCTCCCTATGTTACTATAATAAAGCTTTCACTTGTTAATGTTATATTCTAGTTTATTAATTTCACATCTACACACTACTATCCATAGATAGAAATCCCTTCTGTAACTAAAGCAGGTAAGTTAACATTAAATCCATGATTTTTTCCTTTTCCTACCCCAAGTCTTCCATATATTTCAGCTATCCCTTCTACATATAAAGGTCTATCTAAAGAATTATTTCTATTTCTTCTTAGATATAATAATACATTCTATTGACCTGAACTAGGCTATAAATCAAAAACATTATAAGGAACGCTAATGAATGCATTGGGCCTAAGAGATAACTAAGAAGTTTTATCTTGACTATCATAGAATATTCCAGATTTTGTCCCTTCATCTTTAATTATCATAGTTCCCAATTTTCCAGAATTAATTACAACATTTCCCTCTTTATCCCATGTAAAATTCTAACTTGCTAAATAACCATCGCCCCCCTCTTTTAATTCAAAATATGGGCTATTTATTATGTGATTTACTTCAATAGTTCCTGCTTTAATTAAATCAGCATTAAAGTAAACATTATTACCATCATTAACAAATGCTCCAATCTAAGTTCCATTATTTGCTTGAATTTTAAATAAATCAGCAGTAACTACAATAGTTCTATCCTGTATATTAATCCCTGTAGCTAATAACCCAGAATTAATATTATCCACTTGAGATTTAGCAGCCTGAGTTATACTATTTAATAATGTCTATCTATAACTATAATATGCAGAGATATTATTATAATCAGAACTTATAGTAATAAATTCAGGAGAAGTCTATGTATATTTCTAAAGTGCTGCTTTGGCATTATTATATGCAGTAGTATATGTCCTTGTTGATAATCCATACTTATTAGCATCATTAATAATCTAAGTATATTCTGCATTAATATCAGCTAACTACTATCTTAATGAAGTTTTTTCAGTTGGACTTATAATACCATCAGATTTAAAATTAGTTAAATCAGACTTAGCTGCATTTGCTGTTACTGTAGCAGCATCTGCTGTACTCTATGCCCTATCTACAGCAGTCTATAACTCACTTAAATCTGCATTTACAGCTTCTACTTTTAAATCAATATAGTCTTTACTAAAATCTACAACAGACTATCCATTATTCAAGTAGAACTCTCCAGTTAAGAATACATTTTCACCATAAAGACCATAGCCATAGGGCTGTCTATCTTTAAACATATAATTAGTAATACCGTCTAACTTCCCTACTCTTACTTTTGTAGTACAAGTATATTCATAATGGTCTTGTCCATTAACTTGTTCTATTAAGGAGTTGTCCATTGGAGTAGTAGTTCCGTAATAGGTTAATTTTTCATCTATGTATATTGGAACTACATTTTGTATTCTACTATTTTCAGTAGTTGGAGATAGTAAGTAATAATTGTATCGAACCCCTCTATAACCATTATCTACTGTAGTATTTACGTAAGACTCTCTTTTAAAAACTGGAACCTCATATATAACAGAATAGTCAGGTCTATTAACATCACCAATAATATCCATAAAAGGACTCTAATCATCAGTAGATGTGATATATATTGCATTTTGTCTTTTTGGGTCATAAATATTACCCATTTGCACTATATCATCTTCTACTGCTGGTTCCGCTAATCTACTATTTAATCTTTCTTCTTCTGTTTCATATCCTTCTAAGTAAACATCTGAATCAGTAGTTACATCATAAGCTTTTTCTCCATTATTATATGCCATTTCGCTGTATGTTGTGGTATATTGAACCTTTTCTCCATCAACATACTCAACTTCAGTATATTGGTCAAATACTGAATCAGCTTTCTATATAATTATAGATTTATCAGCAATCTATGATAATACAACAGCATCGTAATATTTTATGTTGTTGTCTTGAAATTTCTAACATCTGATTACATCCCCAGGCTTAAAGTATGTATAATCTTCTGAAGTTACAATATAAAACCCTGGAACAGTATAATTCATGGATTTATTATGAGTATTATTAAAGTATGCTACACAGGCATTTATAGCTGACTAAATAGTTTCTCTTTTTAATCCATAATACTTGTAGTAACTCTTAATTTTAATTTTAGTATCCTATATTTTAGCATAGAATCCACAATCCTTATCAAAAGTTTCTATATATGTATTATTATAAACTTTTTTACTAATGTATGTAAATTTAATATAACCTGATAAATTTTTCAAAGAATTTTCACTAAGAAATGTAGATTTACCCTAAAAGCTAGGAGAATTTAATAAACCATCAATATCTGTTATCTTTATAAAATATTTATAGTTTACAAATACTTTTTCAGCATTATTAATAGTAGATGAAGTGGAAAGGCTAGTAGTTTCTTTTACAATACCTATATTCTATGGAGACTAATCTTCTCTACCTTTAGTATCGTTATTTGTAGACATAGTAGAGTCTCCTATCACATCATCTGTAATTAAGTAATACTTATTCTCAAAGAATAAAGCTTTAAACCGTTCTTTTTGTAGGTCAGTACCTTGCCATCCTACCTAAGCGTTAGATTCGTCCTATTCAAAATAATTTAACTGGTTTACAGTAACTATTAAAGGCTGTTCTACATCTGCTATAGTAGTAGCATTGGAAACCCATAAAGAACCATTAGTTGCAGTAATCTAATTAACTACTAACTCATATACGTTCATTGCCTTTCTTACTACTAAATAATCAACAGTAAGAGTATTAGTATCAGCATCAAACCTCCATCCATATCCTCCAAAACCAGATGCAAAAGAAGGAGAACCTAAACTTCCTTTAAGGATAATATCTCCCTTAATATCAATATTCTTATTAAATGTCCATAGGTCTTCAGATACTCCAGGATTTTTAAATGTCCAAAGACCGTATATGATTTCATCTTTTCTTATCTTAGCCAAATCTTCTGCCTTATATCCTCCCACCTATTCAGAATTAAGATTTTTAATTAATTCAGAGGAAGCTACTATAAGAGGAGCTGATGTAGTGTTAATCTCTAGGGGACCTGACATAGTATCTCCAGATTTTCTAACATAACCCAAATCCTCCCCAACGTCTGTCTCAATTAACTTAATATATCTATTATCATAGGAGATGTATAAGGCTTTATTTAAAGATGAAAAAACAAAATACCCATCTCCAGGGTATTTCATGGATTCCATCTCTGTAACGCTTGAAACAATTAGTACATTTTTAGGGTCACTTTTATTTAAAGTCCCAATTAATTCGGTAAGTAACTTAAAGTTATTGCCAGACTTTATATAAACCTTACCAAGAGTCTCTAGTACCAAGTCATTATACTTAGTACCTACAATTACTTTTTTATTACCTAATAACTATTCAATTCTTACATTATCCATTTGATTTTAAGTTTTTAAATATTTTCTCGAACTCATCCACATCATCCTGTGTAAATTTAATTGACTTCCCAAAAATATTAAAAATATACTTATTATCAAAACGATTTTTCAAAATATCCTTGATTGCATTATTAAGAAGAGTTATATTTATATTTCCATTCTTATCGGTAAAGAAATCTAAATACATTTCATATCTATCATACATATTATTAGTTACATAGGTAATAAGTGCATCCACACCTACAGAATTTATCTTAAATAAACTATTAACTAATTTCTTTATATATGTATCAGCTGCCTAAAATATTAATTCTTTATCACTCATTGTTTATTACTCATTTTATTAATCATTAATTCATCAAATCTCTTTTTCATTTCTGGGTCACTTTCCATTAATTCTAATAATGTATTAACCTTTTCCTCTTTAGCTTTCATCTATGAATGTATCTGAGTTTTACTCTTTTTAATAACAGATAAAAGGTTATCCGCTGCAATTTTGCCATCAGGAGATTGTACATATTCCTGACTAAACTTTAATCCTATAAAAGACATAAATCCAGCTTCATATGCCTATTTTGCCATCTAATATTCTTGTAATTGACTTAGTAAGTTTTGTTCATCTGTACTTAAAGAGCTAACTTCTTTATTAATTTCATCTAAAATATTACTCTTAGCATTCTGCATATACTATGCATTCATATATTGTTGCATCCAAGAGTTTTGTAAATCGTTTAATGAACCTCCAAAAGGTACGTTTCCTCCAAAATTTGCCATGTTTAAAAATAAAAAGGAGGAAACTAAAAGTCCCCTCCTTATCTGTAATTTCTAACCTATTATGATAATCTATTTATAATTGTACTAACATTATAACTGTTTGTCGGAGTAGGTGCTGCTAAAGTTAAAGTAGCTGCACCAGTATTAACTATAGTAATAATATCTCCTTTTGTTAATCTAAAAATACCTCTAACTTCAAAGATTTGTTCAACCGCAGTTGCTGGAGTAAAAATACTTGAAGAAGTCATTGGAACCCCATTTACTTCAATAGCTAATGTTGCAGTAGAACTAGCTGTTGGGGTTGCTATAACTTGCACATCGATATAATAAATCCCAGAACAAGTAACAGTTAAAGTTTGACCACCAGTATTACACGGTGAAACCTAACCTAAACTTACTATAGAATTGGTATTTAATGTCTGTGCAATACTATTAGTTATAGATTTAAATTTACAAGCCATAATTTACCTCCTCAGAATTATTATTGTACTCCACATCCACAAGTATTACAGCCAAGACCAGTATAAGTAGTTCCACTACCATTTACAGTAAATGGAGAACAATATAAAGGACTGATGTCAGGTACAGGAGCACATAAGTTGCTGTAAGAGTATTTCAACTGTCCATCAATCTTATGGTCAAGCTGTCTTTGTAAGTTGGCATCAACCATTAACAGATTCTTTTCAGCTTTGCAGCAGCAATCATCAGTATATTTATTAGCTTTAACTGTAGCTAATTCAAACATTAAAGGAAGAGCAGCAGAATTAGCAGCATCTTTCTTTTCAAGTTCCACCAATCTAGTATTAAGTCTTTCAAACAAATCAGTCTTTTCTTTAATGTCTTGTTCTCTAACTTTAGCAAATTCTTGAGCAGCAGTTAGATTTTGTACATTGTCTCTAGTAATTAAGTCAATATACATCTTACATTTTTCATCCTAGTCTTGTAATCTTCCAGCCCATAACTGATTAGTTAAAAATTGAACTTCACTGTCTAATCTATTTTGCTGACAATTTCCTCCAAATAAGTTACCTAAAATGCCATTACCACATCCAGAGTTATTCATAGCTCCAAGAGCTGTTCCAATAATTCCTAAAACGAGTCCAGCATTTGTCTTACATTTTGAGCCGTATTTGCTATCGGCTTCTTGCATTGTTAAAAATTCCAATATGTTACCTTAAAGGTTCTTTATCCTTTAATTCTACACTTTTATGTATATGTGTAGTTCAGACTATATCTTCAATTCAAAATAGAATTGTCGGGCACTCGTGTCAGTATTATTGGTTTGACTCCTCAACTGTTAGTCGTTGAACCTTCTCTTTTACTTCTATGTCATTCAAAGAGCTTGGCTGCTGATTATCTTTTTGTGTAAGACTTTCCAGCAATTCACCCGATTTTACATGACCAAACTTCCAAATAAATCCTTTATGTGTTTTACGTTTGCCCCTACATACTGCTAGAATATGACCATTATCACCATTTACAGCTCTTTCTGCTTGCATAGCACTATTATAAGTTCCTACTAAAATACCATCCTTTGTATACTACTCTATAATGTTGGAATTTTTATATACCCCATTAAACTTACTTTCGGATATAGTTTTTCCACAGGTTTTAACGTAGTTTCTTCCACCTCTTATAGAATTATATCCATTCTTTATAGTGTCTCTTTTAGTTATTTCTAAATCTTCTAACTCATTCAATTTGTCGATTAGAATTTTTGGGTCATTTTCTTCTACTGTATGTAGTATGCTCCTAATAAAACCACCTTTACCGTACTTACGAAGGGCATTATTAAACTTTCCTTCTTTATTTTGGTTAAAAGCTTCATAGTAGTGTGCATAATCACGTACTTCTATAGGTTGTATTGTTTGTCCTATATATTCCTTACCGTTTTCCTTATTTTTAAAAGTGTAAATCAGTCCTATCATAAATTTTAATTTTTAAAGTTAATTTGGATTTTAATCTTAGCCATAATTGTTTGTGTTTGTGTTTAATTTTATACCATCTAATAAAGCGCGCTTTTATTTTTTCTTACTATGCAAAGTTAGTGAATCACACAAGTCTTACCAAAGTTTTATTGTTAATAAATGTTAAAATCCATAAAATAATAAACTGTTAAGAAAAAATGTAGATATAAAATAAAAAGGCATTCACTTAGCACAAGTATGCCAAGTAAATGCCCAAATTTTAAAGATTATCTATTATAAATCAATTGGATATACTTCTATATAATGTAAATATGTTCCATCCTATGGTTGATAAAACTGTTTTTCAGCTAAGTTTGCTGCCCAAGCTTTTATACTCCAAAAATAACCTCCAACACCATTTGATTTTTTTTCATTCTCATATAGAGTAGATGTCCATATCGGATAATTATTTTTTAATATGGGGCAATCATCGGGCAACCATGTATTATATATATATTTTATATCTTCATACCAATCAAATATTATATTGACGTATCCGCCACTAGGAAGTCTTCCAATTTTATATGCATTATTTAAAAATAATGAGTTAGATGCTGCATATTTAGGCATACAATAATATCCGAATAAATAATTTCCAACAGTAGTCATATATGGACTAGGCTAAGATAATCTGATAATTTCTGAAGAGTTATTATTTATTTCGTAATCATTCTATAAAGAGGAAGCATATAACATTACACCTATATTTGGTGGAGTATATACCTGATTATATATACCTAAAGTTGAAACATAATAACTTTTATTATACCATCTATTAAAAGACCATTTGCTTAATAAGAAACTAGCTCTTCTATCTTTTACAAGTATTGCAGATATTGCTTCTATACTATATCCTTTTGCTAGGAAGTCTGATGGTTTTATAGCTTTATAATCACCTCTTAGCAAATATACTCCATCTTCTGTTAATTGTTTATAATCTACATATCCTTCATCCTGTTGTGCTATTGTAACATATACGGATATTTCTTTATTTGAATATTTCTATCGTAATACAACAGTATTTGAACTCAAACTAGTAGCTGTAGTTTTTAATGAGAATGAATCATCATACTTAAATACTTCTACTTCTGAAGGGTGTGATTTAATTTCATACTCAACATAACTTTGAACCCCTTCCGTATTAGTTCTATTACTTGTAACGTATATTCTATATCCCCCACCACTATTATTTAATGAAACATAGGTTTCATTTACCGTAAAAGTGTATGAGGATAAAACATATTCATCAGGAAATATTTTATTTGTTCCAGCATAAATAGCAGAGATGGTCTAATTACCTAATTTAACTTCCTATATTCTTGTATTTCCTATATATAATCCCATATTAACTTTCTTTTATAAAATATATAGTATTAACATCCTTACTAGATAATCCATCATACTAACTTTGTGTTAATATTTGATATTTAAACTCTGGAGGAGTAGAATATCTTCCTGTATTATCTAAATACTATTTACCATTACCATTAGTAACTAAGGTAAAAGTTTTATAATTTTTAGTAATAGAAGCATTAGTACTACCATATAAATTAGTTCCCCCATCTATGGTATAAGTATTTTCTCGTAATTCTTTTCCAGTACCAGTATATATTTCGCGTTTTTCTACTATCGAAACAATATAATGACTATTAGCATTTCTTATTGCAGCAGAACATGGTTCCTTTGTATAATTAGACTCATAATCTATATAAACGATTCTACCAGAATTAACAGCACTATACAAATTATAAAAATCAGTATGTGTCATACTATCTCCAAGCAACGCAGAATACTTTATATAATATACGGTAGCTTTTGTTATATTAGATTTCATAGTAGAAATATTACTCTATATAGAAGTAATAGATGACTTATTAGAAGATATACTACTATTTATATTAGTAACAACTTTCTACAATGACTATGCCTCAGAAATTACCCCAGTATCATTAAGCTATTCTTTGCCGTCATAATCTCCAATTCCATTAAAGTAGGCATCTCCAGACTAAGTAATAAGTATTGCATTTTCTCTTTCAGTATCACTTGTACCACATCCAATAGTAAACAAAGACTATTCGGTTAAAGTGTCTCCCTCGTTTACTACATTAAATTTACCTAAAGCTATTTCAGAATTATTCTTAGTATTAACATGATTACCATGAGCTAATGAAGCATATCCATCAGAATTACAGTTAACTCCTCCTGCATGACTATACTCTCCACCAGAATTAGTATTTCCCCCTTCAGCATGCGAATAGATTCCTGTAGATTGGGTCTGTTTTCCTTCAGCATGGGAATATGTTCCAGATGCTACAGTTTTATAACCTTCAGCATGTGCTCCTGCGCCTTCAGCTTTTGTTTGATCTCCTTCTGCATGAGAGTTAATTTCAGATGAAATAGTATTTAATCCTTCGGAATGCGAATTATTTCCAGATGAAATAGTATTTAATCCTTCGGAATGCGAATTATTTCCAGATGCTGTAGTACTAGTACCTTCTGAGTGTGAATTAGAACCAGAAGCTACAGTACTTGTCCCCTCAGAATGTGATTGTTCTCCAGATGAAATGGTTTTAAAACCTTCAGTATGAGAATTATGACCCTAAGAAATTGTATCAGTACCTTCAGAATGTGAAGAATTACCACTAGCTACAGTGTTATTACCTTCTGAATGTGACTAATTCCCAACAGATTTAGTATTTAACCCTTCTGAATGTGAATTATTAGCTATTGCTCCAGCAGTTCTTTTATATACTGTTTTCTATCCTGAAGAAATTGTAACTGTTTTATTAACCGTAGTAGTTTTTTCAGAAGTTGTCTTAGTTACCAAATATATAACATTATCTTCTTTAAAATAAAGAATATCATTTTCGTTAAAATTAGTATCACTAATAAACGTATTATCTAATACTGATTCAACATTAACTGTTAATTCAGTTTCTGTACCTTGTCCTTCTGTGTGAGCTTGATTTCCATCTGCAACAGTTATATATCCTTCCGCATGTGCCTAACCTCCATTTGCTATATTTCTAGCACCTTCAGTATGGGAATTGTTTCCTAAATTTATATTAGACCATCCTTCAGCATGTGATGATGAACCTAATACTTTATTTGAAGAACCCTCTGTATGAGAGTATTTTCCCTAAGAAACATTATTTTCATAATCATTAAATATCTCCCCAGTTCCATCAGAATTAGAATCCACCTTTCCAACTCCTGAGCCTGATGTGCTGCCTATAATAGGAATAGTTTCCCATTTACCGTTATTTTTTACTTTTATTACTGACATAATTATTATTCAAAATTAAAACCATTTGTGTATTGATGTACTAAATCATAAGTAGCCGTACCATCATCTGATGGTGTTATAGTTATTGCTAATGACGCTAAAGCTTTAGTAGTATCTTCTGGGCAATATGTTGCACGGATATAGTATTTGTTATCATCAGATTTCGTATACACGGATACATTTCTGATATACTCCTTGTTACTTGTGATTAATATAAGTTCACCGCTACTTTCCATATTATGGTTCAAATCGACCTTGTCTAAAACTTGTTTTAAAGTTAACCAACCCCTAACCTCACCTCCAGTGACATTCGATAATCCCTAACTGAAATAACTAGAAATGATTATAGTTTTATAAGTAGGATCAAAATCTCTTTCTGTAAGTATGCTATATGTGTGGTTATCAATATGTACATTAATACCTGTCGTATAATTAAGATGATTTAACTATGTACCATTGAACATTAACGTTTTGAACACAATCAGTAAAGCTTCCCCGTATAATAAATATCTCGGAGCAATATTTATAAGCGTCGTCGAACCAGCAGAGGTGATATTACATGATGCAATCGAATTATCAATCTTAACCGTATTGATATTTTTTTGATATGCTTCCATAACTCTATCTAATATATCTTGACTAACCGTTATTGTTTCCGTAACATTGTTTTCTGACGAAAGTCCAATATCACTCAAATCCAATACTTCTGTACTGGTACCACCAGTACCCAATCCAGCTTCTAACTTACCTATAGCTTCATTTATAGTATCATCACTACTAATAGCAGAATAAGATGAAGGCTTAGTATATTCAGATAAAGTTCCTAACATTCCAGCATACTTACTACCCATATAATATCCAGTTTGAGTACTTGTAGTAAGGTCACTTCTTATTAGAACAGTATTATATACATGACCATATGGTAGGTATGGAATTTTAGCTTCTAATGACAAATCCCCATTTACTGCATTACCTTCTATCTTATATACAGTTCCACCCTGAAGAGTAATCATATTATATCCACTACCGACATATTCGGCTAGCTTATTATAATCCTCCTGACTAATGCTTCCTCCCTCCCCTGCTAATTGAACAAGTTTCTCAAAAATATCTGTTATATCTACAATTACGTTTGGTACTTTTTCCCAACTTCCGTCTTTTCTTCCATAAGTTACTCCATCACTGGGAGCGTCGGGAATACCTCCTGTAGACTAAAAATTTGCAAGAAGTTCCAATGCTTCTGCTATAGATTTAGCAGAAGCTATTATTTCATTATTAGGAGAATAACTTAAGTCAGCATTTAATCCACTAGCTTTAACCATTTTATCAACAGTTAGAGATAGTACCTCATCTATTACGTTAATCTATTCTAAGTCTTTTATCTGCTATTCGCCTAGTCCAGTACAATCATAATACTATCCGTGGGTATACAATTGTTTAGATTCTTTTATAAAAGCTAAATCATTCTCTGTGAAAGTACCACTTGATAAGTCTGTCTGGAATGCAGATAGTGTTTTATAATGATAAAAATTAAATGTATTCATAATTTTAATTTTAAAAATGAAATAATATGCTAACTTTCCATATTATAGTCCATATTAACCAACAATTTCCCAAGTACCACTACCACCACTTCTCATAGCGGTTGGAAGTGTAATATCATCTTGATTAGTCCAACACCAATCTTTAAATGCTTGTTTGCATTTGATGTGAGTCAATCTATTGCAACCATTAAACATATTACTCTTATTCGTCACTTTAGAAGTATCAAAGTTAGATATGTCAAGTGATGTTAAGTTATTACACTCATAAAACATACCCATCATATTCGTCACTTTAGAAGTATCAAAATGAGATACATCAAGTGATGATAAATTCTGGCATTCATCAAACATACCATGCATACTAGTCACATTAGAAGTATTCAAGTAAGTCGTATCTACCTTAATTATACAATAACCACTACTTATTCTAAACCCATACCTCAAATCATCTACTTTATAATCTGTTGAACTAGCTGGTATAGTTATCGATTCTGTTCTAGTGCCTTCTTGATTTGTATACTTATTTAATTTAGCGGATCCAGAACTATTAGTTGAAACCAAAATATAAACATCTTCCACCATATTTTCAGTTATAGTAACATTATTATTAACAACTTGAGATTTAGTAATAGTTTCATAATCAGTTTTACTGATTTTATAATATATAGTTGACCCATGAGGAATGTTACTAACTGTACCTGTACCAGTAGTTGTTTGGTCATAAGATTCACTATCAATACTATAATTAACTGTTGCATCCGATGGTGTTACATTAAATGTTACAGTATATTTATTAATAACCATACTTTCCGTCACAGTAACATTATTATTAACAGGTTGAGATTTAGTAATAGTTTCATACCCATCTTTACTTATTCTATAATATAAAGTAGATTTATAAGCTACCTAAATAGGAACTCCATTTGAAGCTACCTAATCATAACTTTCATTATCTATACTATAATTTATAGTCGCATCTTCTGGAGTTATATTAAATGTAATATTTACAATATTTTTAGTAAGTATTTCATTAGTTTCTTTATTGTAAGCTACAAAATGTTCTAAAGTATATAATTCTGATTTTGCAGCATTGTATTCTTCTGTTGTATTATATATATTTATGTGTCTCATTCCTTCTCTATCCATGCTACCTGTCCTCCACTATTTATCTCTAAGTTACCACTTCCTAATATAGATTCCCCATTTATAGTTTTTACATTTACACCACTTTTTAACTTAGGTTGAATTCCAAGCTCTTCCCAACTACTACTGGTGTCCTCATTCAAATCTACCCATAACACCTCATTACCTTGTGGTTCTTCTCCATTAGTAACAGCAACTTCATTATCTACAGATACCTCAATATCACCTTCTCCTTCTAAACTATTGCCATTAATTGTTTTTAATCCTCCTGTTGGAATAGCTCCAATCTATTCTACTGTTACATTATGAGGATTATTATTGTTGCTAATATGTGTATTAATCTCTTCTTTAACTGCATCAATAGCACTTTGAGTAGCCGTAGAAATAGGTTTATCAATATCAGCAGTATTATCTACATTACTTAAACCTACTTGTTCTTTAGTAACCCGATGGGGATTATCAGTATTGGCAATATGTGCATTAGTTTTATCTTCCAGAGCTTTACCTCTTGCCCCATCAAAAGCAGTTCCTGTTATTTCACCAATAACTGTAGGAGCACCTACTACTGCAAACTAAGTACCAGTCCATCTAAATTGATATGCACTTTTAGTAGTAGCTTCTGATAATACTTCAGAATTTAAAGGATTGACAAATACAGTAGCATCAGTAACATCAACATATATTTTTCCAGATTCTCCTACAATCAATGTCTAATGTTCTGCATCCTCATATAGTACAATATTAGATAAAGTTCCATCATCTGCTTTAGTATAAGTAGCATAGCAATCGATTACATCATCAACGAAAGAAGGAAGCTAAGACGAAGGTACTAATCCGTTTTCATCTAAGGTAGCTACTCCTTGTGCAACTCCCATTTCAGAACGTTTAACCTATGCATCATTAGTAACATTACCCAATCCTACTTGTTCCTTTGTTACCTGATGAGGATTAGACTTATCTGCAATATGGGTAGTTATAGATTCACTTAATCTACTATCTAATTCATCTAATGCACTTTGTGTAGCTGTAGAGATAGGTTTATCCATATCTGAAGTATTATCCACATTGCCTAATCCTACTTGAGCTTTAGTTACATTATGAGGATTCTGCTAATTACTAATATGGGAATTTAGATTCTACTCTATAGAATTTTCTTTATTAGTTGCACGTTCTATTTCTGCATTTAGGTTAGATTCTAATTTCCCTAAAGTATTATTGTCTGAGGTTGCAGAGCCTATAATATCAGACTTTGTAGTATCTATCTTTTCATCTAGTTCCTATTCTTTCTACTAAGCACGATTAGATTCCTCAGTAATTTTATTTGGCAGAGTAACATCAAGATTTACCTTATCTTGAGCACTCATTACTCCAGCATTCTCCTATGTTGCAGAAGCTATTTTTCTACTCTCAGTATATACCTAACTAGTAGAGCGTTTATTAACTCCATAGTTTAATTGAACTGAGTCGGGGGTTAGAGTATTATCCAATAACCCAGACATAACAGTATCTGGAAATTTATCAAGCTCTTCCTAAAAATAATTATCCTTCTGTGTAGACCGTTCAATTTCAGCCTTTATAATCTATTCTATTTTTCTAAGAGTATTGTAATCTTCAGAAGCATTATCTATAAGGTTATCAATTCTTTGACTTAGATAACTAATTCGTTCGAAGGCAGTCCCATCTTCTACTGGACCATCTTCTCTAGTACCTAAATCTCCTCTTAAATTGTCTACTTCCTACTATATAAGTTCTTTTATTTCTTCTAATTCCTAATCAATCTATTCAGAACTATAAACTCCTATGTTATCTCTTGCAAGCTTTTTCTGTTCTTCTGTTTCAAATTCTGATAGATATTTTTCTATTAGTAGATATTTTTCTTCAAAGTTAATACTTTTACCTTGAAGGAGTACGGAATCACTACTAATAATGGGATTATAATTATTTGTCCTAGGTTTAATTAAATCTTTCATTACGATAATATTCTTTATAATAAATTCGTTTATTATCTAACTCTGAATATATATCAATAAGGCTCATTATTTCTAATATAGACTAATATGAAATCTTTTTTCCTTTCTATAAACACCAAATAAGTTTCATATAATTCTATATAGCCTTATATTTAAGAACAGCCACATCCGTTCCCAATTGTTTCTCTATTATAGGATTTACATATTCCATTACAACCCTCCTCTAATAATTCAATTATTCTTTGTGCTTCTGACAACTATCCAAATTCAGTAAAGTAACTAACAATATTAATTGTCATCCAAATTAAATCTCTATTATATATTAAAGTGGAGTCAATATTACCTTTTGTTAAACATTTACTAAATCCTCTTAAATCAAATATCTATTTACATATATTTATAAAACACTTCTTAAGATAGCAAATAGAAACGCACTATTCTTCAGTTTTAGAAATAGTGGTATCTGTTGTATTTATTTCAAGAATTTCTTCAAATGTAGTTTGAGTAGATTCTCCTCCAAAGTATTTATAAATAACTTCGCCATCGGAATAGTATACATAAGTATAGTTACTTAATTTATCCTAGTTATTATCAAACCATTCTTTAGTAGGTATTACAATATAGTTAATAGTGAACCATCCATCAAAATTATTATTAAGTGTTATCCAATCAGGAGATACATAATGCTTGATAAATATAGGTTCCTATACTACTTTGGTTTCTGTAGTTTTATTTAATACCATTTGTACTATTCCAACTGTATCTTTAAATTTAAATCTATCCTTAACAAACTCTTGTGAAGATTCAGGTAAATATCCCAAATCCCCACAAGTTGTGTCTAATAGTTTAAAATTACAAGATTCCTCTGTTTCGATTAATAATGTAAGTTTCATTATTTAACTACTTTAACATAATATCCAACTAAATCTTTTAATTTATTACTTATTGGTAATTTACTTGTCTAAATACATTCGTATACAATTTTATCTTCCTTATATTTCTTACCCTATTCTATTATCATAGGTGGCACAAAATCAATAATTGTAGAAGTATCAGATACTGAATTAATTGTATTAGTAGACATTAAATTTAAACTAGCAGCGGCAGCCGCATTAGGAGCTATAGCTCCAGAAGTTCTAAGAGAAGCTAATAAAGCATTGACAACCGCAACAACATCTTCTGCACTAGTAGCATCTGCTACAGCTGCACCCTATTTAACACCTCCTATAGAAGTTCCAGCAGCTGGTAATTCATAGTTAGTTAATCCATCTAATTTAGTCTTATCCGCCGCACTCATTAATCCATTAGCTGAAGTTGTAGCTACACTATAAATTGTGTCAGTCCAAGGAACAGACACATAGGCTTTATTACCACTATCTAATACAATAGGATAATTCTTATCACTTTGAGTATATCCTATTTTTATCCCACCTAATATTGCATCAGTAGCAGCACTTATAGAAAAAGTAGGAGCATCTACCCATTTTGCAGTTCCTGCTGCAGAATATCCTAAAAACTAGCCTTCAGCTCCGTCTTGTGGAATATGATTATTTCCGTTACCAGTTGGATGAACATAGTTGTTAGCATTTTCAGCAACTCCTTTCAGTTTAGTTTCATAAGCAGCAGTAAAATTCTTTTCTGAAAGTACCTTACTTCCATCTTTATCTACTTTATTTTCTAACTATGCAGTAGTAGCAAGTCCTTCTTTTATCTTATTAACAGTAGTAGTTTTATTGGTACTGCTTTGTACTATTGGAATTAATTCTCCCCCTTCTAAGGTAGTAGCAGAGGGCATTTGTGAAATTTTTATATCCGTTGCCATTATTCAAAAAGTATTATATAGTTATCCTCAGTAATTAAAATCCTAGAATCTTCTGAGGCAATATTCCTCAAATCTCTTAATATGTATTTACTATCTTCAGTTATTATTGATTCCTCACTTTCGGTAATTATATTATATTCTATTTCTCTTAAAATAAGAAACCCATTTTCAGTTAATATATTAGAATTTCTTTCAGTAATAATATTAGAAAAATTATTATGTGGGTCTTTATTAATTAAATTTGATTTTTTACTTCCAATATAATTACCTACTCCAATACAGATTCCCATAATTAATTACTAGCTTGTAAAGTATTTTCAGGGACATTACGTATTCCTATAATTAATTCAGGATTCCATCCTGGATAAAGTATTGTGGAAACATATTGTCCTTCTGAATCCTTTAATGAAACTTCAACTGTTATATTATCTTCAGTAATATTTTTAATAAGTACTGGTTTACTACCTGGAGTTAATTTAAAATCCCCCTTCAGGTAGTAACCATAGTCTACTTACCTATAATGATGTAGGTCTTTCATTCTAATTAAAATTTAACATAGTTATGCATTCTTTATTTCGTCATTCATATTATTTCCATCATATAGCTATGCATATTCAATATCTGTTCTCTTAGTATCATTTTCTGCATCACTCTATGATTTATCTCTTTGTGTTCTAGCATTATACCAATTAATGTCTGCTTCATTTTGAACTTTTTGTCTTTCAATTTCAATCTTAGCTTCATTAAGTGATTCAATCTTACCCTATGCCTATTGTAATTGTTGCTATAGTTGTTGATTCTGCTACTGTAATTGTTCTAACTATTGTTGTAACTGTCCAATAGTATTTTGTTCTTTTTCTTTTTTAGCAAATGCTTTAGTAACCTTAGATTTTAGTTCTGTTAAACTTCTAGCAGTTAATGCATCGACAATCATAGCAGGGTCTAACTAGCCACTTTTTATTAGTTCTATAATAATCTACTGGACATTCTACATTTCTTTCATAATCTTTGTACTGGGTACAATATGAATATCATAATCGGTATGGGTAAAATGTTCAGGTAATGCAGTAAAAACTTTTTGTAATTTATCTCCAAGAATCAAAGTTCCTTTTAACCCCTTCTTCCATACAATCTTAGCAATATCTAAGCAGTCACTAAGAATATCTATAGATAATGTATCCATTGTTTGATAAAATGGTTTAGTAATAGTGTAGGAATTTCTAGCTCCAGCTTCTACATTACTAACTGCATCTTTTGCATTTATTCCGTTTAGTCTTTCTCTAAACACTCCAGTAATAGAAGATGTCTAGTCTTCTATTCGTTGTAATGCTAAATCAAATGCTTGTATAGTTTGTACTTTGATAGCATCACTAAAGCCAGCAAAAGATGTATTATTATTAAATGCCCTTCCTTCCTAACTTGTATCAATTAAAGCTACTCCAGTCTTTTTAAAGGCTATCCATTTTTGGATTCTTTCAGTTAAATCATCACCTAATAGTGTAGGTAACATAGAAATATCTAGCCAATCACCGTCAGTACCACTATTAGCTAAAATATTATCTCTAAAGAATTGGATTAAATCGTATTTATCTTGTAAGTGTGCACACTATAGTACAAGAGATTGGGGAACGTTATCTCTATTTACTAGATAAACTCCATTAACAGATAATCCACATTTTGTTGGTGCATCTTGTGTTCTAACTATATTTTTAGATTTCCCTATTAATACATAAATAGATTGTCCGATTCTAACTCCTTCATATCTATTCTATATATAATTATCTTTCTCTTTATCAACATCAATCCATTCTGTTTCATAAACAGGCAGTAATTTATAATTAAAAGACTCATAAGTATCAGCAGGAAATCCAGGAACAATTCCTTTTCCAGCATCAAGTCCTGCACCTTCTCCAGTATCAATAGGTCTGCAGCCTACCTAATTCTCCATAGCTCTTATATATAAGTAAGAACTATCACTGTAATTTTCATACATATCTTCTAATTCTGCTCTACTTTCAGAACTTAAATCTTTACCGTATTCATTTAATATTTGCTATTTAGTCATCCATTTTCTGACTACTACCCTATAACTATCTTTTACATAGGGTGATTCTGGATTTCTATCAACAAATGTATTTAATGGATTAAGAACCTCAATAGTAACATTGTTTTCATTTTTAGATGGCTTTACTTTATAAAAAGCACATCCTGTAACTAATAAATCAAGTAATAATGCTTTTAATTTATTAGCTAAATCTGTATGTCTAGATTGTAATATATATTCAATTACATTCTAAGCTGCAACTTCATAATCACTTATGAAATTATTATTTATGTCTTCAAGTAATTTATTAATATCTGCTTCTACAGAAGCATCACTAATATCACCTCTATTAATAAAAGATAGTATCTAATTATTAAGGTGTCTTTTTAAAAATGTATATACCTATTCAGCAATTTCAAGTTCTTTCTATCTAGTTACCTTACTTATTGTTTCTTTATCTTTGCAAGATACTTTAGGAAGTAATGGGATATCTAAATATTCCCCAATTAAAGCATCAATGTGTTTCTTAATAAGTGGAGTAAATTCTATAGAAGTCGGATTACCTATGCCGAAGTTTTCTTCTAAGTATCTAAATTGTTCGGCATCTCTTTTTCCGTTATAATAATTATATGCTTTTTGTAACTTCCACTTATTAAAGACTAACTCATTAATAGCTTTATCAATATTTTCAATTAAATAATTATCATTTCTTGCATTCATCTTTACAATCATATAATTGTATAGCAGTAAAATATTTAGTTCTTATTAAACTGCGTTCCTTTAATTCTTTTTCTATAAATTGTAAAAATTGTTCGGCAGTCCCATCGCATGCAATAGATAAAGGTTTTTCGTCTTTATTGAGGCCTAAATCTAACCTATATCCAATATGTTCTGGTTCAGAGCCAGGGAATTTATAAGTAGTTTCATGAACCTTTAACACTCCCTAATATTCTTTACAATATATTTTAATAATTAAATCTCGTATCGCTTGTTCTATATCGTGTATCGTCATAATACTATGTTGGCCATAAATTAAATTTTGGAACCACCTCCTATCTATCTGGAATAACTCCTTTATGTCTTACTCCCCTTTCATCAACCCAGTATCCAAATAATTTTAATTTCTTTCCTCCATTATCAGCTTCTTGAGGAGGAATCCCACTTAATTCTTCATCTCCGAGTTCAGCCATACCCATTGCTGCCACAATATCGAATTTCCTTTTATTTTCGTATGAATATGTAATTAATTCATTTATCATAGGTTCATACCACATATTATGACAATAATCATTTATATATGCATCAATAAGGTCTAGTTGATGTTGAATAACAGCTTCTGTAGCTGGAGCACCAAATTGTCTACTCTTACCTGATTGTATATCAGATTGAGTAGCTCTTGGTCTTCTCATTAAATATTTTTCTTCTTTCTTCTTAGTTCTAAACCAGGTTAGAATACTAATACGTGTTGATTCAAGACATGCTTTACAATTATAGTATTCTAATATTTTTAAGGTAGTTCTATATGCTTCTTCTAGGTTATTAGGTCTATCTTTATAGATACAGACATACATTGGTTCTTGTAATCCAAAGCATCTCTTCTTAACTACCACACAAAAGTCAGATGGGTCTCTAGTATTATCTGAAGTATCATTCATACCCATATCAATACCGTCGATTCCAGCTACATATAGATTTCTAAAATCTGTCCCATTTTCACTCTTAATTGGATGTTCTATTATACATACCTTACCATTAGGATTAGGTAAAAATCTAACTCCATTCTTTGCTTCTTCGGTGTGGATATTATCCTAAAATACATATTCTAGCTACCCCCATTTAGGTTGTAATTCAGGTGGGGTTAGTTTGTGTAATTTTATAGCTGCTAATTGGTCTGTTAATAATACTGTGTTGAATTGATTATCTCCTTCCAATGCTAATGCTTCGTCTGGAGTAAAACAATACTCAGCAGAGTATAACATTAAACCTTTAGGGTCAGCTACCTTTGCATCTCTCTTTTTTAAGTAGAACTCTTTACCCTTTTCTGGGTCAGTCCATCCTCTTTTATCAACATACCCTGAAGCAGTAACGATAGTATAAGCTGGAATAAAATATGCAGTTTCTACGTATGTACCTTCCTTAGTATAATTATGTTTATAAGGTAAAACATCATAACCATTTGGGTCATGGAATGCAGCTGCAATACCTTCTAATGCTGGACCACTATCACCGCCAGTACCCCAAGCTAGTTTAATTCCGAATCGTTGACCCTGAATATCAATCAACGCATCACCCTGAATGAAAGCTTTCTTCCAATTAGGCCAAGAACCACTTTCTTCGTACATTAGAATATCAGTACGGTCACCACGAATCTTATTAGGCTTATCAGCTGTGATTCCTTCTATTTCTGACATCCATCCAATTTCTACCCCATCTGTAGTTTTACTTGAAGAACGTTTCCATTTAGCAGTATCATGGACTTGCCTTAATTTTCTCATACCATCATCTGTATTATCATCAAGATATGATAATTGTGTCCAACATTTACTCAAAGTATCATCAACGTAACCTTCCTGCTAAGCTGCAACTACACCTCTAAAGTGGGGTCTTGTTGTATATCCGTTTACTAAAATAGCAGCTGCAATTTCACTAAACCCAACCCCACGAGCTTTCAATCCAATGGCATTTTTCCTTAACATTTTACATAATTCTACGTAATGAAAATATTCATATTGTTTTACATAAAAGTTTGGAAAATCAACAGAACGACCACCACCAGCTTTAGTGGCAGATGAAAGATTTGGTAACTGATAGTAATTAATAAAGAAGTAGTTATCGCCAGTTATAGTATAGCCATTAACGGTCATGCCATTTCTGCATCTATCATATTCTTGGTCCCAAAACTCACAATAAGCTTTTCCACCTTTAGGTTCATTGCAATATTTACCTGTTGATTCTTTAGAATGTCTTGCTCCCATAAACCAATTAGGGTCGAAGTCTAGTCCTCTTGTTCCATCAATAGGTCTGTAACCTGTTAATTCATAAGATAGGTTAGAGTCGAAATAATCTATCTATTCTCCAACTTTAATATCCCAATTTACATCAGTATTTTGAGGTACTTCTTCCTCACTGATAGGCTCTGAAAGAACTCTTTCAATCAGAGCTTTAACAGTGGGTGCTTCCTCTATTTTATTTTTTGGTTTTCTTCCACGAGCCATATTACTTCAATTTTGGTACATATCCTTCTGTAGCACCTGCACGTAATCCAGAGGCTGCCTTTTGTTTCTTCTTTACTCTAGCTTCTAATGCATCTAATTCATCCAATACTTTGGATACAGATGCCATTTCCCCCATTACATCTTTAGCTTTAAAGATAGGTTTACCAGTAATTGGGTCTCTTTCTTGTAAATCTGAGCCCTCATTAAAGTAGTCGATTAATTCATCCACTTTATTTTGGGCTGCCCTTACTAATTTTATATCACGTGCTGATTCTTGAATCTCTCTATATTTTCTACATGCTGCTCTAAACTCTGGGTCATTAAATTCTTCTTCAGTAATACCACTATCCTATTTAGCTGCTTCATTCCTTTCTGCTTCGCTAAACTAAGAATAATGAGATTGCCAATCTATCATTAGATACATGTAGGTAAATTCTTTATAAGCCCTAGTTTTTTTAATACCTTTAGGGTCTTCTTTTGTTTTATTTCTATCATTACTCCATAATGCAGAAAACTCTTTAATTAAGAGGATTTCTGGCTCATTTAGTTTTAAAGTATGATTAACATTATCATATAGAAATATAGTCATATATTATTATTTTTTCTTTTTCATTTTATTTCCACATTTATCTTTAGGTACTGACCAGGCATTACTAACGGTTCCTCCCATGTTTTTCTTTTTGGTGATTCTCTTTTTAGCTTTACCTCCACATTTATCTTTAAAAATATCTACCACTTTAGTGCCTTCAGCAGCTTTCTTTCTACATTTTACACAACCTCCAGCCATAAACTTTTCTACTTCATAACCTTCTGGACAAGTTCCTCTTAAAGATTGTATATAATTTAATTTAGCTCCTAATTTTGCAAATGAGATTTGATTTCCTTCCATAGTTTTAAATTGTTTATAGTATTCCTTTAAATCATCTTCAGATAATTGTGCTATCTTATCTTCAAACTCTTTCTAATTTCTAGGGTTTAAAACTTTAATAAGATAGGCAGTGAACGCTTTTTGTTCTTCGTTCATCTGCCCACCTTGCTGAAATTTATATATCATTATTTTATATTTTTATAAGGTCTTTAGTATTATAGATAGCTTCTTGTAACAATCCATCATTTGTAAACCATCTACATCTAATTCCTTTAAAATAATCTTCTGATGTACCTGTAACACTATTACTTCTAATAGTCATAGTTTCCTTCTTTACCACTAACATAACAGGTTTATTAGGTAACTCCTATTTAAGAGTTACCACATCACCTGGCATAAAATATATTTTTTCTTCTATCATACTTTTTCACTTTTAAATTCTTTATCATATCTATCTTTCAATCCAGAATTAACAACAACTTGAATTTGTTGTTCTGCAACAACTTCAAATCCTTGTCCAAAAAATGGAATAGGAACTCCACAAGCCCTTCTATAATATATAATATCACCTTCTTTTACAAACTTACATAAAGGGCTGGTTTCAATTACTAAAGCCTGAACAGATAGATTTTCTTCCTGGTCTTCCATTCCAGAATCTGGATTTTTGAATATTCCAGTATATTCTGGAATAATCAGCCCACTATCTGTTACTTTCATTTTTTGAAATGGATTTTTCGCATAAGGCTGAACTAATACATAACTATTAATTGGAACAATTTGTAAGTCTTTCATTTTTTCATCCATTTCTTTAGCATGGACTTCTTGTTCATTTATTTTAGAATCCCAATCTGCTTTTGCTTCCTCAATTTGCTGATTAAATTTAATAGTAGCTTCTTTTTTAGCTAAATCGTTAACTGAAGGTGACATAATAAAAACATCTCCATTTCCCATTAAAGAATTTTTTCCATTCCCTGCTTCTTTTCCTAATTGATTCTGTGATTTAAAAATTTCCTCTATCATATAAAATTAATTTTACCATTTTCCTACAGGACAAAATGTATTAGGCAATCTTGTTTTAGCCTTTAGTCTACATCCACATCCATTAACATATCCATCTTTTTTTGTACTACTAATATCTCCAGTTTCTAAATTATACCATAATTTACTGTTACATATTTCTCCCCACTATACATCTATTTTATATAATGGGCAGTTTTTACATATTTTGATTCTAGTCTAATACATATCTGTATTTAATCCTAGAGCTTCATTTATATGTCCTTGTAAGATAGCATTAAGGCCCATAAATTCTTTATTTTAAATTAAAATGCTAATATCTCAAATCTTATATTGTTTGAAAGATACTCAAGTAAATATTATTAGAATTCTATAGGCCTCCTGCTAGCTTTTAATGTTTCTAACATTGATTGTTTTTTGTAGAATTTACACATCCTTTCTACATCATCTTTTAAGTACTCAAGTTCGTGTTCTGTAACATTACCTTGATGGTCATAATGTATAAGCATTAATTTCTTTATTACAAATTCAGGGTTAAGTTTCTGAAGCATCCAAGCGTAAGTTGATAACTGTAAAGTGTAATGCATTTTATTACAATCCATTAAATTATTCATAGGATACTTCATCATTACACATTTTTTAGTTCTACTATCAAAAAATGACTTATCATCTAACTTTTTATTGGTCTTATAATCAATAATATAGATGTCATTGCCATCTTTAATAAGGAGGTCTATTTGCCCAGCGAGCTTAAACTTACCATCTGGAGAATTTCTATAAATGAGATATTCTGGAAATACGCCTCTATCAATTTTTAATATGTCAGTGTTTTTATCCATCAATGATTTATTAGTATTAACTTCAAATTTCCCTCCTAGTCCAAATTTTTTCATATCACACTGACCTTTAGAAAGATATTTATTTTCTAATTCAGAATGTATTTTTGAACCTCTTTCACATGATTCAGCATTAGTTTTTGCCCATTCATCTAGAATATCTTGTTGGGCTTTATTGAAGTCATTAACAGTAAAACCATACATATCACAAAAGTACTTCACATCTATCTTACGAGTTTTTTGTAATTGAGATTTCTCTATTTTAAATTCTTCCGCAGATAATAATTTTTCTAAAGCCTTATATCCTGACCAAAAATTACTATCAAAATCTTGACAAAATTTACCTATTAAAGTTGTTACAGATACATACTTACCATTTTCATCCCAGTACAAATGCATTTCATCATTGTAGCAAACGTTCTGGTTCTGCTTGTCCACTTTCATATAACTTTTTAAATTTTTCTTTTACTGAATTATAATCTAACAATATAGTCAAAGGTTGTAAAGAAGGTGCTATAACACTCTAGTAATAACCTAAATAATATTCTTTCTACTTAGGATATATAACTATTAACATACCTACAGGTCCTTCTATTCCTTCTAATGGATAAAAGGCTGCCGACTTAGCATTACTACGCTGTAATAATTCGGATAAATTAGGTAAAGTTTTTATATATCCAGGTATACTATCAATTCTTAATGACCTACTTTCATTTATCTTTTCTATCTCCTCTCCGTAATTTATATATTCCAACTCCTTCCAAATTCTTAGGCAACTTTTAGTTTCTAGTCCTCTCTTCTTTTCTGTAAGAGAAGTTAGATACCTATAAGAAAGCCCATGTGTACTCATTAAAGTATTGTGATAATTCATTAAAATTACGTTAGATGCATCTTTATCTCTTATTAATATTTTCTCTATATACGCATTGATTGATGGCGCAATCATCTTTGTATATTCTTCTGCTAGATTCTTTTCATGTTGAACCTATTCTGTATAATCTTGTAATATCAGTTTTGTATGACCACTAAAACTTGTTTCAAGTACTACTATAGATAAAACTATAATAATAATAGTCTTTACATTTGGACTCAGGTTGTTAATCCATCTATAAAGTGTTTCTAGCCTACTAAGTACCATTAATCTTTCACTTTTGATTATTGATTAGAAAATTACCTTTAATTAAATTTTAATACATTCTCATCACTTCATTAATTAAATTTTATTTAGTTTTATTTTATAATATGCAAATTTAGTAATACATTTGTAAATAAAAAAGTAAAATATTAATTAATTTGATTATGAATAAGAATTAGACAGAATTAAAGGCTTTATACACAACTTTAAAAGAGTTGTGTACTAATGTAGATTTAACAGATATTCCAATATTTAGAGATGGTAATAAATTAATTCCAAGATAGAAGAAAGGAAATAAAATATATATAAAGAAGAAAAATAGGGGTAAATTTACAGCCTCAGCTAAAAGAGCTGGCAGAAGTGTCCAAGAACATGCGAGAGCCGTATTAAACAACCCTAACGCTACACCACTACAAAAGAAAAGGGCTAATTTTGCTAGGAATGCTGCTAAGTGGAAGAAAAAATAAAATTTATGAAACAGTCTCATAATATTATAAATGAAAATAAAATATTATTAAAATTAAAAAAGGATAAATGTTGTATATGTGGAGAGGATGAATACTGTTGTTTAGAAGTTCATCATATAAGAGATAAGCTATATAATATTTCACAAGCTGTTAAATTACTCCCCACAAAACTTTTTAAGAAGGAATTAGATAAATGTATTTGTGTATGTAGTAATTGTCATAAAAAATTACATAATAATATTATAAAATATGCCGATTGAACAAGATAATACTAGAGTATAGAAACCAATTATCCAAGAAAAAATCCCGTATAAATCTAGGTAGTATTATTTTATAGATTTAGGAGGAGAACCTTCTAAAGATAATAGAACTGCTAATGAAAAGAATGAGGATTACTGGCATTCTATCAAAGGTGTAATTGACAGGTTTAAATCTTCAATGTCCAACGAAACAAATCCATTAGTAGGTATAGAAAAAACTGTAATGCCTGCATTAGCTGGAGCCTCATTAGTAACTATGCCATCTACAGTAATAGGAGGTCTAGTAGGAGGAGAGGTAGTTAATAATGCTACTGGTGATTTTGGTTAGTGGTTAGAAAATAAAACTGGTCTGCCTGAAGAAATAGGAACATATTTAAATCCAGGTGCTATTTATGGTGGAACAAAAGGGTTTAATATATCTAAGAATAATCTTTTATCTAAATTTATAAAAGGAGATGCAGACTTAGGATGGAGTGCTTTAAATAGAAACCATTGGGTATTTGATAAAGAAGCAAGAAATCCTACTAATATTGCAATGGCTTCCTTAAATAGAGTAATGCCATTTTTATCAAATGCAGAAAAAACTCCTGCTAGAATCGCAGCCTATAAAGTGGGTAGAAGAACTAAAGGTAATGCTTCTGTATCCCTAAAAGATATAAAGAGTAATGAAGCAACTTATACAGGCTCCTCTACTCCAGAAGGAAACAATGGAGATAGAGATTTATTAGGCATGTATCTGTTTAAAAATGACCCATTAATAAGTAGAAGCCCTTGGTTTAGAAAAGTATCTCAATCGTTCAGGCCAGCTAAAGGAAAAGGATTTTCATATAGTCAAAGATACTCAGAATTATATCCAGGTATTGAAGGTAGGAGGTATCAAATGCAATCTGTAGTTAAAGAGGGATATCCTTTAAAATTTGATTCTATTGATGATTTTAATTCTTATTCTAATGGTATAGGAAAAATCCAAGGTAAGGAAGGTGATATGGTAATAGAAACTCCTATGGGATTCCAAACATTTAGACAACCTGGAACTAATTATATTGGGCCAATCGATGATGTCGGAGGACATTTAGTAATGATAGATTATAATAATAAAGGTAAGTTAACTCAAATATCACAGGACATGTGGAAGTTTAACCCAGCTGATTATACTAAGAGATGGTCAGGAAATACTAAATCAGAAGCAGTTAGAGCTAATAAGCAAGCTGCTTTAATGGATAAAGTGGGAACTCCTTTTATATTACAACAAGAAAATCCCATTTATATAGGTACTAGTAGAATATGGGAATCTTTGGATAAAGTTCCAGATATTGTAAGAAAAAGAAGACAACCTTCTATACAATCAGGATTATTAATGATGAAGAGTGGGGGAAGTCTGACTTCAGTTAGTAGATTTAAGTTTAAGGATTCTTAGCTAGTAAAGAATGCAAAAACTCTTAATAATAAGAGAGATATGAGAAAGAAGTTTATGAAGTCTGATAGACCTACATATTCTAATAATAGAGTAAGAAAAGGTTAGGATGGATTAAAATTTGTTAGTTATTAGGTTTCAAATATCCCCGATTTTAGTTTATAGAAAGAAAATATTTTTAGTCCTTATTATTTACCAAAGATATACAGTCAAGAGCCCTATACTAAAGATAATTAGAAAGGGGTATATGCTGATATACAAACAGAGGATGAAAAGCCTTCTTTAGATATTCCTGCTACAGTAACTCTACCGAAAATATCTAATGTTAAATTTAAAACTACAAAGGACTTTGTAGATACTATGAGACCTATTTATGAATCAGTTTTAGCTAGTAGAGGTATCGATAAAAGTTATGCTAATTACTTAGTAGCATAGGCAGCATTAGAATCTAATTGGGGTAAAAGTCAATCAGGAAAAAATAATTTAAGTGGTATAAAGGTAATGGCTTCTTAGAAGGGTAAAGGGTTAGGTACTGTAAGGAAAACAAGAGAAGTAATAAATGGGAAAGATGTATATATTAATGACGAATTTAGGGATTTTGATAGCTTAGAGGATTTTGCTAAATATCATATAGATTTATTAAATAATAAAAGGTATCATGCATTTGATGGTGATTTTATTAATAATGTTGTGAGAGGTGGATATGCTACTGACCCAAGATATAAAAACGTACTAACAAGGATTTATAATTAGATAAAATCATGAAATTTGCTCAATTTGTAAAAGAAATAGTAACTTCACATTCTGGTATTAGTAGTAAAAGGGTGTGTGGAGTTATTGGGTGGTTAGTATGTTTAGGAGTACTTGTATATTGTACCATTAATGTAATACAAGCCCCTTTAATGATAGATACATTTTTAATATGTTGTATGGCATTACTTGGAATAGATTCTGTTACTGGAATCTGGAAAAAGTTTGATAAATCAAATAAGAAAGATGAAATTAATTCCTAAATATAAGAATCCTGCATAGCCTATTAGTGCTATTAGAAAAGAATCAGATAAAAAAGTACCTAAAAGAAATAGAGCTATATACAGTACATTTAATCCAATTTGGGATACCCCACCTTGGTATTCTGCTATTTTTAAAGGAATAAATTCTACTTATAAGTAGATTATAGACCCTGATAAAATGGAATACACAGTTACTGATTCTGTGGCAGATGCAGGATGGAGAAAACGGTTAGGCTTATCTTATGATGATAAATTTCTTCCTAGTAATAACGATGGAAGTGTTAGATTACCTAAATATGTTGAAGATGAAATTCCAACAGATACAACTATGTTAAAAAAGAGAATATAGTTAAATCAAAAATTAGCGGACTCTCCAGAAATAATGGGAGATGATTGGAAATTAATTAAAGGAATGATAAAAGTGGATTAGCAAGCTCTAGATGCTTTAAGGTATACATACAAAACAGGAAAACCTGCTGTTATTAATGAATATAGTAATAACAGTAGGAAACTAATGAAAAATGGTAAACTAGATAAAAATTATTAGTCACCATTAAATATCCTTAGAAACTTTACAATACAATATAATCCAAAAGCTAAAACTATGGATTATAGAGATATTTATGATTTTGATGGATATGAATGGGCTGTTCCTGGTACTTCATTTAATATTAAAGGTTCTATTAAACTCAAATAATATGAATTATAATCAAGCTACGCTATTTGCTGCCACTGGAAAGACTTTACTTCTTCCAGGGTGGCATGGTTATTTTTATTGGAATTATACAGACAAAGAGTTAAATTTTAGAAATGGAGATTATCATCTAAATTCCCAATAGTTAAAAGATAAAGGAGTAAGAGAACGTAATGATTGGTATTATATTATATGAGATTAATAAAGAAGCACCAAGATGGAGGATTTTTTGTTAAAACAAAAACAGATGGACTATATTCTCCAGAAACTTAGAAGTCAGCAGTTGAGTCTAGTTATAATTGGGTTAATGATTGGTATAAATAGCGTAAACAAACTGGTAACTTTAATGACCAATTAACAGATGATTAGATGAATTTTTAGAAAGATAAAGCAGCTAATACCAAAGTATTTTTCTCTAATATGGGTAATAGTGGAGGGAGTGCTTCTAGTAATATAAATCCAGTTACTAATAAACCTATCGGAATAATGAGATTAAATTCGGAATATACCTAGCCTTAGTGGGGAATTGATTGGAATAATGATGAAAATTTAGTTACTAATGCAATTCATGAATGGACACATTTACTTAATAATAAGGTAGTATCTCCAGGACTTCCGTCTAGTCAGGCTAAAGTATCTCCAGCAATATAGAAGGTCTCAGAAATTACAGGGCAACCTTTAGTAGAAACTAATAAAGGAGACTATTTAAATAATGCCAATGAAACTTATTCAAGATTAATGCAAATGAGACATGCTATGAAAGCTAATCCTAACTAGACTTATACTTTAGACTAGTTAAAACCATATTTACAGAAATTTGCATTACCTGCTAATGAAACTGGAGTAAGATTAATGAATGAAGTTGCAGATAATTCTAATTATAATAAACCCTCTAATTTAGATTTTAATAAAGCACTTCTAAGTAAGTAGGGTTCTAAATTAATACCTAAAAATAAAAATACCCAACCTAGCAATTAAGCTGGGCTGGGTATTTTTACTTAAATTTTTCTGCCGTATATTCCTTATCAAGATTTCTAATCTTTGGTTTACAATTTAATGTCGTATCACATGTTACATTAAAATCTGGAGGGTATTTGACTCCATAAGGATAATTAAATTTATTATAATCTATTGTTTCCACAATAGAATCTATAATTGCTATTAAAGTATCTAAGTCATAAGTAGGAAACCTCTCATGTAGTTTAATTAATGTATTTTTAAAATCTATCATAATTTCTTTCCGAATAATTGTTCTTTAATATTACTAAGTGGGTCTTCCAATAATAGCTTAGAAGCTCCAAATAAAGAAATCCATAAAGCTACTTGTTCTTCTAATGTATAAGAAGGTTTATTATCTATCTCCTTTAATAGCTTTAGTATTTCTTTCTAATTCTCTAATATCATATCTAATTTATCTTCCATTGTTCCCGAATAGTTTAAAATTATTTAATATATCTTCTAAACCTACAATGGTGAATCCATTAGCTACTAAAGAAGACCATACATCTTCCCAGAATCTCTTTTCTATATCTTCAAGCATCTTATCCATTTTCTTGGATAATTCTTCTTGATTCTTAATAATTAATTCTTGATTTTTTAATAATGTGTTTAATTTATCCTCTGCTTCCATAAGTTTAAATAGAATTTATACCAGATGTTTTATTAGAAGTAAATGTTCTTATACTGGGTTGATTAATATCTAAAGAATTAGCGTATGTTGTAAATGAATATTCAACTTTAATACAATCTAAAATGTCAAATAAATCTTCTATAGTTAAATCAGGAAATCTTTGATGTAATTCTTGTAGAGTCTTTTTAACATCTATTTTATTTAAACTATAATTACAATTTGTCCAATTATTCATTTCTTTTTACAAATATTAAACAATTTCCATCAATATCTTCTTCAAATACCTCATTAGTATATAAATTACTATAAGGATTATCGAAATATACTTGAGGGTATTTTAAGTAATCCCATTCAGGATGTATATAAGCATTATCATAAGCTGCATATCTTTCTAAAGTAGCTCTTTCTGGACTTATTAATCTGAGTTCCTCTTTAATAGTAATATCATATATTTGTGCCATTTTAGAACTACATATTATTGTAAAAGGTTTAGAACGTTCTACTTTTTTATTATAGATTTCGTTTAATGCCTTTACCAAATCGTCTGCTGTAAGTTTACTATAAAATTTACTCATTCTTTAGTCTTTATATATAATTGGCAATGGCAAGTTCCTTCTTCCATTTCCCTAAATTCCTTACACATACATACAGTATCTTCACTTCTTTCTAAGGAGCAAGGACAATATCTTTTATCATATTTTTCTTTATTATGTTTTAATCCTGCCAACACAGTTTCTTTTATTTCTTTATTATCAGTAATTCTAATCATCGTCATCCATTTCAATTATACAGCTTTTATCTATCCTAAATGTTGTCTTAGAGAAATCCAAAACTCTAAAGTGATTCTGCCATCTAACTAACTTTAGTGAAGATTCTCCAACTGTAAGACCTAGTGGTAATTCATTTAGTTGCTGCTTAGTTATTTCTAGGCTAAAAGCTGTATATTCTCTTACATAATCATTTATCATTTCCCTTTAGCTTTTCAATTTCTTTTTTAAGTTCTTCATTTTCCTTTTGAAGTTTTAAATAATCTTCTTTCATTTTAGTAGCTTCTTCATAAAACTTCTCAACTCCTTGTTCAAATAGAGTTAATTGCATTTTTATTTGCTTTATTTCTGGTATCATATTTCTACACTTATAGCATTTAAAGAATCAGCCCAATTTAATATCTCTTGTTCATTAGACAAATTAAAACTTTTAATAATATTACTAATATTAGTAGTTTCTATTTTATTATAGTTTAATATTTTTGTAATTAAATTTTTTAAATTTCTATCTACTATAAATCCTTTATGCTGTTTAAGTTTATTATTTAATACTTGATTAAATGTAGTAGAATTTAAATTATAACCATAAGAATTTAATTCATCTAAAACTTTTTTATTAGTTCCAGAAATCATAAAAAACTTTCCATCTTCTAAGTTATAACAATAAATATATTCTGAATAGTTTTTTATTTTTTCATTTAATTCTTCTTCGGAATTAGCAAATAAAAATCCTTTTATATGTTTATTATTTTTATTTATGGCTGTATACAAATGTCCTTTACTTAAAGTAATCCCATTATTTATTAAATAGTTTTCAGCTTCAGATATTGAATTAAAAATAGGTAACCTTTCCTTAGTTTTTGTATTATATAAATAAATACTTTTAGGATTTTTAATTTTTATATTTTTAGAATTATTTATAACATCTTCTTCTGAATATCCGAATGTGTAATTATGACTGTAACTCTTATTATGAATTGCATCATAGATATTATTTACCTTAATATTTAAAAGTTCTGAAAGTTCTTTAGCAGAATTACAATTTATAATTTCGTTAGTACTTAAATTATAAGCATATGTTTTTTTACTTTGGATATTTTTTAATATATTTTTATGTCTTTCACTTAGAACATAATTACCCAAACCTTCACCACCAGATGTTAAATTATATCCTTTTTGCAAAGTTTTATATTTATTTATATAAAATATTTCTCTTTCATTTAAATTTTCCTTACTACACAGTTCTAATATACCTATAGTAAAGTTATCAATACCATATTTTCTTAAAGCTCTATGTATATATAAATCATCTTTACTATAAATATGTTCTCTTATTCTTCTTTTTATATTATTTGATTTACCTATATACATTTTTCCGTTATAATTATTTCTTAAATAATATATTCCTGCTTCAGATGGTAAATCCTTTATAGAAAAAGTTTTAGCATTTTTTAAACTAATCTCTTGTAATTTTAGTTTCCAGTCTAATACATACTGTTCATTAAGTAAATTAGCCAACTCTAAGAACTTATATAATTTGTCTAATTCTTCGATGTTGGCTTCTAATAATTCTCTAATTGCATTTTCCATAATCATATTCATTTAAAATAAGTCGCCCCACTCAGACTCGAACTGAGAAATCCGCTTTTAGAGAGCAGCGTGTTAACCATTACACTATAGGGCAAAATTGTTGTCCCACTATCGAATCGAACCCAGACCTGGAGGGTTAGAGCCTCCTGTGCTACCACTACACCATAGGACAATATAATATTATGATTTATAAATATCTTCTAACCTATTAATTACTCCTAACAATACACTTGTCTTATCTGTAATAGTATTGGATATATAATTTTTTATTTCATCTAATGTCATAGAATCAAATTCTTCTTGAGTTAAGTTTCTTGATTCAATAGTACTAATGAATAAATCTATTGCATCTTTTAATAATTCTTTATTTCTTTTTATTTCGTCTGTAGGCTTATTTCCTAATTTTAATAAAGTAGAATTTTCTGGAGATGATTTCAATAATTCTTCTAATTCTGAATCTGTAATTAAATTAAATAAATCTACAGCTTTGTTATAGAGTAATTCTGACTCTAGTTTATCATACTGGGTTAAAACATTTATTAAATCCATATTTATTTCTTTTTATTATTGTAATACAAAGATAATATATTAAATTTAATCTCCCAAACTACTTATTATTAAATTTTATTAATTATGTGATTTCAAGTACTAGGTACTTAAAAAATACCCCCTCCCCTATGCAGGTAGCCCAACATTTAAAATATAAAGTTTTTATCTGGATATTTATTGAATTTTTAATTCACGAATTGCGAATATTGTTAATATATATAAATTTCTGGATTGCAAAAATAATGAGAGTTATATGAGGGAGGGGAGTCTCCTACGGAAGACCCCCTGGGGGTTTCCGTAGAAAATAGCCTAAAAATTTATAACACATACAAAAAATTTAGCGATGCAAACGTAGTCACTGTGCAGAGTGGCAAAACTGACATCGTTAGGCAAATAAGACGCAATTTGCCGACCAAACCATTAGCGGGTGAAGAGGACACCCAAAGCGTCAAAACATCAAAACCATGTTAGACGGTTTTACAAGAATTAACAAAAGCAATGAAGCGGAGTTTAACCAGCTTGCAAACAAAGCGATTAACGTCAATCGTGACGACGTTTCACCTTATAAAGAGGGTAAGCGGTTTAAGCTCTCAAATGAGGGCTATTGCTTTGCACGTTCACTGACTACAAATAGTGTGGGTGTTGTGGCTTTGCTTATTGATGAGCAAGGGGCAGAGCAGGAACTTTGGCTTTCAACCCTATTTAAGAAAGGGTTTGAAAAACACGGCACGGAAGTCGTAGAAATTGAAAACGCTTCCACTATTGCAAAACAACTCAAAGAAAAACTAACCCCACAAACAACAAATAAGGAGTTAGGCGAACTTTTTGTCCAATTAGTTGGCAATAAAGAAATAATTTGCCACAGACAGAAATACGTTCGCACCATACCAACAAGACGAGGTACATCTTTTGAGGTAGTCGCTTCTTTGGTAGGCTTTGAGTTTGCATAAGCAAACAGTCCTAAGCATGACTTAAAAAGGCTTAAACAAATTTAGTTTTAACAATTAAAATAGGAGTGGGAGAAATCCCACTACTATATATAATAAACCAATATAGCCTAACTATAAAACTTATAATATAGCCTAAGTGTATAACACCTACATTACCTAGACGAAATGTATAATATGTTTCGTTAATATTGCAAATGCCCGTTTGCAGTATTGAATTAGAATGGGCATTCATTATGGACTAAAAACAACCAGTCCTAGGCGAGAGGAAGTTCCTCTTTTAAAAGTCCTAGGTTGTCCTGAAGCCCAAGGGACGTAATCAAAAGCGGGCAAAGTATAGCGGCAACCTCGGTGCTTAAAGAGAGGCTTCCCTTAGACAAGGAGTAAGAGAAATTGTCTAGGTTTAGAGAGTGTACCTTAAATACTCTCTTCTTTATTGTCTGCCCTGAGAGGCTTTAAAGAAACAATTAACTAGCTTAGGGATTTTTATTAACTTTTTATTAAATTTTTTAGATTATGGCAGTAAGTGCTAATGTTGCTACAGCGATTCAAAGAGTTAAAGTAGCTGGTGGTCAAGTTGGTGGTAACATTAACTTTGGTAACATCGAAGTGAGAGTAAATGATGGTTCTAACATGTTTGCTGAAGGGGATGAGTTTACTATTCCTAAAGGACAAGATTTGCAGGAATCTAAGTTTATTCGTATGTTTAACGGTAATCGTGCTCCTGGAATCTTTGTTGAAGTGAATGGTCAGGCGAAAGAGTTGTATATCAGCTCGTTTGTGAAGGCTGTTGTACCTTACAATGATGACTCGACACGTGCGAAGGATGCCGCTGGTAACAATCTCCCTGCTGTTATTGCATCAGGTACGGCAGTAGATTTGTGGAAGAAGTCTGCTGATGCTGAGAGTGCATTGCAGAGCGTAGCTGGCAAGAAGATGAAGATTCCCAAGATTACTCCTGTTCAAACCATGCGTTTGCGTAACAACGGAACGCGTTCGTTGGGTAATCAATGGGTATATCAAATCGATCTCGCATAACGCAAACCGTTAAAGGTGAACTAGTAGGTGACAGAATCCTTAGAGTAGGAAATGTCATCTACTCTGTTTTACCTAATCCAGATGCTCCTAAATATGACACATGTTTCTTTTTGTTACAAAAAGTGGGATATGTGTATGCTATTCTTGATTGTATTCCTTTGAGTTTGCACAACGAGAAGGAAGATAGTGAAGAATGAGCATGAGGTGCCTCTAGTCCAGCCCCACAATTTGCCAATTTTCCAAACATTCAACAAGTAGTGGGTGAAGGGCTATGTAAGAGAATGCACTTTTCTAATGGTTTGATGTATTCTCTTACACTATTTTAATCCAAATTTAGGAAACTGTCTGATGAGTCTTTGAGAATTAAGACGAAACACCTAGAAATAGGTGTCACAGTAACTAATTTAACTAATCGTAAAATATCAATATTATGATAGAATTTTTCAAATTTATACTAATACTTAGTGTCCTCATTTCAGCTATATATTTACCAAAAAGTTCTGAAGAAAAATTTATATCTTTCATCATAGCTATAATATTCATCCTTTTTGTATTGGCAGCATAAAATGAGAATAAATAAGTTTGGACAAATCACGAATAAGAGTAGTGATTTGCTCCTTACTCCTGAACAGGAGAAGTTCATGAAATCCTTATTGGATGATGGCAAGGCAACATCGTTATCATTACGTTATGGAAAAGCTGTAGCAAATCGTGTAGTAGTTCCATCAACGATATATGATATGAACTTTAGAAACTTAGAAGATGCTTTCAGATGCTTAGATTCATTGGAATGTGAATCGCAGCAATGTGATGATTTTGATTCACATGACTTAGCAATCATGGAAGCTCTTCAGTATTATTTTCCCTAATTAACATGCAGCATGTAAAAAACGTATGGTGTGTATGCAGATTTGCACTTAAATCTAGTCTGTACTAAGAATGCATTCTTAGTTATCTGTATTGTAACGCAGATTGACAGCTCGGAAAGACGAGCATTTTATTGTTAATTGAATTTAGTAAATTAACGTTATTATTTAGTTGATTTTCATTTATTATCAGCGTCCTATTAAGTTAGGTTTTGTCATAGCTCCTCTGACATATAATGCGCGCAAGAGCTTTTTATTGTGTGAAAACACTGACAGCTCGGAACAGACGGCAAAAACTATTAACTAATCAAAAACCTAGAATAATGAGACCAAGATTTAATAGAGTAATGATTGCTAGTAGTAGTCATTACTCAGAGTCGAGAAAAACTCATATTGAAATGTTACGTGAAAATCATGAGATTGCAATAACCATTACTAAAGATGTAAAAATACGTAAAGCATACGTAAAATGTTTTGGCAATCTTATTGAAATATCTGAAAAAGAAGTTGAAAAACATAATTCTTTAAATATTGTATGGAAGGAATTTTAAGTATATTGTTTATCCTGTTTGGCATTCTATTTATAGCATATATAATTGGAGTGCTAACAGGTAAGGCAGAAAAAGAAAGAAAAGAAAGGGAAGAAAATGAGTAAACTAATCAAAAAGAAAATCAAAAACATTGTTGACAAAATGTCCAAAGAAAACGCTATCAAAATCGCAAAAGAGAACGGTTTAGAATATGAAGTACTCCAGTCTATTAAGGCTGGATGTACTCCTCAAGAAGCATTAAAACAATATTGTCTATTATGATATATAAGTATTTATTCTTAATTGTTGCAATATTATGCTCAATCATAACTATAGGAATATTCTGGATTGGAGGACCAACAGTTATGAAAGTTGGATTTGCAACTGCCTCAGTGTGGTCGTGGATACACCATTACATATACGGTCGAAAGGGCATATAAGACCTTAAATATGTAGCTATGGACATTAATTTCATAGCTTTGCTCAATGCAGCTTAACTGCCTTAAAAACTAAAATAACTTTGCAAGTTGTTGAGCACACCTTAGTTCTTATCACTTACTAAAATATAATTGTATTTAAAACTATTATAGGGGTGACTATTCCTTGGGAGGATAAGTATATGATAGAGGAAGTAATAGGATAAGTTTTAGGTGTAAAACACATTTTAAACTCATTATTTTTATTTGTAAATGATGTCAGTAACCATAATGGGTATGCCCAGAGACTAATGCAGAGCATATTTATATTTTTTCAGTGCGCATCGAATAGAATATAAATATGTCTTATTGTGAAATAAGGCAAAGTATTGTGGCACAGGAAGGTTATTCTTTTTTTTGTTTTTACTACATCCCCACAGAGGTGGGGAACTCTCATTATAAAGACAGCCTTTACGTGGCATGAGAGATAAGTAAGCTATAAGCTGAAACCAATAGTCTTAAAACAATAATATTAACAATTTAAACTAATCAAAAAATGAAAAAGTTAATCGCAGTTATGCAGAAGAGAGAAGTATCGAGAGAAGAAATGGCTGAAAAATTGGAAGAAATTCTTATTCCTATAGCCGAAATGCTTAACGATGAAACTCCTGTTTATCATGGTTTTCCAGTGGAGACTATGGCACTTAAAGGCTCTGATAAAGTTTTCATCATTGGCTTTAATAATAGTACACTGGCATTAATAAACCTGGAAAAATCGTTCTTCTCTGTATTTGGTTCTCCTAAGTATGATTTGACAGCTGAAGAACATGCTGTTATTTCACATTTGTGGGAAGGAATAAAAAGCAAACAATCTGAAAAACAGAATATGGAAACTTTCCTGAACTTACTAAACTTATCTAAAGGTGATAATTAATAGGTTTCGATGGGCTAGCCTTATAAGCTAGTCCATCTTTAATAATGTTAAAAGATGAAAATAGTATGCCAAAGGATTATGCACTTAAAAAGTTACATTCTAAAGAGAGAATAATTATTTGTGGATGTGATGCAATATCAGGTTTATTAATTCATTATTTGTTAGATGAATTATTTGGTCGTAATGAATATATAATAGTTCATAGATTTCAACAGGAATTAGAAAAAAAATGGGATTGGATTATTGATGAACCAATTTCTGATTCTCTTGTTATTAAAGAATGGTTTAATAATAGAAAAGAAAGAATTCTAACTACTTGTTGGGATTGGGATAGAACAATAAAGGCAGTAAAAGATGCTGACCTTAAAGATACAGTAAGAGTCTATAAATTTTGTGACTGTGTTTACATAAACACAGAGTTGCCTTTTTGAATATTTGCTTTTATAGTTTTAGTTTATATAGCACCGTTCGTGAGAATAGTGCTATTATTTAATTGTGTCTTTACTGTTAGAATCAGTGACAAGCATGTGGGGCTCATGACTATCTAAGAGATAGCATTAGTGCAGACTTAAAAATCATGCAAAAGTACATACTTTTTTTTAGTTCAACAACTCTTTCACTTAGTCCTCCGTGTACTTTTAATTGCCCAAGAGTGGGTAGTCCTCAAAAGGTTTTTGATAGTTAATAATCGAAAGTATAGTGGTTCGTGAGAATAGCTATATTTATTTTAATTTAAATAAATATGAGCAAACTTAATTTTATTTTAATTGTTATAATTATGTTATTAGCATCAGGGTTTGGAGTGACTTTAAGTACAAGTCTTATGTTAAGAGATGTATTAAAAGAAAGCATTAAACCTATTGATGTCTATAGAGGTAAAACAGAATTACAAGTTAAATATGTTATAATAAATAATGACACAATTAGCTGTGATTCTACAGTAGTACGGAAACATTAAAACTAATCACAATATGGAAAAGAATAAAAAAGAATTTGTTATTATCCTAATAGGAGGGATAGTGGCTATAACAACAAGTTTATTTGTAAATCATGTAATCTTAGGATTATAAATATGTTTGGGCCTTGTTTTGGTTTTGATTGCAAATTTGAAGTAATAAGACGTGTAGAGTTGGCACCAACTCTTATAAAATGATGCAAAACAATAAATGCTACAACTAGCGTAAGAATGGCAGCTTAATAGCTGTGGCTATCTAATATTTCATTAGTATAGTCGGGTTATCTGGAGAGACCTAGAAACAGAAGAGGTTAGATATATCGTTAATGGCGTGCAGACGGTTGAATATCTGTGATATATCTTTAATCCGAATACCCTAAGAGTTATTAGGACTGAATCTCCTTTTATAGCACCGATAGCTTTATCATGGTGGCGAGGTGAAATCTCAGTTTCTCCAAACTTAAAATGGAGTGGTGGAGTTGATTGTTAAACCAATCAAGCCTTAGTTTGTTAGTTTGTAAATTAGCTTCTTAGTATACTGACAATAATTGTCTGGAACTAGAATAAGCCTAGTAAAACTATCTATATGCTAGAACTCACTAGCTGATGTAATAAAAATGAGACACACGTTATCTTATTATGGATGAATTGTAAGACAGGGGTTCGAATCCCCTAAGGTCCAGGAGCACATATTGAGATACTTCCACGTAGTGTGCTCTGGGTAATGCTAAATTCTCAATAAAAATTTAAAACTATGTATATAAAAGACTCTGTAAGAAAATTAATTTATTAACTAATCGTTATGGAAAAGAAGAAATACTCTAAAATGACGCCTGAAGAATTATCACAGGCAATTAACTTGGTGAGAACTGATAATGCTGGAGTATTTAAAGCTAAAGACATTACTAAGGCTCTTAAAGCTTTGGGAGTTCCTATGGCTGAGAATCTTACTACTGTATTGATTCAACAAGGAATTATAGTAAAGGCAGGTTTGTCCTTTATAGATGGTTATACATGGGCAAACCAATCTATGTAGGAAGAGTTTCTGACCTTATAGTAATGGCTAGAAAGAGAGCTGCAGCGTATTGCAAGAAATCTCGCGAAAAGAAAAAAGCAATTCAGAATGGTACATATAAGGAAGAACCTAAAA